TTTCAACGGAAAGTACTTCTGAAAAGGAGTCTTGGAGAGGTGGCAGAGTGGTCGATTGCGGCGGTCTTGAAAACCGTTGTACTGCGAGGTACCCGGGGTTCGAATCCCTGTCTCTCCGCATTGTGATGAGAATCAGTTTATCATGTACACTATGGATAAACTGATTCTCTTTTTTATAGCTGATAATCTTAGAGTTAGCCTGCTCTAAGTCCGATAAAACCCTGTACACTTTGGGTCGGAAAAGCAGTGTGATGGCTGAAGTCAGTTTTTGATGTGTATCATTTGTGATAAGCAAAGCGTGCATTACTAACTGATAAAAAGCAATGTTATGATCACGATTAATTATCAGACATTTGGAAACAAAGGTTTCCAGCTTAGATTAAGGCTCTACCAAAGTGGTGAGACCAAGTTTATCAACGTGACGAAGCTCTTGAAAGGTGCCATCCAAAAACGTCACTGGAATCAGAGAAAGCAGCTTTTTGTTCCAAGCTGCCCGTTTAGCGATGAAAATAATGCAATGCTTGTTCAATTCCGGCAAAAGTATGATGAAATGGCAATTAACTGGACCGGAAGTGTATTTGGTATGATTGCTGCTATGGATGCTATTCCGGCTTCCTCAGAAAATATAACAGTTACCGGGTACATTCAGGTGATAATTGGAAGGTTGAAGGAAAAACGGCATGTGGACGGTACAGTTAAAGGAAGTTTTGAGGGGTATGAGAAATTGGAAAGGCGCCTTAAAGAGTTCTGTGAGTATAAAAAAATCAAGTATTCAAAACTGCTTGTCTCAGAACTCACTGCCAACACCATTAACAATCTGTTGGAATGGGTTGAAAAATCTCGTAAAGGCCGGGGGCGTATCTATATTTCTAAAATGCTTCATTCCATGATAATGAAAGCAGATAAGGACGGATATTTAAATGCAGATGACTTTAGAAAGTGTAACTGGGTACAAAAAGTGAGGGGCAGTTCTCAGAAAAGCAATACACTTACAGAAGAACAATGCAAGAAGTTTGCTCAGCTTAATCTTGACGAAATCTCTTGTTCTCCATTAAATGAATTGTACCGGGATTTTTGCTTGTTTATCCTTTATACGGGGCAATCCGCTTGTGATGCCATATCCCTTAAATATTCTGACATTAAGGAGATTGGAGGTATCAGCCATTTTGTATTTAAACGAAGAAAAATAGCAGAGAAACAGGCTGTACCATGCGCTGTACCAATCAATGAGGAACTTGACAGAATCATGCTCCGGTGGCGCCATTTAGCCAAGGACGGGTATATTTTCCCTATCCGCAATAAAGAAAAACTGCGGACGCAGGGAACCAACAATGGTGACATTAAACACTTTATAGGAAAAGTAAACTACTGGTTAAAAAAAGTGGGCAAAGCTCTCGGATGCACGTTTTCGCTACATACATACACGTTCCGACATACAGCTATTACCCATTACATAAGTAAGGGAGTGCCTGTCATATATGTTGCCAACATGATGGGGACAAGCGTTGATAACTGCGAAAAGATTTATTATAACAACCAGGGCGATACATCCAGTAGGAACAAGGTGCTGGCGGCGATGAGGTTCTGATTGCAGTGAAGACAAGGGTGTATCAAAATTCTAGTACACCCTTTGTTTTTAGAGGCATTTTGCCACAAGTTCTATATATGCAATGCCATATTATTGCATATACATTTCATATAGCTCGGTATCGGACAACGTACATAACTCTTCATCCGTACAATAGCAATCTATTTCTTCGCTGATTTCCATTGCTTTATAATATCCATTGCGCATGTCATTTAAAAGTTCATTTTCAAGGATTTTGACGGAAACTTTATATGTATCATCATTAATATGGATTTCCCTGATAGGATAAGCATGGTTTTTCCAATAAAGTTTTCCTATATTGATTCCATCTGCATTTTCTGCTATCCGATCCAGGTATTCTTTAATGATATCCCCGTGGCAAGGATTCGGCTTGCAGAAACACCCCAATGCCTTGCCTTGCAATTCTCCGATCCGTTTACGAAACTCTTCATCTGTACCAAGCCGATGATAGAAATATTTTCTGTACCGGTCAAGCGTATCTCCTCTCGCCATTCCTGGTTCTAATCTGAACGGATTACCAAAATAACCATCCATTCCATGTCCTGCTCTGCCTATATAGGCATCATAATTTTCTTTGCGAATATTTACTACTTTTGTCTTATTCATTGATTGTTGGTTTTAAAATAGTAATTACAAGCTCTTTTATATTGGTGTATAATTTTTCATTTCCTATCATATCTAATGGATTTTATCCTGGGCTTTAAAATAATCCTTTTCTTACTTTTTTCACACATTCATCACGTCCCCAGCATTCAATAAACGCATCCGGATTATCAGGATTCAAGAATGGTATGAAGACATGTCTGAAGTGTTTCATTTGCGTATAAGCGTTTTCATCTAAACCAGCCCATATATCTATATACACCGAATCAAAAACACCTTTTAATTGATCCTTTACTTTTTGATAGTCAAATACATCATATTGATATATTGATATTTTATTATGTACCGGAAGATATTGTCCAGCAATCTTCCATAAATTGATAAGATTGATATTTTTTTCCCATATTGTGATATGCTTTATTTCACCATTTTCTATCTTAGGTATTAAGTTTTTAATTAGCAACCCTATACCTAATCCACCTATCAGAACATTCCCATGAGCCTTATTTATAAACTTTTGGTTAGTATTCATTTCGTATGGTGTATCAGACATTACTAATTCTCCGGATATGATTAGCTTGACGTATTTGCCTGGTGTTATCAAACTAATAGGGTTTGCACTATTTCGTAAATTAAACCACCTTGCATCAGCGACTGTGACCTCAAATAATTTTATGGTTACGTCATTCATTGATAATTCATCGTTATTACCCAAATGATTTATCGCTTTTTCCCATTCTTTATATACTCTATCCATTGTTATTGTGCTAAGATAAATACATATATCCTTTAGTGACTTTCAGTGCCTCTTCTTCTGTATCAAACATCAATATTGATTTCTGCTCATGTCCATAACAGATAGATTTAACCTTTACCCACCATTTGTAATTGCCACTTCCATAATCATCGTAATATGGCTTTCCGATGACTTCTGTTACATAATGCTCTAATAAATTCATTTGATACAAATTATTCGAAGTTTTCTACCTCATATTCCCAATCCATTGCATCCGCTTCATGAATATTGTCTGATAGCCATTCGGAAGCCACATTCGCCTCATCGTCAAATCCATCAAGCGTAACTTCCCCGCCATTATCGTAGCAATTTCCCAACGCCTCGTAAACTTCATCAGATACTTGTACGTTGCTCAATCCTACTGTGTATGTAACTTTTACCGTTAAATCTTTAATTGTTTTCATAATCTATTTGAGTGTCGGTTTATCTAATATGATATTAGGTGGAAGAGAACTTACCGTATTATCAATTTTACGGTTCCATTCTTTTTCTACATTTGATATAGCTTCCATTATCTTGCCGAAAAGAACAACTGGAATTTCATCGCAACAAGGGTCTATGAAAGAGATACGCCCCTTTTCATCTATTTTATACCGTATTAAAAGCTGTTTACGGTCATCTTGTTTTTTCTTTCTATTCATATTTTTCAATTTATTATTCATTTATACTTGGAACTTGACCAACTTTCATATAGTACTCCATGTCCTCATGCAGAGAGGATTCTTTCCCATTTATCATATTAACCACATAATTCCATGAACACATTACATTCCGGTCTAAACATGATATTCTTTTAGGGGAATCTAATGAGTTTGCTACCATCCGAAGAGTATTAGCTATTTCTTTTAATTTCCAAAGAGGGACATTTATCATTTTCGATTCATTCATACCCTGTTCTGTTTTTAACTAAAATACTGATATATCATCGGGACAATGTTCCGCATCTGTATCTATAAGTAAGTGCGTGTATTTATCAGAAGGATAAAGTTTTAGTGCTTTAGATTTAGCATCAATATAATTATCAGCTTCTACAGTGAGAAGCGGCATATCATCTGTATAATCTCTATAGGCACCCCCCAGCTTCGTCCGACGCCCATTCATATTTAGCAATATTAAATGTATAATGTGCCATAATTTATTTCTTTTTGTTCCTGTTTTGAGAGTTATTTATCTACAGTTGATTTTACAATTATCTTATTATCGGATGATGGCATTACAATCACATTTCCGGCATCTGTGCTAATTTTTAGGATAGGATTAAAGTCAAAGTCAGTAGTGGCTACTATAATCATATCTCCAAAAACATATCTTTTATCTTGTTCCAATTCATTCATATATCTATTTGAATTAATTAACCCCATACCATCAAATTACCTTCTTTTCTCCTTTTCCGAAGTCTTTTTCTAGATATTTTGTTAAAGTATATCCATGCTCTGTTATACCTATACTGATAAGCGGATACATGCCTGTTTGTTTCAGGAGGACGTTCTGTTTTTAATATCTTATTCATTTGTCTTATCTTCATTTCTATCTTGTTATTAGTTAATTACCAGTCTCCACCATCATTTAATATGCCATCAATAGTAGTTACACTATTTTCAATGTTGCTGCCTCCATATTGCGTAAATTCCGGTGTAGGATTATAGTCTGTATCTCCATGCATCATTACGTGTAATGTACCACTTGCACTATAAAGCCAAAGACGCTTACCATCATTTTCCCACTTTTTTGCAAGTCGTTTCAAAGAATCAATCAACTTGCATTCTTCGGGAGTACATTCTATCCCAGCTTCTGTTTGATATTTGCTCATATCTTACTTTTTATGTACTTTTACACATAGAACAAAATCTAAACCTTTTGCAATCCACAGCATTCCTGTGATATCTATCTGCGCATGCAGCAAAGAAAGTGCAGTTATGACAATCTCTTTTAAATTTTTTCTTTTTCTTAACTTTAGGATATTTCATTTTTAGTTTTACGTTAATCCTCAACAGAATATAATGCCTGCATACAATCGAAGGGAAAAGATGAATTCAAAGCGTCATATACTTCTTCCGGTATATCATCTTCGCTTTCAAAATTACCTTCAATACATACAGAACCAAATGCTGTTGCAACGTGCCTTTCTTTATACTCCTTACCATTAATGGTTACGGCTGTTTCCCATCCGTCAGAAGTTATTTTGATTACTATCTCATTCATGTTTATATCGTTTTGTTCCAATATACTTTTTAATATCAATATGGATTAATTGTTTCTTGATTCATTAATTTAGCCATAAAATCATGCTTTTCTTGTTCGGTTGCTTTTCGCACATCACCTCCCCACATGAAATTTCTAAACCCTGTACTCTTTTTAATTTGACCATCATTCCATCCTACAAGAATACCATAACCGTCACCTGTCATACACCCGTTATAAATGAAAACTCTTTTATCTGTCGGATTATACATTTCCGATTCTTTACTTGATGGGATTCCATATAGGAAATCACCAATACAATATTCTGATTCTTTCATATTTATATCATTTTGATTTTTTTATTCATTTCTTTTTCAGCAGCTTTAACACCTTTTTTGAACCCCTCCACAAAGCTGTCAAAACAAGCTCTATGGATCTCTAAAGTACACCTTTTCATAATCGGACATACAGAACATTTTTGGCTAAGTCCGGCTGATTTCTTGGCTATTTTCGTTACATTTTTCATGATTATATAATTTATCATCAAATTCTTTTTCTTTCATAATCCGTGGACAATCACAATTTTCAGATCTGTCATTGTACCAACAACAATAATCGCACTGGTGCATTAGTTATTTTTTATTTGATTTGAATTAATAGGTAGTTTCATGAAGCACATCCACATAGTTTTGCCATGCCTTCCGGTGGTATGACCAAACAATGGCTGTCGTCCGATGGCTTTCAATACTTCTTTAACCGTTATCTGGTCTTCATTCCATTTGAAAATGAGAACACCGTAATCTTCAAGTACTCGAAAGCATTCATCAATTCCCTTTTTTATCACCCTTGGCCAATCTTCGGGAAGTTTACCGTACTTCTTGGCCAACCAGCTTTCTTTACCCGCCTTTAGCAAATGGGGTGGATCAAATACTACCAGTTTAAAAGATTCATTCAGGAATGGCATATTGGTAAAATCTGATATGATATCTGGATGAATTTGAAGTTTGCGTCCATCACATAAAACACATTCCTCTTCTCGTATATCGGCAAATAAAGTTAGTGGATTATGTTTGTCAAACCAAAACATCCGACTTCCACAACAAGCATCCAATATGATTTTCTTATCTGTCATTGTTTATTTATTCAAATTTGTGAATAAAGACGTATGGTTTTTCGCTTTCATACGTCTTTGACGAATGCTTTCTATTTTAAAGAACAATTTCCCAATCTTCGGCAAAAACATCACTGATAGGCGGCACCCACGAATCGGCACGACCGGTATTCTCATTGTAGATAAGACACTGGCTTGTATAGTCAATGAATCCTTTGCCTTTCAGAATAAGGTCTTTTGCTGATTGCGGAAGAGATTGCATCTTAGGGATAATGTCGCTATCAATATGCGCTGGAACCTGTTTGAATACCATTAATCCTTTTCCGTTCCAACCGCTTCTACGAATTGGATAACCTGTTTTGAGAGCCATAATAGCCATACCAAAATTCATCTTTAGTACTTTTGCACCATCAGAACCTTGCATACGCTGTATGCGAGTATCAAGAAGCCGTATATAGTCGAACATAGTACAGCACTGCATTTCCAGTAAACACTTATTGTACATATCATTAACGACTTCATCCATTTTCCCTGAATCTATGAAAGCGGCTAACTTTACATATCTTCCATTGACTTCTTCGGCTTCTATCTGCATACGGTCACTGGTGTTTTCGGCAATATTATAAGCCTTTTCAAACGTATCTTTAGGACTCCAGCTTTCATATCCATCTTCATAACGGACATGATAGCCCTCATCATCAAAATTTTCTGTTGACGGTTTTTCTCTAAGAAGATGTTTTCCCCACGCATCACCTCTTGTCATAGTCTCTGCTTCAATCTGTTTTGTTCCAATGTACTTTTTCATACTACGATTAATTAAAAATGTTATTTACTATGCTTTAATCTTGTGATAGCATCCTTTTTAGAATACGCCATCACTATCTTTTCTTTAACTGTAAACTCACGTAATTCACGATGCTGTTTCTTAGGTCTGTAGTTAGGATTGAATCTCATGCTATGACTGGGATTTTTATCCATATATACATTGTTTCCAGAATTAGCCAGACTCATCATCATGGCTGTTTCAAGCATTATTTGTTTTAATCTACTCATAAGCTAAATCTCCGTTAGTGTTGAGAAATCTTCCAACTCCTCTTTAGCAATAGATTTAATAAGCCGAATATCCTGCTTGCTAAATTCAAATGTCGGAATGTATTTTAATATTGGGCAATACAATGTGCCACAGTCTGTTTCTTCTACTTCCATATAAACTGTAGCATTTGCCAGTGTTCCAAGTAAAGACACGAGCAATGCTTTGATTTCTTCTGTTTTATTCATTGATCAATTTCATTTTAAGTTCTACTCTCTGAGGACCGTTCTCCCATGTTACATCAGGAAAATCATCAGGATTGAGGTGCACCAAACATTGACTCCACTCCCCAAACCATTTGAATCTTATAGGCTTTTTATCAAATAACCTAAGTGTACCTCGTTTATCTCTGGCAACCCAAGCATAGTATGTTCTACTTACTTTTTCCATTTCCTAGCCCTTTTAAATATTCTTTATTAAAATGCCTATTCCGAATGAGCCAATCTATCATAGAAACACAACATTCTATTGGTGTATCCTCTATGTGTGTTCCAACCAAACAATCTGCTGTATATCTTCTTATTGATAAATTATATCCTGAGCTATGTTTAATCAATTCTGGATGATGAGATTTAAATCCTGGTTTCGGATCTGGAATCTCGTTTGGTATCATTTCTAATAATCGTGATAGGCTCCATGCTGGTATTATGTCTCGATTCATATGTACAGAAAACCAATTGCCAGTATTTATATTTTTTGTTAGAGCATGGATGTAGTATTCACCAGCTTCAGGTAATGATGATTTTTCCAGATACATATCCGCAGTTTTAGGTTGTAATCCTAAAGAAAGAAGCCTTTTGGATTGTTCTCTCGTTGTGCATATTTGACTTTTAAAATTCATATCCTTATTCATGGTTCAAGTAAATTTTGCATATTGATAAAATTCCTATTTTCAATTACTGCATCTTCTGGGTAATAAGTGGCTCGTAAATACCATTCATTATAGCATTTCGGGCAATACCATTGATTGAGCACTGCAATATAATATCCTTCTGTAGATGTATTGCCACACCAGTCGCAAATGCCAAATCCACCTATATAATTAATTTCAGGCAGATTCATTTTCATCACTTTGAATCCTTTTTTATTCTTTACAATTTCAGCCATAATCAGTAGCTTTTAATTTGTTTATATTTACCACATTTTCGACAAAAGAAATGATATACCACATACGTCCAACCAAAGTTATCAATGACATAAGTCCTATGTCGGCATTTTCATCTGTGGACGCAGAGCCATTTCTTTATTATTTGCGTCAGTTAACTTTTTCATTTTGCTTTTTCTGGAAGTCGTAATATGTATATGGATACTTCGTGGTTGCAAAAATCTCCGGCACCATAAGCAGTTACTTCATATTTGTCGTCATCCATATCTACTATGATTTGATTTGTTTCGACCTCCGTTATTTTACAGTCATCAGGTAAATGATTGTGTATAAAATCATTCATTGAATCCGTTGTTGTGTAAAGAGGATATTCTGTTTCCCATCTATAATACTGCAAACCATCCAGTATCATTTGTTTGGTTAGCATTATATACCCCCTTTCTTGATTGTTAGTTCTACCTCGCCATTGCCGTTAGTAATGGTATATTCATCGCAATTATCATTCTCGAACTTCTGTTGAGAATACCACACAATCAGACCAAGTATTTCGTTTTCTGTGATTTCTCGTCTAACTTGGCTCATAAGAGCCTTGTCTTTGTTCCTTTTAGCTATATAAGCGGACTTCCAGCCGGTCACAATAACTGTTTCTTGTAATTCTTTTTGTGTCATTTTTCTTCATTTTTGTTTGTTAATACTTTGATGATTGGCTTTTCATTGAAGAGAAATACGGTTTCACAATCCCAACAATGTAAAGAATATGGATAAGAGCAATATGTTTCCATCATTCCACGAACTGTAAGCCAAATGCCATCATACATCTTTACCAATCGTCCCCAGTTGATACAAAACAGTCCATATTGATCAAGTTCCATGATATGTGGATGTACCATTTTTCGTATCAAATCATCCAAACTATCAATGATAAGTAATCGACTTGTGTCTACCTTCAATCTAAAACTCTTTTCAAGCTGCCATACATTGAAATCTTCACTTAAACACCATTTTCTCCAACTGTATTCCGAATCTATTGGTGACGTCCATAAACCTCCACTTTGTGGCTTAGAAAATCCGTGAACTGGAATTTCACAAATTGAGTATATGGGTTCAAGATGATCATTTCCACAATGTTCTACTTCTATTATTTTGCTTTCATGACTATTTCTCATTTTAAATTATGTTTTGCGGTATAAAGCATTTGGGAAATCTTATCTGAAACCTTCTTTTTCATCACATAGTTGATGTCTTTATTCCAATAATTGCTATTTATTTCCGAGATTATATCATAAGCGAATTTCGATAATACATCAACATTATGTTTGTACCGTTTATTACTTCGTTCTTTAAGCATTAATCGAAGTTCCGTTAGGGATGTTGGAATATTAATTGTCAGTGATTTCATTTCTTCTCCTTTTTAATAAATGATTGATATGATTTACAATAACGAGGTGTTTTTCTTGCTGTGATACGCTTTTGCAAAGCCTTACAATACATTTGACAGTTGGGGCATGGTTCATAGTGTATGCACTCACTGCAATGTGCATCTGGATTGATTATTTTAGCCATTCATCATAAATTTTTTCCCAATTATCAAATAAACCAACTCTTGTGCCAAAAGCATTGTAGCATTGCTCTACCGTTTCTTTAGGTGGAAGATAACGCCCATCACTCAGCATAATATACCCCTCGTTGATTTGCTGCTGAAGCAAGTCCATATCAACTGGCATAATTTCATCTGGAAACAGAACAACATCACCTTTGCCTGTTTGGTATTTTACTCGTGGTAATTCGTAATGTCCTGCCTGCCCAGTCAATAGTGAACAAATGCCTATCTCTCCTGTGATAAGATGTACTTCTGTGTTTGGGGCATTTACAACCATAAAATACGCATTATCGTCATTTTGGAAGTGGTTAACCATTTTACCAACTCTTTCAGTATCGCACCTTCTCATTCTTTCATCGAAATGATAGCCGGTTTCATCGTGAAACTGGATATACTTTCTTACTTTTTTCCACGTTCTGACAGATAGAAATTTAGGAACAGGTAAATTCAAAGTTTTTTCGGTCCCGTCATCGTATTTAAGTTCGTGCTGAACATAATGTCTACGAGCTGCCATAAGGTGCATATCAACAATATCAAAACTCTCGTCGTAACCGTTGGTCGTGGAATATTCTTCAAGAACAACGTTTTCACTTGATGCAATTTCATCCACAATCTTTCGGAACTCCAATTTGGCATCGGATAGCAAATTCTCAGTGTTCATTCTGTCCTGCATGGGTATTTGTGCCACAAGTTTTATAGGGTATTCCCTTTTCTCATTGTCATAGCACATATTCTCCACAACACCGCAATTCACCCTGCCACATCTTTCGTGAAAGAAATCCATTGTACGGAGAACATCCTGACTGCTTAATTTGGTTGGCTGGGTGACGAATAACACATAGCTTACTTTTACCCGGCTCAGAAGCTCTATGTGTACATTGGTCACACTCGGAGGCGTATCAATCAGTACGAAGTCCGGTTTTATCTGCCGTAATTTCCTCTTTGCTAATTCGAGGTATTGTCTCACCATTGATTTTTCCAAGTAAATGAACTTGTCAAACATATTGCCGGAAGAGTGAATCCAAATATTTTCCTGCGGATGTTCTCCCTCAAATTCTGTATTCATTGAGGGTGTATTGATGTCAGCATCTATGATGAATACCTTATGCCCTTCCTGGGCAAGAAGTCTTGCTATGTTGGCCGTTGTTGTGGTCTTACCAACACCACCCTTGCCAGAATATACGATAACTGCTTTCATGTTAAAAACTTATTTATTTCTTGTTTTACGAAGTGTATTATGCTTTGCGCTGATTGTAACTGGGCTTGAAGTGATGATTTTGAAATATAGTACTCCGTTATTGTTCACAGGCTCTTTTGCGACCAAGAAAGTAGCGTTTGACTCAATCTTTACGCTATCAAGAATTTTAGCGGACAGATATTTGTTCGTGAAGCGTATCCCGGTCTTGTCGTTTTTCAGAACAAATCCATTTTCATCATTCGTTTTACACAAATACCAATCTTTGGGACTGTCTTCATCGTTGGCAAAAAGCAATTTCTCGTTTTCTTTCAGCTTCAACGCATTCATCAGTACTTTGGAGATATAGATGACCCCATTAGTTCTGTTTATTCTGATTGTACGTTCTCCGTTTCTTGTACCTATTGATACGGCATTTTCCTTGTTGTATATAAAAAGTTTCATTGTAATAAATTTAAATGTTTAAGATGATAATTGTGAATTACGTTGTACGAAACTTGCTTCTTGGCGTACAATGTTTGATATGTGATTCACTTTTTTACATATCTGACTTTGGGATATTCCCGTATAGTCGGATAAATCTTTATAGGATAGCTGAGTTTCAAAGTTTCTTAGCTTGAACAGTTTGTAGTCACTTTTCGGGAACTTCTTTTTTACGAAATCCAGAATATCATGAGCCAATTTATCCATGGCTAACAGATCGTCTGTAGAAACGGGTTCTGAATCGCTTAAAAACTCAAAGAATACATCATTAAGGTGGTAATACTTGCTTTCATGCTTGATTTCCCTTTGTGATATTCTTTTGTAATACCCCATAAAATATGGTTCAAAGTCCAAGACTTCCTTTTTCTCAAACAGTAAGTTTATACGGATAAGCAAATAGGCATCGTGAAAGGCATCTTCGTTGACTTTGGTGTATTGTCCCAGTTTTCTTCTGACAGTATAATATGATATTGAGAACCAATTATCAAATCGTTTTATATCTTGTACCATAACTGCCCCCATTACGTGTATATGGCAGAATAAAAACGCACCTCTTGTCCTGCCATTTGCGTATTTTATTGAACACTTTATCGTTCTCGGAATCCGATAGAAATTCGTTTAAATGTAAATACGCTCTACATAAGTTGGTAATGGCTAATTTTTTTCTGTTTTCCATATTACTTTTATATTTAATGTCTGAAAATATTAGTGGGTAATACGGGATTTGAACACCGTGACCTGTACATGATGAAACTCTTTAAATAATACCATAACAAAACGTAAAAAAAATAATATCATGTATTGCTCTACCAGACTGAGCTAATTACCCGTTTCTGCCTGCTGTATCTTCGCAGACGGTGCAGGCAAGGTTAACAAAGTTATTTCTGTACTTTAATCAAATCAGGGATAGAACCGTAAATCGGCGACTTACCATCCCATTTGTCAATGAATTGCTTATAAAGGATTTCTTTAGTCAGACCTCTTGACTGGATAAGGGCTTGCTCAGTTTTTAATTGTTCCAGTTCATTTCGCTTCTTCTGTTCCTCAATTTGTTGATCCAATACGGAGATATTAGTGTTCACTTCATTTCTACTATCAATTTTTTCACGAACTTTATCGGAAAACTCCAACTGGGCAGAGAATGTGAGTAATTGCAAACCTCTTTTTTCAAACTCTTTATCAACGATCTGTTCCAACCGTTTCTCAAACACTAATGAGCCCCCGTCAGCCATCAAGCTATCAGTCTTATGTTTCCGGCTTTCTTCCTTTATCAAATCATATATACGTGGTTCCAGAATGTTATCTTCCAACGAGGACATAAAATCATCTCCACGCCCGATGTGCTTGTTATCAAAAACAACATCAATGGCACGATTCTTGATAACATTGTAGCTGTATGTAGGACGTGCATTGAACTCCGTATTATCGGCAGCTTTCAATGTAACAGGTTCGGCAAAATCTCCACGCTGGTCAAATAGTGGGACTTGAAAAAGTTCTGTGCCTAATTCCCATGTAGATACTTTACCGGAAACAATTTTGAAATCCTCTTTCCCTTGTTTGCCGTAATTCTCCATAAGGACACCGACATAATTAGGAGCAACTCTTTCGCATGAAACGAACATGATCAAGGTCATACAGACCAACATAAGATTAATCAATTTTTTCATTTTTCAAAAATTTAATTAGTTTATAAATAAAGAAAATTATTGTGGCTGATATTATTGTCACGCCCAGCCATGCGTGTAGGTGATTGAATACTCTGTTCCCGATAGTAACCCCTATTAACAGAAACAAGATTAAATAGACATGCTTTTTCATTATGACAGGTTTTAATTTTTTTCTTGTTGCTTAAAAGCATCGGCTTCTTATACAATGCCAATAGATTTTCTTTTTGAAGTTTTGTGGACACAGAGGTTTAACCTTGGTATTCCATCCCTCACGACATTGTAACCTCTCACTTTGTATCAGATTGTTTTTATATTCCATAAATCCCTTTACCGTTTCAGTAATACTGTTAGGATGAATTTCATATATTTCATTTACTACCATAAAATATTGATTTATTTTCTGTTAAAATCTGCCGGTATTTCACCAAATGTTCTGTTGTCCCATTTTACGACTTCTATTTCATCAATCCAATATGCCATAGCTCTGAGGTATATTTCAGCCTTCATCAGTTTATCATTGCGTTTACCTGAAGCGGTACGTTTATTTTTGAACCAACTGATTGCTGTCGTGCTATCGGAAAAAATAACTTTTGGATGGAAATCATGTTCTATGATGTATTTTACGGCCTCTACGATTGCAAGGAACTCACCAATATTAATGGTTTGATTGCCCAAATCACAGTAAAATAATGTTTTCCCGTTTTTTAAGTCAACCCCTTGAAATTCCGTTTTACGGTTTTTTGTTGAGTGGGCGGCATCAACGGCTATACCTTCATTGAGACTAATCATATTGCAAGATTGTTAATTGATACTATTTTCATCATCTAAAATAAAATCAGGATATTTGAATTTCATTCTTTGCTCCATTGAAAGAGAAGAATAAATCCTTGCGTAGTTTACCATTTCGGTCTGTTTTTTATCTAGCATATCCATAGTGACAAATGTATTGGCTTGCAATAATTTTCTGTATTTGTCCCACTGGAGTAGGGCTACGCCATCGTTGACAGGGCCAAAAATGTGTACCTTGTTACGAAATACTGAACGTGTTTCTATCCAAGTCATTGAAAGATTGCGTTTCATGTAAATCGCAATAATATCAACCGATGATTTGGAAAGTTCTAATTGTGAACGTGTTTGCCAATCACAAATCTTACAGAAACGATTTTGATACCTGTGAAAGAAATGTGGTGTGAACTTAATGGCTTGTTGGCTTTGAACATAAAAAGCAATAGCACACACACCTTTTGAAGTATCCATCAGTCCGATATGAAAAGAAGTCCAGTTCCATTGTTTTTGCTGCCCTTCTCCTGTCTGAACATAAACCAATATACCAAGATAACGATTTCCACGCTGTGATGTAAAAACCTTAGTAATTGCTACCTGTAGTTTCTTACGGCGCTTCCACAAATACTTTAAGACATAATCCGTCTGGTCAAAGTTGATAGTTTGAACTTGAATATCTTGAAGGTCTGCATAATATTCTTCAAACAATTGACCGCTTGACATTCTTTCTTCAAACATTATTATGAGATTGTTCATACAGACGTTTAACTATGCAGGCTGAATTTATAAAATCTTCAGCTACACCATGTGCATTTTCAAGGTCAATACGGCTCCGTAGATTGTCTGCGATAGCTTTTATCTCACGTTTCCTACGTTCCTTGCTGGAAGGGTCATAAATAATAACCTTGTTGCCGAACTTTACAGTAACTAAGAATACATTTTTTCTACAAGTCGTTGAAATAGTGCCGGTAAATTTTATAATAGATGCAGATTTTACAATGAAGCCTTCCTCGTTACGCATCGGGATCAAAGTGCAGCTATAAAGTACATTTGGTATAATGTCTTCTGAAATGGTGGGGTCAATGAATACAATTTTCTTTTTGACAGTATCTTCCCTACACCCTCTCCAGCTGCCGTTGGATTTGGTTACGAAGCCATACAATCTGTCTTGCATATTGTTAAGTCCTTTGTAGAACTTGATATTCGTTTTGATTTTATGTATCATTTTATTCATTTTATCAATTAAGACAGGATAAATAAAAAGGCCCTGCACCATGTAATAGTACAGAGCCTTAAAGAAGTTTTATTAACAAATCTTAAAATCAGGTCAGATAATAATCAATAATCGGCACGTTCATCACGCTTTATTTGGTCCACATCCGGGATAATGTGTTTCCCGGATGAATCAAGTTGTTGAATTAATCTGAACGACTTATTGATATTGGATATTTGTAAACTGTTTATGATATGGGTCTTTAATTTTCCATTGACATTTTCAGTTGCAAGAAATTCATCATAGCCATTTGCATGATTGTAAAATTGAACTATCAGGACTTCATCATCCTGAATTTTCAAATATTGCCATAATTGTTGAATTTTAAATGTTGCGTCCATGATATACTGCTTTTAATCAATTATAATTCTAAATCGTCTGCAAAACAATTGGAGCACAAACCATTGGTACGTTCATGACATTTTTTTGTAATGCGTATTCCGCAACGGTTGCAAAACAATATTGATTCATTTCTTCCATGAAGTATTTTATTAAGATTTGCCTTGCTGATATTATATTCTCGTTGCAGAGCCCTCATTACTTCAGGAAAATTATAATTCTTATCTTGATGCTCCAACCAATGTAGTCCGCTTGTCAACCTTTCATAGTCTGCACGGATAAGGAGACTGCGAATATATGTTACATTAAGTAGACGTTGTGAATTGAAGCGCTCTAATGTAGCCAACTCAATGCCTAATAATTCACTTGCTTTTTCCAAATCCTTTGGACGTAGGCTGAATTGAACAGAATCGGAAACTCCCATACTATTCTGTCTTTTGGAATGAAATAGTCAAAACCGGCTTATATTTTTCGTCAACATCAATATTATAGAAGTGATCTGACAAAAGGTTTAGCATTACACGGTTACTATCCTCATGAGACATCTTATCCCAGTCAAGTCCCATCTCATCTGATAATGAATGGGCAGCTTCATAAAATGGATTTTCTTTGGGAATTTCGTTAACATCGACAGGTGCATCATCTCCAAATAAATATTTGGAAAGGCTGAAATAATCACCAATTGCTTTTTGGGATTTTTCCAATAGTTCTTTTTTTGTTGCCATAATGGATTGTTATTATGACACTGCTTTCATCAATTAATAAAAGACAAATCGCAATGGATAACTTCGCAAACGGCAAGAAGGGTCTTGATAGAAAGTGAAGCCACATATTTATTAGCTCCAGATGTAGACTTGATTTTTTCAAGTTCTTCTTCAACCAGTGATTTTGGAGCCGTATAATGAACCGCTGTTTTTCGATAAACGAGCTTATTATCTACTTCGTAACGATTCATTAATAAATCCAACACCTTATGCACATCAAGCACTGATATAGGGTAAAAACAATCTTCGGTAGCCAAGTCTGTCATCACAAATTTCAATCCCAAGTCTTGACAATATGCGATTAAATTTGAAACCGGGTAATTGCTTCTGCCGGATTTGATGGATTGGATAGCGTATGCCGAAAGACCACCTTTGTACACCTTGTCTTGTGATATTGCTTTAAGTTTCTCTGCAATTTGCTCTTGATTCATCTATGGATCGTTCTTTTAATTGTATTTACTATTTCAATAATATCATTTCTTATCAATTCATAATTAAAGGTATCCATTTCCTGACATTGACCTATGAGGATTTCAAGTTCATCATTGGCTTCAGATAGGTCGGATATGTTTTCTGACAGTGAATCGTTGCCGGCAGAAAACTGAAATGATTCCGGTCTGTTATCAAGTGCTTCCTCTTCCTCATCCACACACTGTTCAACTTTAATTTGTGCGTCCTGAATGATTTTTAATGCGACTTCCCTATTCATTACCGGGTCTCTCAGTCTTTCTAAATCGTCCAGTACAAGATGAAGTACGTTTCTTCGTCTTTTGTTCATGATTTTTGTTTTTAGGTTTACTGAAAGACGATGCAAAGTTACTAAAAGTTTCCGACCATCTTTCAGCCTAAAAAGTTTTATTTCTCTTTCCTGCAAATGATAAGCTCTTCTGCATAAGGCAGTGTTTCTATCCATTTACAGAACGATTTCCATTCAGGTAATCTATGATTCTTTCGTTGAAGATAAATAGTCCTGAGTTGTTCATAGTTGGTAGAAACACGCATAAATAGCATAACTCCTTGCGGACAATTGGATAGAACTCTCATGAAGTTATCCTCAGATTGCTCTGCATTATACTCTGATATGAGCTGCTTCATTTGCTGTTTGGTCGCTTCTGTCACCCACTTATTGCAGCATTTATCAAAATCCATCTGCATGATTCGGTGCATTTTGGATGATGATGTCACGATGTCGAACCAGTGATACCGTTGCATTTCTGGTGAAATGTAATTGGGGTATTCGATGTCAAAGCTAACTCGGATGCCTGTTCTAAAATTAGCATGACATCTTACTTCCCCAATAGATGCTTTACACAGTTTCTTTGCCCGTTCAAGACTTTTCTCAAACTCCTCATCAGTATATTTTGGTGGAATTAAACGCATCGCATTTCTACAAGCGATAACAGATTCTTTCAGGTCATAGACCTGTACATTTGTCACATTCATTTTTACTATCTATTTTAATTAAGTGTAGAGTTATAAAATAATAGAGGGATTAACCTGTCATTTTATAATAACAAAGGTTAATCCCTCCAATAAATCTAAAACTGAAAATTACTTTTTAAACGGGTCCCAGCCTAAAAAGATTGCAATAAGACCCACTAAAAATCCCAATGGAATCAATGATGTAAGTACCCATATTATTTTCCACCCAGGTGAAGGGTCTTTAAATACAAGGAAACCACAACAGAAATAATACCATGCCCAACTTAATCCATACAAAATGGTAATTATTAGTCCAGTAATTCCAACCCACATAAGAAATATCCCCATCTTTTTTGCTCGCTCTTTCCATTTGTTTTCAGATGATTTTTCAATTGCTAGACAGATATTAATTGCAATTCCAAGTATCATCCATATCGCAAATATTATCCATCCCATATTTTACGTGATTAAGTTTTCATAAATACATTTCATACACAAATCTCCAATGGCTTCTGACTCCAGTCTGGCAATTACTTCTGGGTTTTCATGCCATCCCCATTCACGAAAAATACGAATAGTTTTTTTCTTTTTCAAATAACTCCCAAAGCATTCTATTTGATTCGGTTTTAATTTGAATGATATTGATGCGGTATTGCTATCCTTGTCTTTCCAACAAGCCCGTTTGTTTTGAAAGAAAGCAATTACACTGAATGGAACAACCTCAGACCGCAATCCCATTTGTTCCAGCATCCAACTTCCTTCATTTTGTTCGCCCAAAAATCCACGTGTAAACTCATTTACATAATAGCCATTGACCTTAACTTTGTCATTAATTTCTTTTCTTCTCATTGTTATTATTGATGGTAACAACTGTTTTCATCAATGTGCCTGTATCTTAGTCATAACACCATTCAGTAATTTCGCAAGTATCAGGATGGATAAAACAAATAAGTTCAACCTCCCTATTCGGAGTATCTGATGTGTGTAATGATACAGCTTCAATATGCCCCTTATTTGTGTCATCGTTCCAGTAGATATTAAAATCAACTCCGATATAATCAGAATTGGTCGCCATGTGGCTACGGTCAAGTTCGACTTCACAATATATAATAGAGTAATTATCGTCGAAACCATTATCACATTCATACGAATTTAAAGAGTTCCACAAGTCCTCAAATGTTTTTGCTTTTGATATGGCTTCCTGAATAACTTGCTTTGCTTGTTCGTATGCATTTTTATTAAAATTACTGTCAAATAATTCTTGCTGTTCTTTCGTTAAATTTATTCTCATGATTTATTTTTTTACAAATTAATCATTTAGCCTTGCATCCAAGGCTAAATCGAAAATTTTATCAAGCGTTTTTTTCATTTCTTCTGCGTATTCAAACAGTTCATCTTTTGATAAGTCTTTACGTTGCCAATCAAACATATTGCAATATCGGCATCCAATAGCTTCATCTTCAATTTGTTCAAATTGGAGTTTGTAAGGATTCTCCTTTTTGTTTTTAGCTTTGCTTTTCATATTGTTACAATCTTTGTTTTTCTTAACTCGCCGGAATATCCATGCGCTTTTAGACCATTGACAAAGAAATCAACTGGAAGTCTGACATAATCGACACAGGAATAATGAACAGGCTCCCCAACATATTCATGAGCCAGCAATCCATTGGCGTAGGCGCTTGCCGGAATTTTCATAAGGTCTAAACTAGGATATTGTGTCAATACCGTTTTTGTAATAAGCAAGTTATAATCATCACATTCTGATTTATTGGAATAGGGACATTTACCGGCTCTATTTTTAAGAGAGCAATCCTTACATAGCTTGTTTAGTTGGGATTGCAATTTTTTGTTGATATTCTGGTTATTCATACATTCACCACTTTAGAGTACCTTAACTCACCATTATATCCTCTTCTTCGGAGTTCAGCAAAAATATTCTCATCCGTAAAATCTGCCAATGTAAGAATTGCTTTATTACCGGGCTGAGGTGTATAGTTTACCGGACGTATTTGTTCCTGCTTTTCCGTTTCTGATTTGGATTTTGTTCTTGCCATATCTTTTGTTCGTTTTAATTGATTGTCCATTTTGTTACTATATCACATCGTTCAATTTGATTGTGTTTGGATGCACTTCCATTGTAGAGAAGTTCTTCCAAATACTCAAAATTAACGTAAATGCCGGATTCTCCACCCCAATTATTGGTTCCTGAGAAAAAAGCAGAATCATTGAGTAACTCTACTTTATCCACAATGATATTCGTTGATGAGCCATCCCATGAATCATAAGTGTGAAGTTTTTTCCCCTTTGTAATTTTTAAGATTTCTGTTACGCTTAATTTTATCGTATCTGGAATCTTGCCCAACATATATTGTTCTGATATTTTATCCAACCTATTAATCGTATCATCAGGATTCAAAACCCCCAAATCACCTAAAGATGAGATAAAATCTTTAAGGTACTTATAGGCTTCATCACCAGAAGATGTGAATCTACCGGTTCTGTCGTTTAAAGCCGGTCCAAAGCAGCCACAATAATCAGTTAGAATATCTTCTAAAGTTCTCATATTCATTTTTTTATTTCAGTCAATAAGAAATTTTAATCTCATCATTATAGTTATTCATCACCCATTCAAGCAACAGTATACTATTCTGAGAATCAAGTTCGATGTAAAAGTGAATGAGATAGGTATATGGGTCATTAGACCGTGTAGCAGATTTCCATTTCCCTATCATATGACTGATAGGACATGTCCACTTTATTGCTACTATAAACTCAGGAAGATAAATCACTTCATTATCATCATTTGATTTGGTATATGGGACAACTTTATAATTCAAGCTGAAATATACCCATTTATTTATCGCTGCCATAGCGATTTTCATATTGTCTGTCATTGCGCTAATATTTTAAGCTGCTCGTCTTTGAGCTATTTTGTTCTTGTTTGCTTTGATTAATGCAATTATGCGGTCTTGCAATGGAGGCACTGAGTTATATATCCCGCGGCATTGAACGATTTCCAGATTGTTGATGTCCATTTCAATAGTTGCAATAGACACACCATCAACAAGTGCGTGTAATATTAATGACTCCTCCTTTTGGTAATACTTGTTAACGAATACACAGTGATGAAGCGTGTGCCATTCATCAATAAATTCCTGAATACTGATGAGTGGTTTGATGGTCAGTTCAGAATCTTTAAATTCAAGATCGAAATATCGAGATTTGGATTCCTTGTATTCGGATTCTTCTTCAGCAATTTTCTTTTTGTTTGCCAAATACCTACGTTCTCGATCCAGTTCACGTTGCAATTCATTTTGCCGGCGAATTCTATCTGCATGCACTTCTCTTTTGTGTACCCAATAATCATGAGCGTCTTTTAAATTATCCGGACAAATAAATTTGGGGTTCCGAGTATCTTTCCCCAGATAATCAAGCGCACTTAAAAGGTCATACCATAAAGTTGCATCACTGACGGTATAATTGTTTCGCATTGCTATCTTTATGGATGACCAATTTCTGTTAAGAGAATAGGGTGAACTCATAAAATACCCTGCAAGCTGAAACTGTCCGGCTTTCCATATTGTTTCTATTTTGCTATTTGTCAGTAGGTTCTTTATAACTTTAGATGGATTGTAATCATGAAAATCACCATTAAATCCATTTCTGACCAATTCAGGAATAGCGTACACTCGTCCGATAATTTTACTCGGACAGACTGAATGGGCATAATGTTCCGGGCGAACTTCTAAATCACTGAACCAATCCCAAGAATCTATATAATGGGATATCCAGTTTCTTTTTCGACCGATAATGACCTCTTTACCATCAGAAGTAATCCAGCGCTGGAACGCTTCACCAGTCCACCAAGTCACTTTTTTACCTTTACGCAAGGTTGCGGACATAAAGAACATCCTGACTACTTGAAAACCTCCACATCTTGTGACTATTGCAAAATAGTCTTTGTGAACAATCTTGCGCTTTCGGTCTTTTTCAACTGTCAGTTTTGCGGAACAATGTGGACAAGTAACAATATCAGCATTGCCTTTATCACCTTTCCATGATTTACCACAATCCATGCAGGTATATTCTCCTTTTGAATTGAGTTTTGCTATATGGGGGATGATATGTTTTTCGACCTGCTTTTTCTGGTAATCACTAAGCTGGGGCAGTTTCTTTAAGTTTTCTACCACCATTTTTTGTAGTTTGTTCCTTGGCTTCATTTTAAACTTTGTTTATGTTTTGTTAGAAAAGTGGGATTTCCAGCACATCAGGTAAATCAGGGTCTGTTTTGGCAGATTTTGACTTTCTGGGTTTGGTTTCCTTTGGTTTTGCGGCAGTTTTTTCAGGAACAGAAGTGTGCTGCACATCTTCCACTTTATTCTTTGACCCATCAACAACGATGTCATCCTCATCATAATAGTGAATAGCAAGACCATAAACCTCTTCATCAGTACAAGCCACACATCGCTCATTATTCTTTCGATTTTTCTCTACTTGCTGAAAGATATATTTGCAGCACTCGGATATTGATTTGTTGGGTTTTGCATAGTTCTTTGAGAACATTTCATCTTCTTTGGCAAGATTGTCAAGAAAAGTCTTGATAGCTGTTTCAAACGCTGTAAGATTCAAATCCATAATATTGTAGTTTTATGTTTTGTTATAAAAAAAGAAAAATGATTTGCTATTAATATTGAGAATATCTTTATCCAATCTGACTCCAAGGATAAATTTCTGTTCGGATATTTTAATGGTTTCAATGCCTGTTGGTGTATCGCCTTTGATAAATTTTACTAAACGAATTGATACATTAGGATATGCAATATCGACTACATCATAAGCAAAAATTTGTCTTTTATGTTTGATTACGATAGCATCACCGTTCTTTATACTGGAGAAATTACGATATATTGACATTCTATGTCTTTGCATAAAAGAATGCAAAAGTTCCAGTTTAAATTTGAGAATTAGGTCTGATTTATTTTTATTGAGTTGCAATTCATTATACTGAAACGTACTTGCAGTAATACCTTGTAAGGAGCCACCATTTTTCATTAATGAATCAGCTTGTTTCTCCATGAAATCAAGCACTTTCATTTTTGCTTCTGCTATAGCGGCATTGTCTTTGTTTTTAATAAATTCCCTTATTTTATCCCATTCTATGTCCATTGTTCAATTAATTGACAACCCCTTTATCTCTTAGCTCACTTCGTTCGCAATCGCTTCGCTCTAAGGGATAAAGAGATAAAGGGGGTTAAGAGTTAATGAAATGCTGCCACGGCACGCACAAAGAAGCTGTTCGACACCTTAGCGAACCAGCTGAGGTTGCCGTCGCCCAGGGTCAAGCTCCAAGCGTACGTCGCCGAGTACTCAGTAGAACTCCAGTACCAGCCATCTTTTATGCGGCTTCCGCCGCTAAGTTCGATGGCGGCATTGATGGAGCGCTTATTGAGATAAATAAGATACCATTCAGCAACAGACGGAATCCATTCATCATCTTTCAATTCTATACCAGTACCCACTTGTTTGATATGTTCGGTATTTAGTTTACCATCCCAGTTGGCAACAGCATCATCATAATTATTAATATAGCCGTCATAATTACCATAGTCTTGTGTGTTAGTCAATGATTGTTCTGGTAAATCCCCCAAATTAATGGCAATTGAACGATCTCCCATAATGACTCCTATACGCTTGACTGCTTTTTGTGGTTTGTTTTGTTTTACAAAATCAAACAGTTCATCAGAACCATCTTCATAAAGATAATAAACTCCATCAGAGCGCAATATAGGATTCGCATTTACAATGAGTTGATTATTAGACTTATGATTAAGCCAATCGAAAAGTTGTTGTGCATCTTCACCAAAATCATTGTAAAGTGCAAGTTTTAATCTCTGTTCTTGTGACAGTGCGTTATACGCTTTTTCTACATACTCTTTTTCAATCATACTGTATAAATTTAATAATTAGTTATTTACCGTTGCTGAGACATAAAGCCAATTTATCAAGGTCCGATGTACCAAAATAATTTTGAAGCTCCTTCAGCACAGATGCTTTTTGCGACTGAAGGAGCTTTTTGATTGTAGCTGGGCTACCGCCACGATATAATTCGAGGCAATTTTTTGCTTGTTGTGTCATTTTATTTGTTTTATTAGGAATAGTGTGGAAATCACTTAAAATTAGAAAGAGAACGCCTTTTTATAAATGTTTAAGTGTTCTTTTCGATGTGAAAGTAGTTGAATGGTAGTTAGAAGAAACCTATTCACAAGTTTAACCTACTAATCCCGGTATTTGTGGTAATTGGCGAATAGCTTCTTTCTGCTCTTCTCTCTTTTGCCATTGCTCATATTCTTCACGCGCCGCATCGGTTATAGGGACTAAAGAAGTAGCATCTGTATTACATTTGATGTATTCATAAACCATATCTTTCATAGTCCAATCACCATCTCCGTCAATAGATTCACCAGTTTTTAAACAATAGAGATACCACAGAATACACTCCAAATAATTAGTATTATCAGAATCTACTAAATAACCAAACCAATCTTCGATATTATTACTCATAAAACTCCAAAAACCAGGAGCGTCAGAGTGATTTTCCTTAATAATCTTAGCAAGTTCTACACGATATTCAGGTTCACTCATTAGGTTGGCGATCTTTCCAATAAACGCATCATAGTCACCGACTTCAATGTTGCAAATAATTTTATCCGTAGTGAAATTATATTCACGAGGACTTTCTACACTTTCAGATGTTAGCTTGATATTTAGCTGAAGTTTATCATTTAATTCATTAATGTACATTTCAGCAAATTCTTTAGCAACGGTATTGCGATAGACATCTGAATCTATTTCCCAATCTGATAAATGCTCAAAATTAGGGTATTGATCTTGCAAACTCCACCGTTCGTTCTCTTCAATATATATTTCACTGAAGATGGTTTCATAAAAACCCGGGAAACTTTTTACTTCTATTGTTGTTATCATAATTTGAAAGTGTTAGATATTTTACGTTCTGGATACGCATATATATTCCCCGTCAATATTGTATTCTCCATATTTTCCATCCCACGAATTAAGAATATTACACCAGCCATCATCTATAACTGATTTTAACCAGTCTTTCAAAGAATCAGTTGTTTTTTTGGCAGCAACAGCTTCACGCCAGAAGTATTCATATTCATCGTCATTATAAACTCTGTCACTAGCTATTTGCTCTAATTCGTCATCTGTGCCTATATAATATTCTGTTCCGTTTGCTTCATATAGACAGTCTCCATTCGATTGAAAAGTATCATTCAAATCACTAAAAGTCAATTGCAGATGAATGCCAAGAGCTACAAACCGTTTGGCTTCCTCTTCTTCACACTCACGCATTTCCATGACCTTTTCAATAGTGTCTTTTGTGGCTTCAAAATCACCAGCCATATCAAAATCGTTTGGTACAGCAAGATTTTGTGACAATTCTTTTTCCTCGTTTTGTAACACTTCGCACAAGTTATCTATTCTTTTGCAAATATCTTTCGGAATAGGTATATAGAGCCAATCAGTTCCATATTTATACCCTTTGTCAATATACAGTCCTCTGATTGCCAGAAAAATGTATTTCACCCAAAGGTTATTAGAGTTATTCTTGATGCGCTTTGGGTCAAGTCCAAGAATATATTCAATAGGATTATTATTGGTATATTTTGCAATCACATTCCTCAATACAGCCATGTGTTTAGGCTGTACCTGATAGAACTTACACATAATATTGAAAGACGTGCTATCAAATTGTTTGCGGAAATTTTCATTGTATCCGGAAAACAGATTAACGAACCCGTCAAAGTCTTTTTTGTATTGCTCTCCATTAAGATATTCTTCTTGCGCTCTGGTTCCACTTTTCATACCACACAAATGATATTTAGTCCAAAAATCGAGTAACTCTTTTTGTCCGGATGTTCTTGGTGCTATGCTGTCATAACATTGACCACTGCAGAAACCGCCTTCACCGTGTACAGATACTTCAAAACATTCTTCAAACTCTTCAAAAGTATCTACATTTCGTCTTGTACAAGGACCTGTTTCACGAACCTCAAATTCAATTGCCCAACGGTTCATGTTGTTATCACGAATTGTGACTGAACGGCTATATATCTTATTTTTCATGATTGTGACTGATTTAATTCCTTGATTATTTGTTCAATAAATATCCAAGAGACCGGAATTTTCTCTGAATACATCACACCATAACTTTGCTTACGATATTCAAAAACGACCGGCTGATTCTTAGGTGTGCTTTCCAATTTTGAAGCCAATGAGCAAACCCATTCTTGGATTGGCTTAGGTTTCAAAAATTTCAAAATGATACCGATGGATTTCTCCCAGTCGTAAAATTCCGGATTCCAGGGATTCCCGACCATATCTGAAAGACTAATCACAAAACAATGTTTACTAATTCGCTGCATAGGTTTATTTTGAGCGACCTTTAACATTGCGGAAGAAATCGCATCAACCAATATTTTCTCCAACTTATTTTTCTCTTGTTCGAGATTAAGCAACTCTTGCTCTATTTGTTTTATAGATTTATCCATGATTGTTGCTATTTGAAGGGTACATTAAATCATCATGCAAATTGTTCGGGCACCGCTCATCAAACCAATGCCAAACATCAAACTTAGAAGTACCAGCGTCAAATCCAAGAAACTCATTTTCAATCTCATCATCATTGTTAACTGGTATTTCTGAAAATTTTCCCCAAAGTTCTGAAAGTGTCAGCAGTTCAACGTGTTTATTGCAGTTGTCGCACCAGCAACATTGTTTGTCGTCTGTGCTTGAATAGCAATCTCCTATTTCACGGGAATTTGGGTTTACCCATTTTGCCATTACTATATTTGTGCTTCCACAATTAGCACAATATAAAGCGTTCATTTCCCCCTTTGGTTTGCCATCACTGTTTTTATAATAAGAAGTACAAGTATCGGATAACTTCAGTTCCCAAAATCCTACTGATGTGGCATCATTGATACGGCATATATCAAAAATGCCTCCATTCCAATCCTTTGCATATACAATGTTATCTTCTGGAATATCTGCTATTGCCTCTTTCAAATCTTTAATTGTTAGTATCATAATTGACTTGTTTGAATATTGTTATACCATTCTATTTCAGCAGTATTTGCTTTGCGATACAGCATATATACACCACCAAGAGTTGAATTATAAATAAGGGTATATCCATCTTTGTGATGTATGGAATCAGTTCCATTATTTACCCACCTAGGTTCTTCATTACGAATATCATTATCATTCCATTCATCACTATCCCATTGCTTCAGATAGTCAATGACAGCTTCTCCGTTTTCATCTGTAAAGACAGTACCATATCCTTCTCCATCATACAATTTGTTACATTCCTCCAGCATTTCACCGAATTGAACATCAATAATTATTCTATATATTCCCCCTTTCTCAGACATAGCCAGTTTTCGGAGTTGGCATGTAGTCGGAATTTTCTCGCTTACATATTCATTTCCTGAATTATCTTCATCGAACAAATATTCCATGAGACAAAACTTATTGTCTTCATAACAGCGAATAATATAATCGGCAATACTGTCTTCATTCTCATACATTTCCCATTCTTCATCATCCAAACCGATACCAAGTTGATCAGCTATAGCTTCAAGCAATTCATAGTCATTATGATTCTTCTTGACAAATTCAACAAACCATTTGCCTGCGTATTCCGAAAGTTCTTCATCATCAACATAATTAGGATCATGTTGCAAATCAAAGTCTTCTTCGTTATCATAACCTAAATGTTGAGCCAGCGTGTCAAAGTCAAACCAAAACATATCATTAATCGCAGTGTCAGTCCACCCGTCTTCTGGTTCAATTTCTTCCAAAAATTCTTCAATGTTGTCAAGTTCGCTGGAAGAACATTTGTCAGCTCGGTCTTTGCCTCCGCTCCAAAATTTGAAGTTGCTGAGGCTATCTTCAACAGTGTATTTCATGTGATTAATCTTTTTTATTTATTTCGTCTAATATGCGTTGCATCTTAGCCCTTACACCTGCCGGAGAATCTATGATGCCCCAGCCTTTGCGTAGTTCCTCGTCTGAAACATTTGTAAGGTAATATTGTAAACCTACCCTCAATGCCTCAATGACATAAACGCTTGCAAGTGGACTGCCATCCAGATTGCAAACGTTTACTATTTTCTGCTCGTTTGTCATTGCATTTTCTTAATTAATTGATTAGCTACATGTCCTACATTCTTTTTGTATGTTTCCCATACTTCGTCGTCACTTTTGTCTTTCATGGATTCACAACCACAATCATGATAAAATTCACGCAATTGATCGTAATACACCAAAAGATTGCCGTACTGAACGATATTAAAATCTGGCTCATGAGGAAAATTCTCTATATATCGCTTAATTTCACTCAGACTCTCTTCTTTGGTATTGCACATGAATAATAATTGATGTTCAATATGAGGAAAAACCTTATAGAGTACACATTCAGAATTTGTATTGAGAATTTGTACTATCATAAAGTCCTTTCGTTCATATCCGGAATCAATAATCCATGGATTTTCCAAGAGCAAATTCTCAATCGCTTCAACTTCGTCTTTCCCTTTTGCATGACCAAGAACCTGGCAATTGTTTATACTATCTCCATTAGGGGCTTGACAAAAACCTCCAAATGTATAAATCAGGTATTCATTCATAATGATTCTTCAGTTATTTTGAGAGTTTTCATCAAGGCGTCTTTCTCTCTTTGTTGTTTTTCAATATGCTCAATTGCTAATTTTACAGCATCTTCCGCTGTTTCTCCATAAAAGTCATGTTTCTTTGACCATTGTTGTATAGAAGAATGTTGGTTACAAATCTTTACCATCCACCCTCCTTTACGCTCTTTTTTGATTCTCACTACTTTTTTGAGAAGATACCCATTTTTGAAAATTGAATTATGAGTGCTCAAAAAATTATGCTGTATCATCTTATCGAATTCTTCTTTAGATATGGATCTAATAACAGATAAGTGACAATTGTCCAGCTCCATCTGGGTTGGATTCTCCGGAAGAAAATAAGTGTCTGTTTCAAAATCCGGCAATCTCCTTAAAGTTAAGGAGTATTTTTCTAACATTGCTACAATATCCATGATTGAAATTTTTATATGTTTACACCACTTCTTTAAGTTGATGCCTGGATATTACTTCTTCTATCAATTCATCCGTTTCCATGTAATACCCACAACATGAATCAACTTCCTCCCAGTCAAAACCTTTTTCATCTTCACGCTCTTTATCGTGATATTTTTTAGTGTATTCCACTTTCTTTTCCAGGACAAAACTTTTTATATCTCCCCACATCCACATACCGATATATTCAACTTCATTGTCAATCAATGTGTCAATTTTGGTTTTCCAATCGGTTGTATCTGTGTCAACCATTTCAGCGTATCGTTCTTTTGTACAAAAAGCAAAGCCTTCAACATAGTCGCCTTGGCTATATCCTCTTGTGGACCATTTTTTGACAAATATGTCTTTGCCCAAGTCGGAAAGAACCTGAACCAATTCATCATACTCCAAATTTTCCACAAATTCGCCCGTATAATCATACGTGTGAAGATCTGAAGGGGATATGCTAAGAATTTCTTGATAACCTTTATGCTCTGTATATCGTGAATCGTTATACCATTCTAAATACCACATATTCGCGCTTCTATCATATCGCATACAATAACCATCCAATTTGCCTTTTTTGAAATAATTCAGCAAATCTTTCCATTCAACATGTTCGCTAATAAGTTGATGAAGCGCATCTATAAGAGAATGATGGTTATCTCCATACTTTCCAAAAACCTCTTCCCAATTGCACGCATCAGATAAACACGCTATCCTGTCATATTCCCACAAGTAACAGGCTGCCATATCATAATCTGTGCAAGGACATTTGGTATCTGTATCGTAATATATTTGAATACGATAATTGCCTATTTCTTTTGTGTCTATTAATCTGTTTTCCATAATGAATGTTTTAAGTATGCTTAGACCAACCGTAACGGGGAGTTAATTGAACTGCATAATTCTCTTGATAGCCAGTTTCTTTCCATCCATGAAAAATAATGCCCCCGACCAAACCGGATTTCCCATTGATATATTCACAAAATACAAACTCATTATAACCAGGATTATAGCTTACTTGGATGTAATGGTCTGAAGACATTTGTCGATAACGGTGGAACCCTCTTAAAGCATCGACTAAAGAGGTGTCATTATGTACTTTACAATCACAAATCAATTGTTTTAGCTTGCTGATTGAAATATTGTTCAGCTTTACTTTGACCTTACATCTTTTAGGTAAGCTCCCATTATGTTTTTCCCACTCTTTAACGGTAGGAATCACATAATCACGAATCGCTTCTTTCGCCTGAGCCAGTGATACTTCGGAAACCTTGTTTTTCCCTATAATAAAAATATGGTCATTAGGATACATATTCAAATAGGCATTAAATCCATTGTCACCTTGCACATAATTAAACCGGACAGATTCATTATTGAAGAAAAATTCTTTATAACTGCCTAACTTTAGCAAGTATGTATGCGATGTGCCGACAATCCAAATCATCGGGAACTGACACGCTTCCGCTTTTTCAATATATGGCTTATCGTATTGCTCAAAGTCAGACTGAAAACTGGTCATAACTTTTGCTACAATATCACTCATTTGTTTTATGATTGCTTCATTCATGATTATTTGTTTATATATATTAGGCAGATAATGCCTGTCGTTTTTACTAATGGATGTTAATGCACAAACAAGTAAGTTTCTACTTTACTCGTCCTACAATATTTTTATATGATTACGGTCTTTGAAAATTTTAATTCTCCGACATAACCACGTCTTTTTAATTCGGCAAAAATCATGCTGTCTGCCAACTCCTCAATCTTGAAAGTTGCTTTTGACTCAGAGCTTGTCCGGTTTCGCTGCTTCTCTTTAAGCGCGTTTCTCTCTTCCCTGCAACACTCTTTGCAAGTATTCCAGAACCCATCTTTTGACGTGCGATGTCTGTGGAACATGGAAGTCGATAGCAACCTGCCACAACACTGGCATACTTTTGTTCCTTCTGCTGCCATAATTGTTATAAATTAGAATTGAACATTCGGAGTCCGACCTTGTAGAACTCTAACCAAAATTTTCGTATTGATGGGGACAGCTTGGGGGAGTGGTACATAAGCACTCCCCATGCCAACCCTAATATTATGCCAACGATACTGTCTGAGCATATAAATATGCATGGAAAAAGCAATATTGTTCCCACCAAATATATTATCACTGATTTCATTTTGAATATCTTATTATTTTGCTACCTGAACATGAAAGTATTCTTGTTGCGCGTCTGATTTTAACTTTTACTCTCATCTTATGCTACTTTTACGTTTAAACCAAGTGCATTGGCGCATTCTTGTACACTGGCTGTACGGAACACCCAGCCCTCGCCACCATTCAAACGGCTATTATAAACTCCTTTAAATTGTTCTTTGAGAATTTTGCGCAAAGGCTTTGTCTCTCCACGCAACACCCAACACTTGTCATTGTATTTTTCAAATGTCAATCCAAGTTTCTTGATTGCTTTTGTGTCTGTGATAGCTATCAAGGTATCATTGTCTTTACTTTCCTTGGTTTCTTTTTGTGCCTCTGATTTTTGTTGCTTCTCTTGCTTTTTGAACTTTTCAGCCATTTCTTTGGCTCCGGCTGTTTTGCTGTTCTTGGATTTTGATTTTGCCTCTGGCTTTGGTGTTTCATTTGCGGACACTTCGACCTCCACGACTACTCCTGTATTACCTGATTTAATTTCCGCTACTCTGGTGTCAAAAGCCTCTTTAACCTGACCGCAAATGTTATTTGCGACAGCTTTCAAGTCATCAACGGTATCATATTTTGCAAATACGCTTGTGAAATTACACTTCACTTCAATGTTTGTTGTCATATCTTTAAATTTTTGATTTTTGAATAAAAACGGCTGACACCAAAGAGGCATCAGCCGTCAGATTTGAAAATATTGCAGATCATTATTCGTCTGCCAATGGGTCACGTGATTCAATTTCGTCTGTAATGTCCTCGATGTCGGCAGCGAGCAATTCAATTTTTATATCGTCATTGCATGCCATCATTTCATTTTGAATCCGTTCACGTTCTTGTTCCAGCTCGTAAGCTGTCATTTCTGCATAATTTGCCATAATTTTTGAATTTGGTTAGTAATCAATCAAGTATAATATGTTTCCTGTGACTTTTACGGTTCACCACCATTACAAGGGCACATTCCGCTCCATGTTTCCTACAAAGATTGTACATCTCTGCCACGCTTTTTGATGCCGGTATGAGCCGATTCTCATACATAAAGTAATATTTGGTCACTTTCTTGCCGTTCGAGCTTGTTGTCTCATCCAGCACGACTTTTTGTATTGAAGCGTTGTTCACCGCAATGGTGTCATTCTTTACCTCGGTCTGGGCATAGATTGATGCGCTCCCTGCAAATAAGGCGAGAGCCAAAATGATTCGTTTCATGTTGTCTGTGATTAATGATTAGTCTTCGTTTTTCAATTCGTACTCTATGGTTTCGTATTCCTGGGTAGCGTAAAGCCATCCGTATAATTCCCGGTGGTTTTCGAGAGCGTCCACCACCTTGAAATAAGTTTCCTTTGTAACGCGGATGGCCTCATAGAATATGCCGGCATCCGCGTCATCATAAATCAGATACCACGCCCCGTCCTTGTCTGTACCGTAGCATACATTATCCACCACGTTCAGAACATTAAAGAACATGCTGTCATTTTCATCCTCTGTTTGTACTACCTTAGCCGTTTCTTGGCTAGTATTTTGCGCTGAGATAAATGACGTGCCCGCAATGACTACAAAGAGGGCACACAAAATGGTTGCTGAATGTCTCATCGTTTTAATTCTTAAAAAGGTCATAGATTGTTTTGCGCTTTGCAGTAACGTTCTGTGATTTCGGAAGATAGAATGTCATTGATGCGTTTGCTACTGACATAATTTTTACGTTTGTTCTTGAAATTCTTGCACGTCTCATGATATTGTTGTTTTAGATGTTAATTATAATTTTGAGTTCGTATCAATAACCGTAGGCTGTTAGGTTTATGCTGAGGTTGTTTTTGATTTAGCACCAGCCGGCAAGTGGATTTGGATTATCAGCACCACAAGCGATTGCACCTCTTAGGTCGATAATACTCATTTTGATATTATCTCGCAATTCGTTTAGTTTCACCACTTTCGCCATGATTTCCGGTGTCTGGGCTATACATTTAAGTGAGTGAATTTCTTTGTTGACTTGCGTTAGCTGTAAACACAAGTCACTCAGTATTTGGGAATTTGTCATTGCCTTTGATTTTATAGTTATCTTTTCTCCATTCTTATACCATTCGCCAACTTTGTAGAAAAGCTTATTTTAGTTCCACATTTACGCGAAGGTTTTTTGCCTTTTGCTGCATAGAAAATCTCTTCCGCACTCATCATATAGACAGGTTTGGAAGTATCACGACATTCAAATTCAGACATATTTCTATTATTGCCTGAATGTAAAATAGTTACACATTTACCCTTTACTGTGTAGTATGCTTTGAACCGGGCAACTCTTCCATATTGTCCTTGTACTTTAAGTTCTGCATTCAAACTCCTGCCACGGACACACCAGAAATTACCAATCTTTCCGATTACTACTTCACGACGATTTATGCTACATTGTCCGATGTACTCAATATCTTCACGCTCAAAATTGCTGTTTGCTATCTTTGCCTCAGCAATACGCATCAGCCCGACCGCATAAGCGTTCAGCTCCGATTTGGGCATGGAAGCCCCCTTGACGGTTTTTGCCATACTTTATGATTTTATTCGTTTGAACTCAAAGCCTCTTCTTCTTCCACAGAACCGCACCAACAGTCAAGAAAGTAGTTTTCTTGCTCTGTGGTCGGCGCATCCACTTTCACACCATAAGTGGCGCAATATGCCAACCAACTTGCGTCGGTTCCGTCCGTCTGCTTGTTAGTACACCCGAATAAAGTTGAGATGGTCAATACCACCGAAAAAATGATAGTCTTCATATCGCTTGTTTTTTAGTTATTATTTGTGGATGGGGAAGGCTCGAACTTCCACAATGCCGCCCGTTCACCCTGATTTGTTCTTAGAATTGCACCAGTTCTTTCTTGATTTCCACCACTTTGCGCACCACATTCCCGTTTGTGTCTTTGTCAAAGCGTACAATATACACGTGTTCCAAGCTTTCCCAATCCAAGTCACTAAGCACGTTCTTTTCGTTTTCCTTTTCAAAGTTGTTTTTTTGTTTCAAACCTTTAAGAATAGTTGCGACGCTCCATTTGTTGTCCGCTATTGGAGTAAGCATATAACGGCTAATTGGTTTTCCGTCCACTTTTTCAGCCTCTTCTTTCGTGAACACCCGGAAAAAAGTTTCCATATCACGCAAGCCCATACGTTCCACGTCTTCTGCACATGGTTGATACTTTGCGGGCACATTCCTGAACACAAAGGCACGTGTTCCTTTATCCTCAACATTTTTCATGCCTTCGTGCCAACCGTCCATAAGCAATGCCGGAGTATAGCCTTTCTTCTTTCCATTCTTTTCAAAGCGTGACACACCATGTGCGCTCATCCATTGTTCCACAGTAAGTCCGTTACAGTCAGGAAGCTGTTTTGTGTACAGTCCGTCAAACTGTTTCAAGACTTGTGATAACTGTGACGTCAAGTCTAAAATACCTCTTGCGCCCTTGTTTTCTTGTGCTTTTGTAATTGTTACTTGAGTTGACATAACGATATAGTAACCCCACACGTGAGCGGTTACAACTGCTTTAAAATGAATAAATTGATTGAATTGTGGGTACGGGAACGCATTGCAGTCCCCAGCGCCGCTTTTAGTACGGACTTACCCTATAAAGTGTTTTTGAATTGTCAATTCATTACAACGGGTGCAACTTGTGCTCCTGCACCTAACACAGACACGCCAACCCAGTGGTTACATCAGTGCGCTTCGCTTGTGCTGCCTTACACGTACTTGCGCAATGTATTTTGAACATTCCATGTTTTTTTGCGTTGAATAACGGTCCCAATAGCGGGAACCTGCGGGCGTACTTTGCCCACGCACAGGCATATCAATCCCATGACTTGCACTAAAACCTTATTGTGCCTTGTATCTCTCACATACTTTCTTTACTTGCATTTCGTACCTATTGCTTAACATAGTTAAGCCAAATTTTCATACATAGTACAAAAGTGGTATTTTACCGAAATGCTTTTAAGCGGATAAAAATTTCAAATGATATATGCAACACGCTTGCTGCACTGTAAGAGTGATTGTTGGTGTTATCCGTTGCTCAAATCTTACACCCCAATATTGAAGTGGTCTTTGGACGATTACAACAGTGAATGAAAAATTTTTTTGAGAAAGTGCTTTTATTATATTATATAATGTGTGATGGGGTTGTTTTTGTTGTTAAGTTACTGAAAATCAATTAAATACAATAAGATTACTTTCCTTGTAAAAATTATTTGAATAATGTTTTTAAATGACTGAAAAGAGCTTGAAAAAAGGTTTAGGGTTATTTTATTGTTAAAATAATGTTAAAAAATAGAGTTCTTCATATATATAAAGTTGTTTCACTTTCAAAAAATAGTGAAACAAGAAAATACAAATCAATGTAAATTTCTGAAAAATAGATATTTAAGTAAGTTGTAACTAAATAAATATATATTAACATTTATAGTAATGAATTTATACAAATAAAATAAGGTTCACTTTTGTAGAAAGTGAAACAAAAATAAGCCATTATATTGGCTAACTAATTGAAAATAAATAAAATAACTGGGTGGGTGGCTCACTTGCTCTTCAAAGCAGATGTAAATTTTTCCCGATTTTCAAATTTCGATTTTTAGGCATATTTTACTTATATAAGAAACCCACATCAGTTCCACAAAACGCCATAATATCAAAAAACTTTGTGAAAAAATTATTATCAGAATTATAATTTTGTCTTAAATCATAGTTTCTGTCTGATTTTCAATGTTTTATACATTTCTGCATGTTTTTGGTGAACGGAAGAATTTCCGAATCCTTGTTTTGCTGACAGCTATAATCACCTGCTATTTGCTCGGAAATACCCTTTTCCTTGATTTTGCGACATTTTCTTCATTGAAATGAATACTTGTAAGTCAAAGGAAAAATAAGGGCTAAAAATGGCTTAAAATGTAAATCATGAAATCCCCGAATTTTTATATTGTTACTAATTTCTTGAAAGTATTTCAAACACTAAAAATCGCTCATGTACAAACTCCAAATTTTTCCCGACCCCAAATTTCAAATTCAGTTTTTCGGTATGTGCCCAGTGGTTAATGGCGAAAGGAGGGGCTAAATGGGGTGAAATGAGGATAGGTGCGTAAGCACAGGGGAATTTTTGCGGAGCAAAAAGGCGCAAGCCCAACAGTGAAAAAGTAAAATTAAAATTTAAAGCTGGGAATGGAACTGCGCCTACAGTTCAAAAACTTAATTTTCAAATTAAAGCTGGAATAATCCCTACAATATTTTAGCTCTCTCCTAAAATGCCTAAACAGTCTTTGTTTATTTACTGGGAATGGGGTGCAATATTATAGTGGGTTGTCCTACGAGTTACGGGCGCTCGCGCACGCACCAGGCTTTTTCGAGTTTTTTCTTCGAGCTTGTGAGAAGAAAAAACGAGAGAAAGACTGTTTTTCTTTTAAGTAATTTCTCTTTTACTCTTTTTCTTTATTTATTTCTTTTTCTTTAAGGGATCCAAGGGATTTTTCTTTTTCTTGTTTTTTTCTTTTTCGGTTTTCTCTTTATCGACCTTTTCTTTTTACCAGTACCTACCGTTTTCAGAACAGCCGGTATAAAAAGTGCGCCGAACTTCACAGCCCAGCGCACTTACCAAAATCCAAAATTATTTGCTTTATCCAAGTATTAATAGTCTCGTCATCACAAAACCTCAGTTTTTATTCTACTATGACTTCTTTTCCATACACTAATGCGGTTTGAAGTTCTGCTAGACATCCTTTAGACTTTTGCCAGTTCTTGCAGAGATAAATCATATCACAATCGAGCAATGCCGCTATACATTTGCTCATCGCTTCGTTATATGGGGTGTTTACAGACCGCACCACATCGAACGGGGTAATGACTTCATGGTCTTTCTGGACAAGATTGGTTGCTACAACAAATGCATGATTGCGCTGGTCGTTGTAATTCTCCTCGGTTATGGGAATTGAAACATAAACTTTCTTCATTATCACAATTTTTAAATCACATTGCTGTTATCACGTCTTTATTTGCGTCGTTTATTTGCTCTACGCTCTCTACGATTGAGTTTTCTGACTTCTTCAATTCTTACTATCGCATCTTGCTTTGGAATATCAAGAAGAATGTCTGTATGCTTGATTGGCGATACTGCCAGAACCGCACTAATTAAAATTTGACTTATCATAATTTTTATCTATTTCGTTTGCCGGTAGCCATGAAAACTGCCATTGGTGGTTTGATGAAAAACATTGAGTAATTTGGCCAAGGTCAAAAAAAACTGCATTGAAATTGTTTATTTTCAAGAATCTGTGTACTGAATCATCTTCAGTACGACAATGCAGATAAATGTTTGCCCCCTGCTCTGGATAACATGAGAATGTATTCCAGTTCAACGCTGTCAGATATTCCCTAAAACTCATATCAATCAAACTTGAACCTATGGTCAGGAACAATTAAACCTTGCTGCTGTTTCCAGCCTTTTTCTTTTTTCAGTTTGTTGAATTTTTCAATCAAATCAATCATAACACTGTCACTTACGTGACCAAGATGGAAATACACACATCCGTCTATATTCCGGCAGTCTTTGACGGTCTTCTCTGGGCATTTTACAACAAGTTTGCCATTTTCCATAACTGGTTGGAAACCATAGTCTGATAATTTGGAATCTAGTGCGACTACTGTTAGATTTTTAAATTTTTGATACTCAAAATGAATAGGTCTGCTCATAGATTAAACATTTAAACTATAACTGCTCTAATCAATTAATCATATTCCTCTTCTTCAGCTAAATCGTGGCCCGGCTCAAGAACATGATTGTCGTATGCGTTTTTTATATCATCTTTAGTAAGGCTCATGATGCTTGTTTTTCTGGTAGCCTTGCGTATTCTTGTATATATGCCGGAATCTTCTCCTTCCACCAAGTCATTAAGATGTTGAATCGCTGTATAATTGAGTTTACGTATTCTGCCGGCCCCACGTTGACCATTTGGGGCTTCTTGTAACAATCCGACTTTTCGTAGGGAATATAAACAGGAACTTACTGTGGGTGTTGAGATTTTAATTTTAATAGCAAGCTCTTTGACTGATGATGCGCATTCTCCGCATTCATTAGTCTCTTCAAGAATAGTGGATACAATCATTAATTCATTATGTGTCAAATAGTATATTAACACTTTTGGAATAGGAAGTACCATTCCATTAAAGACTTGCTCATTCTCCACTGAGGCAAGCACTTGATATTTAACTTTTGGCAAGACAATCCCTGTCTTTAATTGCTTCGGATCAATCTTGATAACGATTGGTTCCGGTTTTGCGAGTATCGCTTTTTGTGGTATTCGTTTCATGCCATGTTATTATTCATAACACTGCCTTGATCACGTTAGGATATATCCTCATATATAATTAGTTGCAAAACTATTAAAAAATAAAATTCGGTCAAAATAATCCGCATTATTTGAGTTGGATTTAAGTTTTAATCGTACCTTTGTCAATTTCTAATTTTCAATAATATGAAAACATTAGACCAAATAATCAGATATACATCCCAATGCAGATTCCCGGATGACGACTGGCAGAAGGTACTTGCTTATTGCCGTGAGCGTTTTAAAGGAGGTAAGATACATAAGGCTTTATCTCCGATATCTGAATCGTCGTATGATCAATTCGTTAGCTGGCTTGATTCAGGATTCGGTTCCGGGGATTTGGTCAGTTATGGTAAAACAATGGGGGTAATAGGCGATTATACCCCCAAAGTCACAACTCTTATTGCATATTGCGATTATGAAGGAAATCTTATAGTCAAAAAAATGAATGTTCAGGACGTTTTAAGGCTAAAACGTCTTGATGAGGAAAGAAGTAGGGAGTTGAAGAAGAAAATTTATGAACGTGGTCTTGATATTGTTGTAAGAAACGCAAAATTGTCTGAGCTGTACATCCCCAAGAAAAATTTCTATGTTACTTTAGGAGATAGTGAATATGGAGATTTAAGTGTCGGAATATACTTAGAATCAAATGGTTGTTCGCATCATTTTTCTGCTTTCTTAAATAAAAATGGTAAACTTGAAATGGATTGTTGGATAGACATTGAGTGTACACCATTTAGGCCGGCTACCGAGAAAGATATTCAAAGATTGCATCAAGCCACATCTAATGCCGGATGGTCCTTTAACGGAAGAACCAATACGTTTATCAAAATGCCTAAGCGTGGACACAATAATGTTTACTGGTATATGAATGATCGGTTTGAAATTGTGCTGGATAAAGATAATGGCTCCAAGAAACATACAGAACGATATGATGCCGGAAATTATTTTCTTGACAATACTGAAGCGTTGCTATTCATGAAAGAAGTTAGGAACATGAGAAATGGAGGAGTTTAATATACCCCTCCATTCTTGTTTTATTATAAGTCTATTGGTTTGAATGTTGACTGAAGTGCCACATCATACCAGTAATCTTCCGCTTTTTGTATTGGAATCTCTGCTGCTGTGGATTTCTGTTTGTTTGTTTCATTCCATTCTTGCACTTTCTTTTGGGAAAAAGTATACATACCAATCGGCTTCTGTCTTAAAGTGGCTTTCTCATTGAAGCAACCGAATATATCTGCTTCTTCAACATATAAATGCTCTTTATATTTTTGCTTAAACAAAATCCAATTGTCCACTTGGTATTTATTGTAGAACAATGCCCAACAATACACGGTAACTTCCATGTCTGTGAGTTTATCCCATCCGTTATTTGCATCATCCTCTGCAAGCATAATGATTTGGCGGAGATATGTCCTATTTGCTTGGGCATGTTCACGTGAAATTTCATATTTCTGTAAAATATCAGGAACAATTCCGCATAAGTTCATTACCCCTTCTTTGGTAATCGTATAATCACCATCTGTTTCTGGAAATTTAAAAATAAGATGAAGCCTTTTATGGTCATACGCATTTATTTTACGGATAGAATATGATTTTCCCCATATACGCACTTGTTTATGATTAGATGCAGCATCATTAAAATCAGATTCTATATCAATTACAAGTCTATCAAGTATTTTTTTAGGAATCTTGAATCCCCACATATCATCAGGGCTAAACTTATCATCACATTCTTCCGCGTCAGTTTGAAATGTATCAAAAAGACAACTGAGTGCATACGCAGCGTGCAACATATAAGGTTGATCGCTAACCTCCCAAGGTTCGTGCATCAAGATATCTAAATCCGAAGCACTGTAAGATTGATAGTTATTCATCGTCTGGAAGTATTGAATTAATGGATTGAAGCAAATCAGCGGAATAAGGAGAATTGTTTGTAATCATATTCATTACATTCAATTTGAGAATACGATAAATGGCGGCACCAATAGGATTGTTTGGCTGGTGCATACAGGAAAAGATAGCTTGTGCTATATTGTCCGAATTTCCATGTGTTACGGCTCCACACCGTTCTTCTTTATGGGAAATGATAAATATATCTGCATCTTTTCCCATGATTTTTTTAGCTTCTCGAAGCAAATTGTCTGTTTTTGTTTCCATGAGGATTTTGGATTATTGATTGGCACTGCTCTCATCATTTAATATATCTTTTTTGTTGATAAAGAATCCACAATGTTCACCACCAATCTTCCATTTTGGAGGAATCGAATTGTATGGCCCGGTTCCGTCATTTTCTTGCTCTGTATTGTATCTGAAGCAATGATACCTATCTAAACAGGCACGGGCATTACATATTTTGTTGGTTCTTTTTAATTGTCGGTATGCCTTTAAAGTAATTTCAACCACAGTAGGCTGAAATTTATCCAGAAAACGATTCGGTATGGTTCCTATTGTCCATATGTCGTTTGATTGGAACAAGGATTTGTCAGAACGCATAAAATAGCGCATTTTACCTTTTCCCCCTAAAATAAGGGTCTTATCCTTTTTGTCAGCTACCGGGTGTATTCTCAAGCATTTGTTGTTAATCACTTCAAGATATTTAGGAGGATAATTAATTATATCTTGCCAGAATGCACATTCGTAACAGATTTTTTTCTGTTTCATTATGCGGCTTATGTGATTTTGAGAATCATATCCATGCAAAAGCATTTTTATTCCGCAGCATTTACAATATCCAATATGACTGAATAATTTCACCGTCATACCTTTATATTTCTATAGAGTTAAAGATGCTGGAAATCTCATCATCGCGTATTCCTAAGTATATCATGGTTGTATCTAAGCTTGCGTGTTTAAAAATTCGATTTAAATATACTAATGATTTTTCAGTCCTTCCACTTTTTTCATATACATATCTGCCGAATGTCTTTCTAAAGGTGTGTGTACTGAAATTATCTATATCAAGTTCATATTGAGTTGTCCACTGTTTCAATGTTCGATTAATATATTGTATAGATACAGGCTTGCTATCATTTCCTTTTTTATTGGATAAAATAAAATCACGTTTATTTGGTTTTCCCATTCGTTCATATAAGGTAGTAAAATGGTCAGAGGCATTTTGGCCGATTGGTATGACATGGGTTTTGCCTGTTTTTTTAGCCATAGTAATGACTTTTCGTTGATTAAGGATGTCACACCATTTTAGCTTGCATACATCAGAGAATCGCAACCCGGTACAGAAGGATAATATGCAATAACAGGCCCACCAATATTTTTTTTCATTTATCAGTGCTTGTACGAGCTTCTGATAATCACTGTACGGCAAATAATCTGCCGTTGTTATACTTCCTTTTTGACTCATAACTTTATTATTTTGGAATTTGGTAATGCAAACTTATCGTTAAAAACTGGAATAAACAAAAGTTTTTTATGTTTCACTTTCTAATAAAAGTTAAACAAGTTCTATATTGTTGGTAGTCAGTTGTTTAATCATAGTTTATGTTTCACTTTTTATAATTAGACATGTACTGAATGGAATTTATATACATTATATAATAAAAAGGGGGCGTGTCGTAAAACAACACGCCCCTGGGACCACCGTCCTATCATGTAGTTAAGAATTTACTTAGTGCCAGTATGTCCAAATCCACCTTCTCCACGTTCAGTCTCGGACAATTCTGTAACAACTTCGAACGGTTCATTGCAATAATGGCTAATCACCATTTGGGCAATTTTCGTACCTTTCTTTACAACCAATGGAATAGATTCATAGCTTTTTATAATTACTCCAACTATACCACGGTAACTTTCATCTATTGTACCTATGAGCACATCAACATCAAATCTTTTCGGAGTATCCATATCATCTGTAAGATATCCTTCAATTCCTTTTAATGAAAACCCGCTACGAGGACGTATTTGAGCTTCTGTTCCAGGTTCCAGCTCTATACTGATATCAAGTTTTATGAGGTTGCGCCCAGGGCTAATCACAAAATCACATGGGATATATAGGTCATAACCAGCCGCACCCTTTTCAGCTCTTGTGGGCACTTTTGCCCCCGGTGATAACAATTTTACTTTCATCTTATTTATTATTAATAGTATTGGTTGATTTATTTATTCAGTATTGCAAGATATTCACTCTCTAATATTACAGAAGATTTGAGCATTTTTCTGGTACTATATATTTTTCTATCTTCGCCAATCTCTGCGTCAAAATCAAATAAGGTCAGTTTGCCGATATCATCCGGTTCAATCTGAAAATCGGATGGAACAGTTCTCCAATATCTTTTATTTACTGATATTATTTCTCCATAAGCAGCCTTAATAAGCGATTGCCTGAGTGTACCGGTAAGTGTTGCCGCTTCACTGATTGACTTAAAGATCGCAACCAGAATATACGTTGCGTCAAAGGCAACAATTGTTGTAGGATTGTTATTCGGTTCCCGCTTCGTCATTTTTCCTTTCGTTTATTATTTCATTAAGAGCTTCTGAAGGCAGTCTTTGAGCTGCCATGCTATAGAGAAAACCATTACTGTATGCTACTCCGTATGATATAGCATCTGTAATAATACTATTAAAATACATACACATCTCGGGGTTTGCAAAAGCAAGAAATATAAAAGCCAATTCCGCTGCTACCAAAATATGTCCATTCGTGTTCTGGTAGAACAGTTCTGATGTCTTTTTTTGTGACGCTTTAATTAATGGTTCTATAAAATGCTTGTTGGTACGCATAAACACCTTATAATCTATGTACTGAATTTGATTTTCTTCAAAGTAAGCAGTATAGTCAAACACCGCTTTGTTTTCTCCCATAGAGCCAAAATACAATCCTTGTATTTCAGGAAGTAGAACCTCGTTAATCTCAAGCTCTTTAATGAGTGTTGTTGTTTTATAATCCATTACTTATTCTTGTGTGAGTTTTTCTTCAAACACATCCATGATATTTGTCTCTGATATGCTGGCGATTTTGAAATCAGCCATCGTACTCTTCATTCCGTCCATAAAGTTTTCAAGTGCATTATGAAAATCAGAAGCCTGTACCAACATATAATTTGCAGTTTGTTTTTCGACACCGCTTTTTTCATCAAGCGTAATGAACAAAACTTTAACCTTATACCATCTGTCTCCTTTTTCATCATAGAAGATTTCAGATATGTTTGTTTTCTTAACTGCTGAAACCGTAAAATCACCGGATATATATGGTGTAATCTCCTCAATTATACGTGCCTCAGCTTCAGTAAAAGACAAGGCGTTCACGATATTTGTTTCAGTAACGCTTTTCAAGGTCCCATCTTCCATTACTTTATTGTAACGGACTTTTGTTTCAATCCAAAATGACATAATTCTTTTGTTTTTAAATTGTTAATATTAATGTTTATTATCTGATTTCATCAAGATTGATATACAGTGCTTCTTCAGGAACTTTATATGAATCAATAGTTTTTGGATGTTTTATCAACCCCCAATTACATTCAGAATATATCTTAAACTTATATGTGTCGTAACTACTGCCAATTTTGACACATATATCACAATCCTTTTTTGGTGGATCAGCCCTTAAATTTTTCCAGTTTACCATGATTGCATCGTTTTAATTGATGTACTTCTTTGTATAATAGTATATGGTGTACATCAAACATATAAAAAGTGAAACATGATTTATTGTAATCTACTGAATATCAACAATAATTTTTTCGTTTTTTATTTTGGAAGCCGTATATCTTATTAAATTTTGGTGTTCAGTGTTTTCATGGATTGCTGTACAGCATGTCTATTAACAATAAAAATAATGATATGCGTAAACGAACAGCAAATAATTCAAATGGCAATTTCTTTACCGATGAGGCTCTTATAGCGAATTATAACATTGTTAAAAAAACGATTGTTGAATATACTGATGAATTGACAAGAAGGTGCCGGTACAAAAGCATAGTAAGTCAAGTGGATGATGGTGTGGTTATGGATGATCGTTCCAGACTGATAGATATGTATGATTCTTGTTATATACAAAATGCACATCTTCAAGGAACAATTGCCACTCTCTTTTCCCAGTTGATTGGCAAACGGTATATGTTTGCCAAAGAAGATAAGGATGGCAAATGGATTAGAGACCCGAAACAATCGCGAATCTGCCAGGGTTCACAATTTGAAAAGATTATCAGAGCTATTGTCGAATCAGAACTTTATGGATATTCGCTTATTGAGATTATACCGGAACTAGATCCGGAAACCGGTTTACTTAAAGAAGTGAACAGCATTGAAAGACGATGCGTATTACCTGACCAGCGTCGTGTTGTACAGCGTTGGGGACAATGGACACCGGGTTGGGATTTGGATTCTGAACAATACAAGCATAATTATATCCTCGTGAATAACGGTGGATTTGGATTATTTGCCGCAACCACTCCCAATATTCTTGCCCAAAAATATACATTAAGTAATTGGGTTAATTTCAGTCACACTTATGGGCAACCGATTATTCATGGAAAGACTGGTGCCGAAGACAATGAGTCAAGAAGCAGGCTGGCACGTAAAATCGCTTCAGCAGCCCAGAATAAGGTTCTTGTAACCGGCAAAGAGGATGAGATTGACATTAAGGCTTTTACTATGTCAAACTCTGAAAAGATTTATGAGTCGCTTGCGAATTATGTCAATAAGGAGAATGACAACTTAATATTAGGGTCTGAATCAATGGCTGGTGGTATGCAGTCTTATGTCGGTTCAACGAAAGCCCATGAGAACATATATCGTGCAAGAATCAATTCTTATCGTACAATTGTAGAAAATGTGATGAATGAGCAGGTGGTTCCGGTTCTCAGATATTGGGAAATAATTTCAGATGATGTGTATTTCAAGTACATGACTAAGGTGGAGATGTCAGACGAGAACAAAATCAAATTGTTCGATATGCTTACCAACAAATATGAAATTGACCCGGAAGAAATAAACAAGGAATGGGGTATCGAAGTCGGGCAACAACGTAACTTTGAATCCGGTAACGGTAGTGATAGCATAGGTGATTGGGGAGATGGCGATGAAGACGGTCATAGAATGAGCGATGAAGAATATTACAAACGTTATGGGCACCATAGGGATAAAGTAAATTTTCTGTCAGGGGTGCATTAAAAGGCGGATGCACCTCTAAACTTTCACAACAGGTAAAAGCTGCCATGACAGCAGAACAACAAGCTCGACATGATAGTGAATATCAGTCATTACAAGCCTTATTCATAGCCTTACTTAGATCTTTACGTGATGGAGATACAAAAGAATCTCTTTATGCTTTATGTGAACTCAGAACTGATTTGACATTTAAACATGTATTGGATGGACTTGGAGTGGGCTACGATGAAGCCATTATATTGCTCCAAAATGCTAATGACAATAATTTAACACAGTATGACAAGGATTTGAGAGACCGTTTAATAGCTGCCATTCAGAACCTTATTGATTTTTCTGTTTGTGAAGAATACCAGCTTTATGATGAAGCAGTGAAATTGACTGATGGTAATGAGATAGATTTTAATTCGGAAGAGTATAATGATTTGTTAGCTATATGTGAAAAGTACAATGATACATACGCAGCCATTGAAAATGGAGATATTGAATATGCAGGTAAAATTGCAGCTCTTTGGATTCGGATGTCAGCTGCTGATTATGTTGTGTACTGGACGCAGAATGATGCGAAAGTACGTCCATGGCACATGGCATTACAAGGATATGCGGCACCAAGAGATGAATTTCCATCATGGATGATACCACCAATAGAATATAACTGTCGATGCTTTCTTGAAATTCTCGAAGTTGCTTCTGTGAATGGAAAATTGCGTCAATTTAAAGGGGCGGCTAAAGATATTGAGAAACCTCAAAAGATAAATGATGTTTACAGTGAATCTTTAGCTAAATGCGGGAGGATTTTTGGACCGTCACACAATTACTTTACCATAAAGGAGGGTGATAGAGAAATGCTTCAAGGCTTTGTAACAAAACTAAAAGAGAAATATTATGTCTAAAGCCAAATTTGATCCAAGCAAATTTTCTACGCGATGGGGAATCCTGTATTATGATGGTCAAACAGCCAGCCAATACAGGATAAAACAATATAATAGATACGTTAAAGGATCAGGTGGACGCATAACGTCAGTTTCCAAACAATATAGCAAATATTTTAGTTCGGGAACCAGTTTCACAACAAGGCAGGGGCATCTTCAGTCGTGGGCAAAACCATTGACTTTAAGAGGTGGAGAAAACCCTAATTATAATTGGAGTAGAGTCAGTTATAGGGATTTTGATGGTGTCATAAGAAAAGGTTCTTCAAGTGGTCGTTGGGGTACAGATATCAATCAAGGCAAAAAGGGCGTTCCTGGTTCAACAACTATGCTTACCGGAACAAAACAGTGGATACGACAAATACAGATAAGTTTACACCAGTTATATGTGAGTTCCGAGAATTTTCGTGTTGTTGCAGGCCGGCGTGCTATGAAAGTATTTCAAAACTCATTTAAGTATCAGCAATTTTATAGTAATAAGTCTCATAAATGGGCTTCGTTATCATCATATACTCTGAAAAAAAGAGCAAGGCGTGGCACAGGCAGCAAGATATTGAAAGAATATGGTGATTTATATAATTCAATAAAAATAGACGAACACGCAGGCTTATATGCCACTCGTGTATATACTGATGTGGTTCATGCCAATGCCTCACACCACAAAAAACATAGTATCTGTTATGCTGGATATCACAATGAAGGGAAGGGTACTTATGGAAGTGGTTGGAATGGGCATAAGCCTAAACCTTATATCCGCAGACAGTTTATGGGGCATTCAAGTCATTTGGACCCATTTACGGACAATTTCATGAAAAAGATGATGAAGCTTTATTTATTCGACAATGTATTCCTCGTCAAGAAGATATAAGCTATTATCTATAAAGACAATGTTATGATTATAGATAAAAAGAGCAACAAAGTTCTGAGTGGAAACAAGTCAAGTGTATTTGCTTCAACGGATAAGGAATCAGAGAACCAAGTTGTAGAAACACCCACTCAAATTGAGCCTGGTGGCCCGATGGATGTATTAAAGGCCATCAAAGAAATTCTTCGTGGAGTCACGTGGGAATATGGCGTTGAGGGTAGTCCATTGATTTTTAAAACAGTGCAAATAGATGATGGTCAATATGAACGAATCATATCTTCAAAAGGAAATCAGGAAGAAACGATGGGGTTCCCTGCCGTTTTTTTTCATTTTATAAATTGGCATTATCTGGTTCAACAAGCAAGAATAAATGAAGGTCGTGCAGTTCTCAGAATTCGATTTATACTTAACAGTTTAAATGTCCATGAAGATAGGCATGATATGGATGTGTATTATGTGGCTGAACGTATTCATCAAACAATTCAAGAACAGATAAGTCAATATGAATGTCTGCAAGAACGTTGTCAGTTACAATATATTGACCCGATGGAAAGTTTTGATCATGGCTTACAACCTTGTTGGATGACTTATGAAGTTTGGTTTAAGCAAGCAAATATCTGGATTAGGAGGAATAAGGCGTATAAGAAATTTGTTTGTCCGCCATTTACAAATCATGCAGATCAAGACAAATCTATTGAAGGAATAAATCCTAATAATCATACAAATCTGGACCATCCAATTACTTATGATGAGGCTACAGAATTTGCACCGTAATTCATGTGTAATAATTTGATAATCAATAATGTATAATTGCTTTTTTACATAAATATTTATTATTGCATACTATTACTAATAAATTGAAATACAATGGCAAAGCAACAAGAGTTTAAGTTTATTAAAGGTGTTTGCAGTACTGGTAGCCCGGCGGACATTTTCTTTTATACAGATGTGGACTACTGGAGTGTTGATAACTTTCTTTGGGAGTTTGATTACCTGATTAATTATGTGAATCCAAGCAAAATAAGAATACATATCAATTCTGTAGGAGGGAGCGTTGTAGAAGGTATGAGTGTATTTGCAAAGATTCAAGATTGTGCTATACCGACAGAATGTATCAATGATGCTTTGGCAGCTTCAATGGGATCAATTATTTGGGCTGCCGGTGATGAATTGTATATGAAAGACTATGCGTTACTAATGATTCATAATCCATTTTGTGATGTAAATGGTGGTAAACAATATGACCAAGCAACAGAAGCTTTTACAATGCAATTAAAAACTATTTACATGAAACGCTTCGGACTTAGCGAAGAGGATGTGGAAAATATTATGAATGGTAAAGATGGTGAAGACGGTACATTCTTGACAGCGACCCAAGCAATTGAAAAAGGCTTTGTTAAATCCGACCATGTTATTGAAACCCCTCAAGCCGTAAAAGATAAAATAAATGCTGCTTTAAAAAGCAGTAAGGATATAGTTCAAATTAAGGCAGTTTATGGATTGGTCTCATCTACGTTACAAACAGCTACTATTAACAAACAGAATATCAACTCAAATTTAGAAACAATGGAAAAGAACGAAATTACTGTTTTCGCCGCTCTCCTTGGATTGACAGGAGAAAAGGCAACGTCCGAAAATGTTTCTGCAAAGATTAATGAACTGAAGGCAAAAGCCGACAATGCTGATGCCCTTCAGAAATCACTTGACGAGACAAAAGGTGAGCTGACAAAAATCAATGCGGAACTTACCGGTGCAAAAACTTCAATCAAGAATTTGACTGAAGATTTGGATAAGACAAAAACGGCCCTGAAAGTATATCAGGATGCAGAGACAAAAGCCAAAGAAGAAAGAGTTACAGCACTTATCGACAAGGCTATTGCAGAGTGTAAAATCAACAAGGAGGAACGTGAAGCCTATACCACTATGGCCCAAAACAATTTTGAACTTGCTGAGAATGTGTTGTCAAAAATTCCGGCACGAGACAATTTGGGGCAAATCATTTCACAGGCAAATAAAGGTAATGCAGAAAAAGGAGTTCAAACTGAACAGCAAAGGGTTTTTGCAAAGGTGGATGAGGTTGTAGGGAAAGACTTCAAATTCCGCACCCTTAGCTAAAATTATTATAACTAAATTTATATAAATATGGCAGCATTTAATTTTAACGCAGGTCAGACCAACTACACCGGTGAGGTACTTGAAGATCTTTTGACCCTTACCGCTCAAGACAATGAGACTTATAAAGAAGGTCTTATTCACATTAAGTCGGGCATTCAAAAGAAATACGCACTTCCGAGTGTTCGTCTTGGCAGGATTATCCAAGATCATAAGCCGACTCCGAATTCAAGTCAAGGCGAATATGAATTTGCAGAACGCTATTTGGAACCGGAAGATTTCATGGTTTATTTGGAATTCAATCCTCGTGATTTTGAACAGTATTACCGTCCGTTCCAGCCAAAGGGTAATTTAGTGTTCCGTGAACTTGATCCAAAAGTTCAGTCTGTTATGATTCGTTTGTTGATGGAGCGCAAAATCGAATACATTAATCATGCTATTTGGTGTTCAGCAACGGCAGAACAAAAAGCAAAAGTTTCTAGCTCTGACGGCACTGTATCCGCAGGTAGCACTGAAATTGGTAGTGATGATGATGCTGGCCCGATGAAATATTTCAACGGTGCAATCATGCGTATGCTTATGAATTCAGCAGCAGAAGAAACTTCTGAAGATGCCAAATGTGGTCAAATCAAAGTTGCTGGAACAGGAACTTTTGCTGATGGTGCAGCTGTTGAAAAAGAACTCTATGCGATGTGGCAGGCTACAGCTCCGAAAGTTCGTAAGAAGAGTGGTTTGGTTATCTTAATGGACTATAAGTCATGGGATGCTTATAATCAGTATTTGTCTGACAAGACTATGAAGTATAACGATAACCGTACTGAAAACGAACATCGTTTCCAGGGCAAACGAATCATCCCTATGGTTGCATTACCGGATGATACAATCATCATGGGCTGTTTTACAACCGGTGTTGATTCTAACCTTTGGATGGGTATTGATTATGCCAATGATGAAGAGGTTCTTCAGGTTGAAAAGCTTCAAGCTAATTCAGAGTTGTATTTCTTTAAGATGTTGATCAAGATGGACGTAAACATTGTTCGTCCTTCTGAAATCACGGCACATATCCCGTTTAAATATGAATAATAAACAAGTGTTAGCGAGGATATATAATCCTCGCTTCACTTAAAAACTTACAATATGGGTAGAACAAGCAAAAAAAACGAAGCTGTCAATATTGAGGAACAAACAGTAGGGACAGTTCAAGAGGAACAGGTTTCTCAGGAATCACATATCACTGAACAAATACCTGAACAAGTATTGAACAAATCTGAAAAAAAAGAAGAAATTTCTCCTCGTGTGGCAGATCTGATGCGTCTTTATCCTCACTATGAGGAGCTTTGGATTACTACTAATGGGTTTGTACATCCAGTTGGAACTCCAAAGCATCTTTTAAAAGATGCAATCCTTTACAAGAATAAATTTTATAACAAATAAAACTCTTTACAATGGCTACGAATACTAATTTAGGAGGTGTTTTTACCACTGATATTGATGGTAAAAAGACCAGTAATGTGTTCCTCAGTACAGAAAATGTCGTTGGTCTTATTTTTGATACCAGTATCGTTGGTGGACTTGAGAAAGCTCTTGGAACAGACACTGTAGCAGCTAAAGCTTTTGCAAATGGAAATGTTGTAGAGCTTAATACCTCAAAAGACCTTAAAGAGGTCGGTATCGACGAATCTGTTTTGGCAGGTGTCGCAAAATACCATCTTGACTGTTTCTTTAGTCTTGCTGGTGGAACGCAACGCATCTTTGTTTCATTTATGAACAGTGATGATGATGATGATTTTGAAGCTGTAGAAAAGATGCAGCTTGCATCTGGTGGTATCATTTATCAAATTGGTGTATGGACTGGAAAGCCTATCGCTACTAAAAACGGTGACGATTCTTATTCGGTTGAAGCGGGCAATATTTGTGCTAAACTTGAATCTGTTGCTGAAATTTTAGGTGGTAAGGTTGGCATAACCAACTATGAAGGTAATGCTCCATTAAACATTTTACTTAATGCACCTATCATAAATGAAGCTGTTGTGGATTTGAAAAAACTCCCTGATCTCAGTGAGATGGATTTCCCTAAAGTAACTGTACTTGTTGGGCAGGCTCCTACTGATACAGTTCATAAGCTCATGTATGATGTTAATCATGTTAATGATTCAACTGAGTCATTTGCCCCGGTTGGATGCGTTGGTGCTGCTATTGGATGTTTAGCAGTTGCCCCAGCAAATGAAAGTATCGCTCATGTCAATGGATTTAATCTTGCCGCAGTAATGCAAGATGCAGAACTTGGTTTTGGCAATATTGTTAAAGATGATGACAATGACATTTATGGATCTGAATCTTCATTTACCAATATTAAAACGATTGGTTATACCAAGCGTAACACTTACCTTCACAAAAAAGGCTATGTTTTCTTAACCAATTATGACGGGCTGGAAAATAGTATTTTTTTCAGTAGCGATCAGACACTCAGCACTGGTGATTATCGTACAATCGCACGTTGCCGTGTAATGCATAAAAGTCGTAGAGTTGTCCGTCGTGCTCTTTTGCCACGCGTTAATAGTAATGTTGAGATTGATGTAACGACAGGAACATTGTCCGCTTCTGAAATTGCAGAATTTCAGAATATTGTGATTCAGGCGCTTGATATGAATATGGTCGAACCTGGAACATCGAAACCGCAAATTAGTGGTCGTACATGTATTATTGATGAAAATCAAGATGTGCTTAACACTGATGCGATTGATATTCATTACAATCTCGTACCTCTTGGAGTTACCAGTGTAATCAATGTTACAGAAGGTTTCACGTCAACCATTTAACGCCAAAGTTTAACCATATAAAACAATATAACAATGGCAGCAGAAATTAACAATGTAGCATATAGTTGGTCTATGATTCAACTTCAGACCAATTTTGATGGAGAAAGTGCTCAGGCTCCCATCTTTGTGGATTGTACCGCAATCAAGTGGGACACGAAACGAAAAATTGAATCTATTTATGGGCTTGGCGGTCAGCCTCGTAAGCGTGGTTTTGGAAACGTAACTTATGAAGCAAGCATTACATTACCATACGGTACTCAGATTGCTTTACGTGACAAATCTACTGATGGCACGTTGTTAGGTCTTGGAGAATTCAATTTGATTGTAAGTTGGGTAAATGATGTGGCGGCAAATGTAACATCAGAAACAGTCACTCTTGCCGGATGTATCCTTGCTGAAGGTGGTATGGATGCGAATCAAGATGATACTTCAATTACTAGAGAATTTGATTTGCATCCGCATCGTATTTATACCGGAAAGGTTCAATCCAATGCAAACATGAGCTGGTCTCACGAATTGTATGGTGGTGCGTAATCGGTTTTCTTGTTTTATACTATCAGTTGTTAAGGGGCGGTCAGCAATGACCGCCTCTTTATATATTTTTCGAGGTTTACTATTATATAATGATGGCGCATCAAATACGCCTCACTGAAGTATAATTTACAAACAATTAAAAACCAATTACAGCAATGGCAAAAGAAAAGAAAACAGAAGTTGTCGAAGATCGACAGACAACCCCGGCTATTGAGTTCATCAACGATGTGAATGTTCCAATTGAAGTACGTGAGAAAATTGTAAAGAAAGCAGAAGAACTGAAATCCCAGCACAAATTGCGTAAGATCTTCATCATTGTTGTTGAAGGTGAGGATGGGGATGATAAGCCTCTTTATATTGCTTATTTACGTCGTCCGAGTCTTATGCATTTCAGTCAGTATATGAATTTTGTCCAAAAGGATTTGGTACAGGCAAATAAAATGCTTGCAACCAATGTGTTCCTTGAAGGGGATCGTGAACTGGTTGATGATGATGAGTTGTTCTTGTACGGCACAATGCAGCAACTCAGCCATTTAATTGATTCTCGTAATGCTGACATGGTAAAGCAATAGAGCGTTGCCGGATAGGTAAAGAAGATTATTTTCGACAACGCTTTGCACTAACCGCACACTACTATCCTAATTTAGATTTTAACACTATGAGCATTGAGGATTTTGCCTTTTGGTCAGAAAATGCGTATTGGATGCATTCACAAATGCTTATGGTACAACAAGCAAATTCCTTGGGTACGCTAACAGGCGGTGCAAAATAGAATGGAAAAATAGGGGCTATTATGGCTCCTATTTTTTTATTCGTACTATTATAAAGAAAACAATATGGCACAACTTAGTTATATTAACACCGGCGTTAAACAGAAACCGGATTTAACCTTTAATATTCCGACTGATGAAAGCGTCGGGGCAATGTTGTTTGATATAAGTGGATTTGATAAACCCTTTGACGATTATCCATTACTGTATCATAATTTTAAAGATGGTAAGATTCAATGTGTAAAGAACATGGATGATGCAGTTTTATTGGGTATAGCTAATGATGGTTTTATAAATGGTTTATTATATCATCATTTGTCTCAATTTTATGATTTTGTTGGCAGAAATCAAGCTGTATATGTGGCTATTGCTGATTGTTCAAAAGATTGGGATATTGTTCAAAATATGCAGCAACAAGTAAGTGGAAGGGTGTTTCAAATAGGAATATGGACATCCCAGCCTATATGGAGAATGAAAGATGATAATACATTAGGTTTTACTTCTCTGATTACGGATTTACAATTACAAGCTGATGAAATTAATGGTAGGGTTGGCATATCTACGCACACTATGGTACCTCTTAATATTATACTTTGCGGAAATAGCTACTATGTAAAAAATGGGGAAGTTAATTATAAAATTCTACCAAATGCAATTGAATTAAATTGCCCAAAGGTTTCAGTGGTGCTTGCACAAAATGGCTCTCCAGAAGCACATCTGATACAAAAAGACAATCCATTACAAGCTCCAGTAGGTTCATTAGGTTTGATTATGGCATGTTTGGCACTTTGTGGAGCTGAAGAAAGTATTGCTTCATTGGACAAATGTGATTTGAATAAAAATGAAGGATTCAACTACCCTGAATGGGGAGTTGGAAATGATGGTACCCCGATAGAAAGTGTGCATCGTATATGGGCCAATATTATATCATCGCGTGGATATATCATACCAGTTGATTACGAAGGTATAGAGGCTTCATATTTTTTTAGCAGCGACCAGACATTATGTGATGGGGATTTTAATACGATTGCTAATAATCGGGTTATACATAAGTGCAGAAGAGCTGTTTGTACAGCTCTAATACCATACATTAATAGTCATCATATCTATGTGCCTGGAACGCATAATATCAGTTCAACATCAATCGCAATCATCACAGATTCTATTAATACTATTTTGGACTCTGTTATGAGAAATAAGCAAGGACTTAATCAAATAGATGGTAGGGTCGTGACATTTTTGGAAAATGATGATATTTTAGAAACAGACTCCATCGCAATAAAAATGGATATTAAACCAATTAATTATAGCGGATTTATATCAGAAGAAGTTTCACATGATATAGGATAAGTATATTATCATAAAAACACACCCCAAGCCTACAAAATGACTTGGGGCTTTTATACACTATTAATAGGTAGTAAAACATTTAAATTTATTACCTATGGCAGATTATAAAGATTATATCGTCAGATATGATATTCAAGCCGACGTAACAAAAGCCGCAGAAGGACTTCAATCAATCGCAAATATTGCTAAAGAATTTGAGGTTCCAATGAGAGAACTTTCTGCTGCAATCAAACAAGTAAGCCAGTCGGCATTCCAGTTAAAACAAAACGCAAATATTTCTTTTGCACCTAAAATTGATGTCGGAGCATTTAATAACCAGTTGCGAAATATGGTTATTCAGGTAAGAAGTGCTGCCGCAGAAATGCACGCTGCATTATTTGAAGCTCTGTCAGGAAACACTTCCGCAACCAAAGCCATGCAAAAAGGAATTAGCACGGCCCTTGGAAGTCCAAAATCTATTAAAGACTTAAAAAGTGACATTGTTGCTTATAATAAAGAACTTGATAAACTTTTAGGCACACCAGTAACTAAAAAGGGTAAAACAACAAGGAATAGGGATGGTGCAATTCAAATGGCTAAAAATGCCAAAATGGATGATCGTGTTATCGAACTGGAAGCACGTAAGAAAATGCTTCAGCAGCTAATCAAACAGCGTAATGCAGATCTCTCCGTTGCTGAGAAACTTGAGAAAGAAGCGTCTGCAACAGCGATAAAAACAGATTCTAAAACTAAATCAAAAGCGACAAGCACAAGTCAGCCAAAACCCCAACCAGCAAAGCTAACTAATGTTACACCATCTGTTATCCGAGAATGGAAAAAAGTATTTGGAGATGCTAAAAGTAAATCATTGCTAATTAACATTAGGGGAAATGCCAGTGGCGCAAATGGTGCATTGACAGTTATCCAGCAAATACAAACTTCTCTTGAAGCATTACAAGCAAAAGGCACGTTCAACATTAATCCAGTGCTGAACATGGAAGCTTTTGCCGCAGCAGAAGCTCAACTTAAAAGATTGGCCGGATTAACATCTTCTGTTACGGCTCCATTTATAGCAAAGGATGAAAGAGCGCAGGGGTCAAAATTAGGAAGTCCCGTAACGTCACTGACAAAAAATGAAAAAACGAAATTATCAGAAGCTAAAAAACAGATTAAAGCATGGAATGAAAAAATTTCAAGCGTGCAATCTCGTTTAGATGCAAATAAGGCAAAATATGAGCAAGCACCGACACCCGGATTAAAAGGACAGATTACCCGTGATACTAAAACTCTTGAAAAATATCAAGCTAATAAATCAGCGCAAGAAGATGTCATAAAAAGTCTTCAAGGTAAAACTGCTACAGCTGTACAATCTTCAACCAAAGGTATAAAACCATTATCTATTGATATTATAGGGAATTTAAAAGGGGTTAATATTACCGGAAAAACTCCTATAGTACCAATTATAGGAGAGTTGGCTAAAATACAAGGTAAAATTACTGAAACCATCCCAGTCAATGTTAAAATTATGGCTGATCAGGTGGCTGCATCCATTAAGTCTATACCCACTCCAACATTAAATGTCAATGTACGCCTGAATACAGAGGGGATTGCGCAACAGTTGCAAACAGTTACTGCAAAACCAAAATCAGTAACAAAACCTGAGACCAAAACAGAAACTGCTCCGGTGAAAGGAATTGGTGCTAAATCTAAGGCACAGTTTCCTAAAAATACAGCTTTAATAACAGGTGATATTGATACTAAAAATATCATCAATCAAATTAAAAATATTCCACGTCAGACTATTCCAATAGCGATAAAATTGATGTGGGAAAAAGGTGCTGTTGGCAGACAAGAGCAATTAAAAAATCTTGCAACTAAAATTCCGCCTGTAACAATTACTCTTGATACTAAAGCGGCCATTGCAAAGTTTGAAGAATTTATAGCCATTATTAAATCCAACAGCATTCAAAACATACAGCTTACTGCAAGCGGCAATGTTGCAAATGCAACTACAAATGAAGCTGTTTCTGCATCAGCATCTTCTACATTAGGAAGCAATAATGCTATCGCAAAAAACAAATCTTTGACAGCACAAGATAGGTATGCAAAATTAAAAGAGAATGCTGTAAAAAATGCAGAAAAAGCCAAAGCTGGTGGAAAGCAAATGGTTCTGAAAGGGCAAGAGGTAAGAGCCAAGGAACAAGCATGGCATGCTCAACAGCAAGCTATGTACAATCGTTTGTTTGAAGCTGTTCCTAAACCTGATTACGGATGGTTACAACGACAAGAAACGCAAAGAGCTTCAGAATTGCTTAAAATGCGTGAAGATGCAACTGCCGCATTTGCTAAACAGACACCTTTTGAACGAAGGGAGGCGATATCCTATAAAGAAACGGTTTCAAATAGTATAACTAGACACCAGCAAAAAGCTGAAAAGCTTAGAGCACAGGCTTATAATTCAATGTTGCCGTTTGCTCAAAACAAAGAGCAGGCAAATATGATGACTAAGCACCGCAAGTATTTTAAACAGGCTATTACAACTACTGGAATTATACCGACACAAGGGATGGATGCATCTCAAATGCTAAAATACTTACAAGGCGTATCAAGTCAAATGCAGTCATCCAGTGTAGCTGTTCCATGGCAATTGCAAAATCAAATAAATAAACTGGAAGGGCAGATTGCAAAATCAAAAGGTATTATAAGTGGCAGTTCTACACATAGAACTTCTGTAACACAGGGCAATAGTCAAAAAACATTCTTTGACCAGTCTCGTAAATGGGCTTATCCGTTTACAGGACAAACCTCATTCGGTGCCCGTACCCCTATGGCTGTAGATATGGCTAAAGGTGCAGGTGTGATGTTTGCAGTTGGAGGTGCTATGTCCGCAATAAGTGGGGCATTCAATGAAGCTGTAGAGTATCAAAACACCATGCGTACAACACAGTCTATTCTCAAGCATGGTACAGATTCATATACTAAAGACTCGTTTCAGAATATGGAGCGTACAGTGCGTGATGTGGGTGTAAAAACCAAGTTCTCATCTTCTGAAGTTGCTGATGCCGCTAAGTTTCTTGCAATGGCTGGTTATGATATTGAAGCTATCAATGCGGCCATCGCACCAATTGCAGACTTAGCCCTTATTGGAGATTCTGATTTGGGTGAAACAGCTGATAAGATGACCAACATTATGACAACATTTCAAATTTCCCCCAACAGAATGAGGGAGGCTGCAAATATCATGGCTACAACTGCAACCAGATCAAATACAGACCTGATGATGTTGGCTGAATCGGCTAAATACGGTGGTGGTGTTGCGAACATGTATGGCAGAAATGATCCAAATCTTTTTGGAGATACAATGGCTTTGTTTGGAGTTATGGGTAATGCTGGTATCCAAGCATCTTCAGCAGGTACTGCGTTAAGAATGATGTATATGAACTTGTTTAATCCCAACAATAAACAGAAAGCGCTTCTTGATATGCTTGAAAGCACATATAGTATCAAACGCTTTAAAGATAACGGAGAATATCGTGCAATGTCTGATATTTTGATAGATATGGCACAGAGAATACCAGAAAACAAAATGGCTGAGGTTATTGGTAGATTGTTCCGTATCACAGCACAACCAGGAGCAAATGCAGCTTTGATTGCGGCAGCTGGAGGGGAATTGAACAACGAGCAAGAAATTGTGTCTGGCTTCAATAGCGTTGGAGACAAGATACTTAAAGAAGGTCTTGGCCCACTGATTTCACTGATGAAGGCAAATCGTGAGTCTATAAATGGAAATATTTCAGGAGATATAGCTAGCTCCAAGCAGAACACACTTAAGGGATTGTGGGCACAAGTTACATCCACTTTTGAAGAAGGGGTTCTTGTCACTCTTGAAAACCGACAGGGTGAATTTGAAAACATGCTCAAACAGTTAAGTGAATATTTTGCAAAGCCTGAAACCATACAAATGATGCAAAATCTCATTGACATGATTGTTGATATAGGTAAGGTTATGGCGGGATTTGTGAAGATATGGACAGAATTGTATAATATGGTTCCTGGATTGATAAAATTCTGGGTAACTACGCAAATGCTCTTTACACAAATAGGAACTTTGATTTCTCCAATCATATCATTAATAGGTGTTTTTAATAGACTTGGTGGAGTTATTGCAAAGCTTTCAGGAGTGTCTATGGTCGGAAGCATAGCACTTGGAAAAACAACATCTAGAAAAATGATTGCAGATTCTGCTTTGCTTGGAGCACCGTTTGCTGTTGGTGGGTCTAATGTTATCCGGGGAAACGCAGCTGTAAGGGCAAATAGAGAATTGGCATCCAATGCTGTATTAGCTGGAGAACTTGCACTTAGTGGGGCTTCAAAAAGAGATACACTCAATGTCCTTAATAATGAGACACAACAGCATTATGCTGAAGTGCGCAAACGTGCAAACAGAATATATGGTACAGCACGAGCTGGAAGAGCCTTTAGAGCGGCTGCAACAGCTGTTCCTACAATGGCTACATTTGCTCCAATGATGACGGGAGTTAAGAGTATGTTTGTAGGTCTTCTTACTTCATTGGCAAAAGCTATAGGATTTCTTGTAAACCCGATAACATTGGTTGTAGGGGCATTAGGTGCTCTTGGATTTGGTGTGTACAAATTGTTCCAGTTCGTAAATGGCAATACTGAAGCTCAAATATTGGCTCAGCAAGAAATGGCTAAACGTTCTGCTGAAGCAACTAGTGCTATGATTAACAATAGTCAATGGTATAAAGAGCAATTGAATAAATTTAAGAATCCGGCACAGCAGCTTGAATCTGTCGGAAAGTCCAAGAAACAATTTGAATATGAAGAAAATGCCAATAGATTCAAAAGTGAAAATGCTGATATATTTGCAGATTTGTCTAAGAATGCGAGTTATAAGGGAATAGATCAGCAAGTTTCAAGTTGGCGTAAAAGATTTGATAATAATCCTCTTTATAAATTTGCCATAGGAAAAGACTATAATAAATTTGTTGGAGATGGATTAACTAAAGACAATTCTCAGTTACAATACACTGGCACTGATGCGGATGGTGGTATAGCTTTATATAATTTATTGTTTGGAGCAAAGAATAAAGCGAAATTCGTTCAAAATAATCAGATTCAGGCAGCATTAAGAACAGCTGGTGCCAATCATCCAGTTATACAAAATGCCAATGAGCAAATTGCTAATCTACGTCAACAATTTTTTGATGGAACTATCAATGAAGATGAATATTATAAGCAAGCATATAAAATTCGTGATAGTATTGTAAATCTGAATGACCCTAAACTTCGTTCATCTGCCGGAATGACACTTGAACAGTTTAATGGTATTTCAGATCCAAGTATCTATCGTGAGTATGCAATAGGTCAGTATAATATTATCAATTCTTTTATTAATGGTGAGTATGGGTCATTAGTTGGAAAGATTAATGCTTATAAAGAACTAAGAAACGGAATTGAGGTTTATTCAAATAAATGGTGGAATGCGATAGGTAATGTTATTGGCGATTTTCCCTTAATGTGGAATGCCATTTCTGCTGATGGGAAACAATCTGCTAAAATTGAATTGTCATTATCCATGCTTCCTGACGGAAAGATAGATCATAACAATATAATTAAACAGATAGAGGAAAAAGTTGGTGCGTTCAATAAGAACATACAAGACTTTGCAAACATGTATGCTAAAGTTTATATGATGATGGCTGAAGCAGGTCTTGTCCCAAAGGATAAAGAGAACGCTCAGAAATGGACATTGCAACAGTTACAAAATCAGCAGATTTCAGCTGAAGATGCTGCATCATTCTATCATAATAATGTTTCGGATAGTTCTATTTTGAAGAAGTATGGAATAACTGTTGAGGAATATCAGAAATATATAGCTAATCCAAATGGGAAATTGACAATTAATGGCAAAACCTATTCTGCGGTCAATGATGTAAAATATATACGTAAAACTTTAGCGAACCAAGCTGTTGATAAAATATTGGGTAGAATACCGGAGTTTAATGGCAACGGACCACTTTTACCGGGTGGGCAAAACAATGGAAATGACAATGTGAATACTCAAACTAATAAGACTACAACGCCTAATGTTACAAATCAAAATGACTATGCTTCAAAATATGAGCGTTCGTCTGCTAGACCTACACAAATAAACATCCATATTAATGAGCTAGCTCACTTTGACCACACAACAGTAGCTTCAAGTGCTGAAGAACGAGATTTGGTTGAGTCAATGGAGTCTAAAATCACTGAAGCTGTATATAGAATATTTGCTGAAGCCTCTAACCATGCGCAAAGCACTATTGATTTAACATAAAAAGAGTCCCCGATTACCAATAATTGATTGGAAAAGGGGACTTTTCAAATTTACAAACTATTATAAGACATGAGTAGCTTAAATAATCTTGCAATTACAGCCACAAACAGTGCAATGACCTCAGCTATGGGGGCAATGTTTAATACTTTGCAAAGTAAAATAGCAAATGGTGGCAGGGATAGGAACTGTAAGTTCTACTATAATGACGGTGCCGGCGGCTCTATTTTACAAGTAGCAGTCAAGGGGGCTGTCGGGGGCGTTGTGTCTGAACTCAAAGATGAGGCGGTAAACGCATTTAACTCATTATTAAATGGTAAACGTACCAAAAGTAATATAGGGTCAGCATGGACAGAATCTGAACTTAAGAAACAGGAAGAAGAAGCCAAAGAATATGGCATGATGCAAGTCGATGGTGGAACCATTTATGCGCTTGATGATTGGGGATGTAAAGCTCCGGAGGCACTTATGCTTGGCATCGAACTGGACCAAAGTATAACGGTGACACAAAATTTCCCAGTATATCGTACCCAAGTCATTGATGCAAAAAAGGGAATATATAAAGAACAAGAACCCAATACAATTAATAATGTTGTGACTACTAAAACTTTGGTATGGTATGATACGACAGCTCTTGTAACAATCAATTCAGATAAAAATTTAATTGCTACACGTGTTCAGGGGCGTGACTACAGCAGAAAAGAACTTGTGTCTAATGGAGATATTAAATTTTCCGTTAGTGGACAGATTACCAGTGGAAAACCTGATATTTATCCGTCTGAGGAAGTGAAGAAATTTATCAAAGTTATGCAGTATAAGGGGATTGTTAAAATCAATAATCAGATACTTGACCAATTTGGCATTAGTCATATTGTAATAACGAATTTCAATATATCGCCAAGACAAGGATATAAAGCACTTCAACAATATTCTTTTTCCGCTATTGGATTGCAACCAGAAAAGGATATTGAAATTTCAGAAGATACGATATCAATCATACCTCAAAAAGTTGTAGCAGACAAAGAGGATGATGGTAGCGAATGGATGAAGATGTTAAATAACCAATTGGAGGGACTGAAATCTATGGCTGCTGACGTATTTAGTCAGGGGGTAGGTCTTGCAGCCGGAATGTTGGAAAATAAATTATAACTTATGGCGGCAGATTCAACATCATTAAGAACACAACGTCCTGATATAGTCCAAAAAAGAGACTATACTTTGACGCCTCAATATTATGAGCATAAAGCGTATGAGGATAAGTTGGCAATACTTGTTTGTCAAATTAAGATATGGAAAGCTAATGGTACGGATTGGTTTTCAATTCCTACCGCAAATCAATGCTTGACTATCCGGGAATGTGAAAGTATTGAAATATCAGATTCATCCAAGGAACTGATAAATAAAGCCACTGTAAGATTCCCACGAGGTACGGTAATCAGTCTATCAAGTAAAAAAGACAAAAATGTCAAGAGTGGAAATAAAGAGAATTCAACGGAAAAAACGAATAACCTAAAAGATACGAATAATGATGGCGATGTTACAAGCACATCAACAGCACAATTCAGTGATGATGGAATTTCAACAACCTCTATGGCAGTTAATTATGATGATAAGGGATTAATAGATTTCAATCGCTCAAAAACGGAAAAAGCACTATTAAGTCCTAATGATGTCGCTATTGGAAATCGTATTGAAATCAGGCTTGGGTATGCTTATTCTGAAATTGAGTTTAATAAAATGAATACGGCAGATAATGATCCCAATATGAATGTTGCTTTTACCGGATTCATTACTGCTGTTTCTGTAGATACTCCATTGGAATTGGAATGTACCAATATGGCCCATGTTTTAACAGCGGTCAGTACCCCTAACATTTCGGTTAAATCCACTTTGTTTGTGAAAGATTTTCTTGATGATGATGGGAAATATCATCTTTTAAAAGGAACTGGAATATCATTGGCAGAATCAAGTAGGGGCTCAAATATCTCAGTAAGCGGTGGAGCTATCAGCAATAATTTGACTATTGCGGATGTACTTTCTGAATGGAGCAAAAGTGGTGTGCTCTGTATAATGGAAACAAAATCGGATGGCAGTGTACGACTTCGGGTTGGATTAACTTATTATGCTGGTAAGGGAGGAGGAAATCTGCCTAATAACGACAAAAAATACATCACATATAATGGTGGAAACAATTCTGTTATGCTTATTCAGTTTGACTGGGATGTGGCGCAAGATAAATTAAGTTTAAAAAGAAATGACAAAAAGTATCTTGCGGTTGAAGCGCAGGGCCGAACAAAGGATAACCAATTTTTTAAACTTACGATACGGAAGAATCCAAATTCAGACGATGAGGGGTGGATGGTAGATTCTGACGGTCAATTTCAAGTAGTTAATCGTCGTAAAGTTAAAGATCGGAAAAAGATGAAATATGTCAATGGTACATTCAGTACCAAGATGGTTGAGGGGCATTTGACAGACCCGGTAAAATTAGACAAATACAATGTTATCCACTATTTATCTACTAAAATTGGTATTACTGAAGAGGAATTGATTGAAGAGGCAAAGCAGTATTGGGCCAATTATAATCCTAATGGTATATCAGGCTCATTAGTGATTTTCGGTGACTTGTTTATCAAGCCAACTGATATTGTCGGGCTTGTTGATGTTCGTCAACCTGAAAAGAATGGGTATTATTATGTGGAGTCAGTTAATACTACATTTGGTATAAACGGATATAGACGTGAACTTAAAATACCATTCAAAATTGCCTCATTTGCAAAACCAGTTCAAATCATAAAATAAAATAGATATGTCTCTTACAGGTGAAATAAATAAGATTTCAGGTGATGTGCGTAGATCAATTGAAAAAATGGCTAAAAGCGGTATGGTCAGTTCTGATGGCTCTGTACGTGGAACCAAAAAAATATTTGGTTATGTATGTGCTATCCATGAAGATGGGGATTTAGCCGGAACTATTGATGTACAAGAATTTAATTATGAGCCGGATGAGTATCAAACAATGGGGACCGGTCATCATAAGGGAGTATTGTTATCAGCTATTCAAGATAATAAAGACGGAATACAAATTGTGCCAATGTTGTATTCAGAAGTTGTTATTGTTCAAAACCCGACTGATGGATGTGAATACGTGCTAATGTATAGCCATGCTCGCCATATCAAAATAAAGGCCTCGTCGTTGGAGGATTTGGATGATGGTGAAATAGAAATAGGCGTGACAGAAGTCAAAAGTTTTGTTGAAACAGATGATGGGCTGGAAAAGGATTATTATGAATTGGAATCAACAAGGCACAAAACAAGTACAACCTACAAATCACAATCTATAATAGACCATATTGTTTCTCCCGATGATGAAAAAGGTTTTAAGCAAGAAAAAACAGTTGAATATAAAATCATTACAGTCGGAGATACAAAAGTCACTATTGATGGTGAAAACGTGACTATTGAAACGAGCAAACAAGTAAACATCAAGACTGATACGGCGAAGATAGAAACGAATAGTTGTGAAATCAAAGGAAGTGATGTCAAGGTGGATGGAGGAACCGTCACCATTACCGGAGGAACATTAAAAACAAAAGGGGTGAGCAACACTGACCTGAATGGGCCATTCAATGCCATAAAAGCCTGTCCTTTCAGTGGCGCCCCACATTGCGGCTCTTCAGTTAGTGGAACTTAATTTTTGAATTATGAGTAAGACAGCTTTTGCACAAACAATAATCAGTAAACTTAAAGCTGCTATAGGAACTGATGGTGGCAGCTATACTTCTGGAAGTGCATTATCCGCAATGGCTGCTGTAGCACAAGGAATTACAGAATATTTAATAGCAAATACAACCGTCACGATTGCGTATGCCGGAATCGTATCGGCAACTGTGCCATACCCAGACCCGATAATTGTAGATACTTTTAAAATTATAGGCACTTGCGCTCCACCCAGTCCGGCAAATAGTTTTGATAGTTGGATAAAACAAATCGAAACAAATATTATAATCGGATTTCAATTAGCCCCATCAGGAAATGCAGGGGTTGTGTTTACGCAAAAACCTTTTTTAAATATTGGAATTAAAACCATGCAAGAGAATCTAAAATCCGTACATGATGTTTCAGATAAGGATCCACAATTAAAAGTATGGGAAGTCGTTTGCGGTGGAATTATGGATTGGATTAATAGTGTCGCATTAAATAGTATTGCCGGGCCTGCATCACGACCAACCGCACCATCGGTAGGAACGGCATCAATCACTAAAATCACAATTACTTAGAATGATGTTGCGGTGTACTATTATAAAATATAAGATATAATTAATATGGTAAGGGACTTGATTTTAGATATGAAAGAGCGTGATTTGTTAACCGAAGACAAATCCAATACCGCTGAACCGGTATTTGACTCTTTATGGGGGAATCTATTTGATGAAGATGAGGCCATAGATGTTTTGATTTGCAATATAATCATTCCCGAAGCGTATTGGAGCATTGTTGGATATGAAAACGGAGAAATGACTTGTCGCTTCACATCCGTATATGTTCCGGATACAAGACATTTCAGAGTCCGTTTAGTTGGATTGAAAAATGGTCAATACGGTGTCTTTGATAATATTCGGGGCGAATTTGGAATTCCAGTAAACAGTTATGCCCTCAGTAAAAATATCGCAGCACCGATATCAGCCTGTATGTTGCCATACATTGATATTGATGGCGAGTTTATTGTTAAGATGGTTCAGAATTATAAATCTGAAATTTTGGACAAGGCGTATATTTACTCATCCAAAAGCACTGATATCAGCATAAACTATAGTGATGACCAGGCTTCTCAGTTATTAACACTGTGCGCACCCGGTAAAAGCTATCGTTATCCGACTACCGGTGTGGGCATTGCAAAATATCTTAATTGTATAGTAGCCCATTCGGATTTACATAAGGTACTTGAAGCTCAATTTGATGCGGATAATAAACCTATTCAAGATGCTGATTTTGATAATGAAACTTGCAAGCTTGATGTACTTTTTAATCCGGAAAAGGAGGTCGCGGATACGGATCTGGAAGATTTGGCAAATTTGAATCTTGATTTCTTCAATATGTTTACTGATGAGTATGTGCGTAGAAATATAGTATTGACAGAATTGTCCGATATTAATTTCATGGAATTATTGGATCGGTATTCAAATGTACTTAATATAATACTTTTTCAAGACTATACAACCACATCAACCCGTATTGCAAATAAGATTGAACCAGGTCAATTTAATGGAGTCGGAAACGTCATTCCCAGTAACGAATACTTTATAGTTTCAGCAACATTGGAGGCAAATACTATTATCATGTTTGATGATGAAAAAGAGGACGAAATTAAAGATGCTCCCTTATTTATCATTAATGATAATGATGAAACACGTTTATATACAGCATTGGTCGAACAACCATATTGGATTACTGAAACGTGTCATAAGTGTTTTATACTAAAACGCAGGTCCACTATCAAATACATGATTAGACAAGAACAATTTAGAATTGGCAAGGGGCTATATATGGTGCCTCAAACAAGTGCGAATATTAAAAATATGCTTGGATTAATACAAGACGTTAATACTGGACGATTACTTGGCATTGTTTCTAACAGCACCAATATTAGTGACATAACATTGGATGAGATAACTCAACATATATATGCAACTCAAATAATTCAATAATATCATTTTATCATGAACAATAACAATATTGTCAAAATAGGAACCGCCCTTAAATGGCGCAATACATTTGATATTACAAAAAAATATTATCAAGAAAATGTAGTCACTGTATGTGGTTGCGTATTTCGATGTAAAGTGTTGCAGGCGCAAGGTAAAACACCGGTTCGCATAGCGGATGATGCAGGGCATCTTGCTTTTGCTAATACAGATGTTTGGGATGTAATTGTTGATATGGTGTATTATTACAATTTCGCCATTGATACTAATAATCTCACAAAAGAAACATTAGAGTATATTAAAAAATTAGATGCTGAATGGCAGAAGCAACAGAAAGAAATTGAAGCGATTCAAAAAGATAACAAGAAACAATGGGAACGCATAATTGAAATTGAAAAATTAAATGCTGAACAACAACGTGAAATCAATTCTGTTCTAGACACATATAGTTGCTTTAGTGAAGGTATTTGGTTTGATACATTGCTTTGGAACAATGACTTGTTATGGAATAACAACAAGTATGCAATTACAGATGATCTGCAAAATCAAATTGATAAGCTTTCAAATCGCCATAAAGAGGATATTAAACAAATCAATTCAGATATTGAAGAGATTAATACGCACATGGCCCAGCACGAGGAAGAACAGCGTCAAATTAATAATTATCTATTGGAACAGAATGATAATTGGAATAATTCTATAAGCTGCTTTAGTGAAGGTGTATGGGAAAATTTGTTGCATTGGGGTAATCTGTCTTTATGGGACAATAATAAATTTTCTATTACCGAGAATTTGCAAAGTCAGATTGATGAGATTATAGAAGAGCATAATAATGACACAAAGAATATAATCAATCGTTTTGAAGAAAATGAATCGTTGATAAATGAGCATGATACACAGTTGGTAGATTTGCTGGAACGATTTTGTTGCTTTAGTAATGGTCAATGGGATAACGAATTAAAATGGAATAATGCGACTGTATGGGAAAATTCAAATATGATGTGCAACACATTTAAAAATGTGTTTAATAAAATAGATGAACATGATACGAGCATAGCAAATCTCATTGATGAACATGAAATTATTTATAAAAGTATTGATCGTTTAGAAGAGGAGATTGCCAATAATAAAACAGCAAATAAAGAGCAACAGAAACAAATAGATAATCTTCTTAGAATTCATTCAGTCATAAACAATGGCTTTTGGGATAACAGTTTGCTTTGGACCAATGAATCGGAATGGACCAATCGAACGCCCGTTGACCAATTAACTGAAGTGGTTGTCCAGAATACAAATGATATTGCTCAAAATAAAAAAGAGCTGGATGACTTAAATGCGGATGCAGAAGAATTGGAAAAGAGTGTGGCAAGGTCTGAGAATAACATCAAGACTATCAACACGCAATTAGAAGAAATCTCAAAAGGACAAACTGTTCAGAATGAGAAAATTGCACAGATTGGATCACACTTCTGTTGTTTCGCAGATGGAATATGGGGAGATTGGTTTTTGTGGCATAATGATGATATATGGGCTAACAATGTAAATAATCATGAAAGCCGAATTTCTGAGATGGAAATGCAGTTTGCCAGCATGATGAATACGCTTGTAATCCTGCAGAAACAACTTACGAAGCAGATGGAAGAGCTTGATAGGCAGAAGGTTCTTCTTAATACCATAATGGTTTGTTTGTCTGTAATCAGTGTCGGCGCATGGAACAACGATCTGTTATGGTATAATGAAGCTAGATGGTCAAATGGTAATTTCTCGGAAAATGAAAATGACAAGTTGACAATACAATCTTATGATAAAAATAGCGGGACAATAATATTGAATCCTGTTGCATACTATTATAATGAGATGGAACAATCTCTCGAATTCAAGGATGTGGGGTATTCTTATGACAAACCTACAGAAACCTTGGATTTTGACGTATTAAGTAAACCCTAAATGTGGAGGGGTAAAGATCCACAACTATATATTAACTGCTTAATTTAATAGAAAACATGGCAGATTTAAATGTAACTCGTTTTTATCATTGACGGTAAAACATTCGCAATTCCAGGTGCAGGTGTCGCACAAGCAGGTTTGATGTCGGCTGAAGACTTCAAAAAATTATCAGGCGTTGCAGCCGGTGCACAGGTCAATGTAATTGAAAGCGTGAAAATCAATGGTGTTGCTTTAGAAGTAGCCTCAAAGATTGTGGATATCCTGATCACTTCCGGTACTAAAAATGGTACTGTCAAAGTGAATGGTGTTGATGTAGAAGTAAAAGGACTGGCGGCATTGGCTTACAAGTCTCAAATTACCGAAACTGAATTGGCAGAAGCCTTGAAGCAAGTCATTAATGCAAAGGCTGAACAGAGTGAGGTTGACACTTTGAATGAAAAAATTGATGTCTTGAATGGCGCAGGCGAAGGTTCTGTAAACAAAGCTGTAACAGATGCGATCAATAAATTTGCGACTGATATTACCGATGATGGCGTTGTAAATTCATTTAAGGAATTGGTTGATTGGGCTGCTTCACATGGATCTGAGGCAAGTAAGATAGTTGCTTCCGTTGAAGAACTAAAATCAAATAAGGTTGATAAGATGGTTGGATATGGTCTTTCAAAGAACGACTTCACTGATGATTTAAAAGACAAACTGAATGGTATCGCAGCCAAGGCGACAGCTAATACCTATAGTTACGATGAAGGCACCCAGACTTTGACTCTGACTGGTTTTACAGTAGCTCAATAATTCATATCCTAAAGCTAAATCCCAATGGCAGACAACGATGTATTCAAAACACTAAAAATAGGAGGCAAAAGTTTTGGCGTGAAACCTTGTTGGGAACAACTTGGAATCACAAAAGACTATATGCTTGCTCTGTTAAACCGTGATGAATATACTCCCGTTGCGACCAAACAACCATCATATACAGATACACTTTATACTGACCCGGTAAGTGGAAATCCAGCAGGGTTTCATGCCGGACAGTGTGTGGTATATCCAGATTACGATATTCCGGACGGATGGGGGCTTTCAATAGCCAAACACGTCCTTTACGATGATCAGGGAATTCCTACAAAAGTATTTTGGTATCATGCGACAGACATTGAAAAACACATTGCTTCATTAGAGGAAAATGTCACAAAGACTTTTTATGGATGTCTTGGTACTGGATTGTGGGTAAATGAATTTCCATGGCAAAATGATGCTGTTTGGAACAATGGTATTTAAAGTTTTTGTTTAACGAGACTATTATATATTGATTAAATATTTAAATCAAAAAATCAAGTAATATGGCAACAGAAATTACAATGGAAACCGACTGGGGAGCGAAAGGCGCTCAGTTGACTGGAGCACAGGTTCAAGCGTTCATAAAAGGACAATTGAAGTCTTTGCATGAAAAGGACACTTCACTTCAGAATCAAATTAACAATTCAGAGCCTCGGTTGCAGGCTGCAACAGATGGCTGTTTTGTCACTTATCATCGTAAAAGTGACAATTGGCCTTTAGCTATTCCATATTGGAAATGGCCGGATTTGGAAAAAGCAGGAGAAAAAGCTGATGGAGTACTTGTATTGATTGACGGACAAGCACCTATTATTGTTTCTCCAACTGGTACTCAGCTTAAATGGTCCAAGAATGCTGTAGCTGTTAATACTAATGTTGGTGGCGATTACAGTAAAGCTTATGTCGATTACACTGGCAAAACTCGGACCGCTGCTATCATAGCAAAAGGTACAGAATTGTTTGGCGAAAATAAAGGTGAATGGAATCAGTATGCGCCGGCATGGTGTAATGCTTATGACCGTTCCTATGATAAGGGCGATGAAGCACATACTAAAATCGGTATTGGCGCAGGACAATGGTGGTTGCCATCTATTGCAGAGTTGATCATCATCTGGAAACACAAGTATGCAATCAATCAATGTCTCTCAGTCATTTCGGGCGCCAGCCCGCTTGTTGAGAGTTGGCATTGGAGTTCTACTGAGGGCTCGGCGCCGAACGCTTGGTACTTGAACCTGCTCGACGGCCTCCTCTACGGCTGGACCACTAAGGTGTCGGACAGCGGCTATGTGCGTGCCGTGGCAGCATTTCATTAACCCTTTATCCCTTCAACCCTTTAACTCTTCGGAGCGAAGCGACGTGCGAGCAACGCGAGCATAAAAGGGTTGAAGGGGTAGTATATATTCAACTTATCACAAGAGACGTCGCCTTTTGGAAGGTTCAGTATGGTTCCAACCTCTTGTATAAAATGAGTATATATGGAATGTTAAATCAAAGGTTGGTAATTTGATGATAATCAGTGTTTTGTAGTTAAGAGAATTGATAAAGGCAGTGTTTAAATAAAAAGAGAAGTTGTTATGGCTTTATCCAACGAATTACCGGTTTATATAGATACATATCATTACATTCAAGCAGTACTCGATACTCACAAAAATTTCCCAAGAGATATCAAACATACAGTTGGGCAGGAATGGATTAGAAGAGTAATTACGCTCCCTACTTTTATAGTACGGGCAAATATGTTCAAAAGTGAACGTGAAGCGTATCTTACTGATTTCATTTGTGAATTTGAGTTCTGCAAATTGATAGTTCGTTTAGCTGGTGAAAATCATTGGATAAGCCGCAAGCAACAATCTCACCTTATGTATTTGGAGGCGGCTGTCGGCAAACAAGTGACAGCATGGAAGAACGCATCAAAAGCAAAATATCGGAAACGTATTAATGAAGCCGAAAAATAGTAATTGATGCAACGCACGGAGTATGGAAGTTTACGGATGACCATAGAGTTTGCGCTTCCGTGAGAAATGGGGGTACTACTGCCATTATGTAGTTAAGGATAAGAAAATGTACCCGATACACTGAGAACTCGGCGACGAACGCTTGGAACTTGAACCTGAACGACGGCAACCTCAACAACTGGAACACTAAGGTGTCGAACAGCAACTATGTGCGTGCCGTGGCAGCATTTCTCCGAAAGGTAATTTTGCGAATAAGTAATTGTAGTACAATATAAAATAAGTATTATCACATTAGTGCTGATATGGTGACGTATGAGGATTTGGTAGAGGCCTATTATGATTGTCGTGTACATAAGTCGCGGACAAACAACTGCATTAAGTTTACTCTTGATGTAGAGGGTAATCTATATGATATGATGCAAGCCATCAACAATAGAACCTACCAGCCTAAACGCTCCATTTGCTTTGTCGTTAGTCGCCCCAAATACCGTGAGGTGTTCGCTGCTGATTTTGCAGACCGAATCGTGCATCATTACATCAGGTTACGGTTAGAACCGATTATTGAGCAAAAATTTAATGATAGGACATTTAATTGTAGAAACGGAAAAGGCACATTGGCTGGAGTTACACAGTTGAAGCATGATATAATTGAATGTTCTCATAATTATACAACAGACTGTTATGTGGCAACAGTGGACATCAACAGTTTCTTTATGTCTATCCCTAAAAAACTTGTTGAAAATTTAGTTATTCAACTTGTGAAAGACAAATATGATGGCGATGACAAAGAGGACTTAATTTATTTATGCCACGTTGTATTAAGCCATAGTCCGGAGGACAATTGCATCAAACATTCATCAGACGAAATGTGGACGCATCTACCGTCCAGCAAATCATTGTTTACTAACGGAAAGGGGCTGGGTATGCCAATTGGTAATCTGCCATCTCAGATGTTTGCTAATTACTTATTAAATGAAGTTGATTGGGCTATTGAAACGGATTGTGGTATTAAATATCACGGACGCTATGTGGATGATATTTATCTTGTTGCAGAAACAAAAGAACAAATCCTAAACGCCATTCCAATCATCAGGACACGCTTGGAATCATTAGGACTTAAATTATCTCCAAATAAATTTTATATGCAACATTACAGCAAAGGTATAGATTTTACCGGTGCTATAGTAAAACCTGGAAGAGTCTATCCTTTGAATCGGACTGTCACTTCATTCAGACACAGTATTGACAGACTCAATCAGTGTAAAACCAAATCTCAGATAATAAAAGCATTGTATTCCGTAAATAGCTATTTAGGGCTAATGAGACAATATAATAGCTATGCTATCAGATATAATGTCTTACATGAAATAGATAAAAGATTGTATAAATGGATATATATTAAAGGCAATATGGAAGTAGTTGCCCTGAAAAGAAAATATCATCCTAGAACACGTATAAATTATAGATTATCACATGGGCTTAATCACAAATTGTCATTACCAAGACCTATAGCTGATTTTGAAGAAAGAGAAGATAGAACAAAATATATCAGACTATTGGCTGAGCACACTTCAGTCGATATTTTGCCAATAAGTGAACTTAAAGAGAGAGCAAGACTATTATCTAATATATAGCATAAGTTTAATTTTAAAATTGTTGAGACATGAGTGAAATTAAAAATGTCAATGAAATTGACGAACTTAACGGGTCCGAAATTTTAACCCCGGAACAGATTGCAGAAATTGAGGCTCAAAAAGATCAAGAATTGTTTGGCGATAATGTCAAAAAGATTGGTGGATGTGCCGTAGTGACCGTTGACAACGAAGTTATTGCTGTAGAGATGCCATTTACCTATCCGCAGCTTGTAACGGCGATTGTGCGACATAAATATGGCTCAGACCAGACCGAAGCCATTCTTGCCAATATTATTTCAACGCAGACGATGCAAATATCAGAGCAAAAAGCAGATGAATATCTGAATGAGTATGCTACATACAACGACTGGCGAAATAAGGCAAAGAGTATTGCAAAGGAAGTGCTTGGAATAAAAGAGTAACAATTTCTTGATAAAAAGCCGCCCTTGGGTGAATATATCCTTGGGCGGCTTTTTATAGGTAGATGGTAAGTTTCAAGGTATAATTCATAAAAAACAAGGTGATGAACTATTATTAATAAAAACGAATACAAATGTTACAATATAAGGTCAGAAGCGGACAAAATATATATGATGTTGCTCTAACTCTCTATGGTAGTGTGGAGGGGATTTTTGACTTGCTTGTAAGCAATAAGGGGCTAAACATGGATACAAAGTTATCCTATGGCATGATACTCAATTATCATGAAGAGTTTGCAATAAATAAAGACATTGTTATATGGTTAAAAGACAACAATATATTGGTAAAGAATGGGGAGCATGTACATAATTATCTTGATATAGAAAAACTTATAAAATCACATATCCAAACTTATCATCAGAACATATACGATGAGTTACAGCTTATGTCTCCGGACGAACAAGATATGTATTGGGAATCCCTATACATGCCTCGGATGGTAATCCAGCAACAAGGACAATTGTCAGCCATCAAATTAAAACTGAGGCCTCAAAAACATCTGATTGTTGATTGGGGAGATTACACGCAACCACTTATTGTGGAAACCAATGAAGAACATGAAATTGAGCATTGTTATAAGGGAAATGGGCAACACACTATTACATTATATGGAGACTTTGAATTTGAATTGTTCGATTTGAGAGAAGTAAATGGCGTGTATTATCCGCTTGGAACCATTTATGCCGACACATTTATGTCAGAACTGAATATTGAGGATTTAAAAAAACTGATAATAACACAATGAGAAGCGTAAGCCAAATCTATTCAGAAGCTGTTGCTACGAGAAACAATTACTTGCAGTTGACAGAACTAAATACTGGGAGAAGTAACAGTAAACTCAGCATGATTAACCTGCTAACGTATGTAGTAGCTGTTTGTATTCATACTTATGAAGCAATATTAGACTTGTTTCAGGTTAAATTAGTCGAGGTTCTTGATGGTAGAATTAACGGAACTCCAGATTGGTATGCTATCATAGCTAAAAAATTTCAATATAATGACACTACAGAGACAGGCGACCAATTGATTTTCAATGAAAACACTATGAAGCTTGAATATGCCGATGTAAATATGTCTCATAGAATAATTGAAAAAGCTGCATGGCAAAATGATGAAAATGGAACATCCCTAATACTTAAAGTATGTAAGGCAAATGACAATTCAAATGAAATCAATAATGGAATACCATATATGCCATTGAATGACTATGAATTGACCGCATTCAGAATGTTTATTCAACAAATAAAATTTGTCGGAGCAGACATTTATTGTGAAAGTTCACCAGGTGATATTGTGACTATTGTTGCAGACAAATATAATCCCATATTTTATAATGATAGTTATGTTACCGCTGCACAAGCACTTACAAATCTACAACAAGCCATGATAGATTTTGCCAATGAAATGGAATTTAATGGCATGTTTTACTATCAATCTGCATTAGATGTGATAAGAAAGACAGAACACATTACAGATATTGGCAACAACATCAAAATTTATGTCAGCTCATACAATAGTGAGGACCGCAAATATAATGAACCGGTTGAATTGACTGGCAGAATTAAACTGAAAAGTGGTTATATCCGATTGCTCGATACGGATTCAGCCATAACAATCAATAGTGATAACTTAACATTGATACCGGCTTCAAAAATGGACCAGTATTTTGAATCATTGAATTCTGAGAAATGATAAATATTGATTTTGCAAATATCAATAATGCCAAATTGATTGGGCGGCTCTTACCTTTTTGGGCAAGAGGAAAGAAAATGTCTTTATTTTTACAAGCAATCCTCAGCCCAATTGCTTCGGTTCATAATTTATTTAAAATATGGGCATTAGAAAAATTCATAGAGTGTCACATAACTGCTCAAAAAGCATCGTTGGAATGGTATCTGAGATATAAGCTTAAATCTCATTTTCATAATGAAAATGATAACTTTTTCATTACACATGGCATTAATGAATCACTATCATGTTTTAGTAGTGACGTTTGGCGTAATGGATTACATTGGGACAACAACTTACGATGGAACGTGGAAACTGAATCATTAGTACACATGAATATGAACCTGTCTTGCATAAACACTGGTATGTGGGAAAATAGGATGTTATGGAACAATGCTCTGCTGTGGGATAATGAAGATAATGGCAAAAAATATAATGATGACTATTTGGAAATTGTAAATCAGACGAATGTCTATGCCCCAGCCATCATTGATACGGTAGATTATAACCATGAGGATTACGAACGTGACATTAGAAATATCATGTCCAAATTCATGATCAACTTCAATAAAATACATATTATAATTGCGGATACAGAGTAACAAACCAATAAATAATTTATCAGTATGAAGATTTATAATTTTGGCAATGATTATGCCTTTCAGCAAAAACAAAAATTAGAACAGGAAGCACCAAAAATGAATCCAAGTTCTGAAAACAAAGTAAAAGAGGAATCCAATGTTGAAAATCAAAATTCAGATGCCGGACTCGACAATGTGCCAGCTATCATTAAAGAGGATGACAAACAAATCCAGGTGTCGGAAACCGCAAAAAAGAAAAAAGAAGCGGGGACCAAAGGTTGGAAAAAGCAAGAGGGTAGTCAAGTTTAATGAAACTGCTGTGGGGCATTTTCTTTATGTCTATGCTCCTATTCAGTATCATCTGCTGATGGAATACTGTAAGGCAATTAAGCAAGTAGAGAGAGGGCAGCGTATCAAATATAATATAATTGAAGCAATAGCTATTAACAGTGATAACGCTGCTTTCAAAACAGCACGTTTCAGACGAGCGCTGATAGCTTATCGGAGATTCGGTACTCGTCCGTTAAGAAAAACCGGTTGGTCTTTAAGAGACGCTGTTTATTATGCAAGGAACAGTTATCATATTCATGAGGTAGTAAAAAATGGGGACATCTTATTTTGAAGTGTCCCTTATTTTTTGTAAACTAATGCCTTTTAACTATAAAAAATAAGTTGGTGGAATTTAACAAAGTCAACAATCAAGTGCAATTATAGTTATCGAAATTATATTTTCAATCAAAAAGCTAATATAAAAGGGGAAAGTATAAACTTCTAAAAATGTTTGTATTGCCTGCAAAAATTTTGTATGTTTGCGACAAAACCATACATATAGTATGTTTGCAACTGAATATGCACAAAAAGAGACATAATGAGCTACAGAAAAAACGCAATGCTCGTAACAAGCGCCAGAAAGAGCGTCTAAAGGGATTGAATCCCTTTGGACAAAAATATATGTTTCAGGAATATTTGGTAAATTGTGAAGACGCTTTGTCTTCAATGATTCCTGCAAATGGTCGTATTTACCGTTTGGCTCATGAACCAAACGTGGAAATTGACCTTTATCCTACTTCATTATGGGATTATGAAACGCTAGCACCAAAGAAGATAGATATGCCCCAAATTATCCCTGCCAATAGCAGTTTGGAGGATCAACAGAATCAATTGAGGGAATACACTCCTTCGTTCAACGTTTCTGTGGAAGGGGCCATAAAGCCTTTTATTGAACGAATTGAAAAGATGAAGACTCTTCAGCAGTTCTCTAATTTTAAGAACCGAAAGGGGAGCCACATATTTGCTTATGATTTGGATTCAAAGGATGGATTGATGTGGGTTGAACCTAATGGACATGTTGCCCTTCTCCCTTATGAGAATTTTTCATTAAGTAAACATTTGGCAGAGGGATTTACGCCTATTCCAATAGAAAACTTTAATAAAAATATAAATAAACTACATTAAGAAATGAAACAGCATGATGAATTTGTGTTAATAGAGCATTTACAAGTGATGGATGAACCTTTATCTTCTTTGTATGCTGACCGCAAGAGTGGTAAGTACTTTCTTTCTGTACGTTTATATGAGAATATAGAGGATAAATCGTATCTATTTTCGGAGATTATTCCTAAGTTGGTCTTGAAATATATGAATGGACAACTTGGGCTGAAAACATTGTTTGAAACTGAACCTTCTTTCTATTATCGAGTTGATGGGCAACGTGTATTAAGCTTTAAAAATTTTATTCCATTATCCCGAGAGGAAAGCTGCAAGAGATTATCTGCGGATGGCAGTTTAGATGATATGTATGATATACATTTAGCTTATAGAAGTACAAACTTAAAAAAATATTTGACTAACTTATAAATACAGAATATATATGGAACAGAAAGATTTTACATTGTTACATGTTAACGAGATTCCTTTTAAAATGAATCTTGATGTAACAGATATGAACGATGATATAAAGAAGCGTTTGCGTATTGCTTTCTTGTTTATTTTCCAATATCAAAAAGGTAATAAAGCATCTGCTATGCATGCTATTGTCAGGCTATCTCTTGATAACTCAGTTATTTTAGAGGGCGGTGCCACTTTCATTTTCAATTCTAAGACATGGGATGAAATGCTGCATGATGACGAATCTGTCAAAAAATCTAATTTTGCAAGACAGATAATTGAATATGCTCTTCCATTTATTAATGGAGTCATGTCAGTTAGAGTTCAAAATACAAAGCTTAAAGGGTTGTTTTTACCTGTGATTGATGCTTCTGAATTAGTAGAAAATGTTAAGGTTGAAGAGGTGGGTTTCTAAAAAACTTAATATATAACTAAAGTACAATAATATATATGATCAGCTTTTTCTCTACTCATGATTTAGAGGTGATATTCACCATGGAGAAACAAAGGAACATATAAAACTTTATCATAGAACAAAAAAGCGGGTAGTATGAAATACTGCCCGTGCAAAAAGAGAACCAGAATGAAACGTAAGAGTATTTGGCTATGTTTGGATTATGACATGAAGAAGAGGCTATGAAAATGCACAGAGTAATTTACCCGGTGCATTTTTCTTTTATTGATATTTATCCCCAAAATAATTTGATCTTTGCTATCTTAGAAAGTTCGATTTCGGTACATGAACACATACAAGGTTTAGAAATCATATCTCCAGATAAATAATCTACAATATTCTTTTCTCTTATTCTATTTTTTGAATCATAAATGGCAACAAATAAATTTGCCCATCTATCAGATATGTCTGTGCGATAAATTTCACATGAAATAGTTAATAGTCCATTTGAGTTGATATAATATCCCAGATTTTTCATTTTTACTTTAAGTATTACCTCACCCCAATTATCATATTCTGTTATTGACAAAAAGAAATCATTAGTTTGGTCATCATTCATTTTTTTGTTCCATTTACAGGAAACAGATGCTGTATTACTGCTGTTCATCACTTACTGTATCTAATGTGTATTATTTATTATGTTGATGAGTTATAATTGCATTAATTATAGCGTTAATTCGATGTGCAGTTTGCTCATTATCACCAACATGAATTTCAAATATTGGATGTGAAATATTTAATGTACTAATAATCACTGAATAATTGTGATAAATTTTATCTGGCTTTTTTTGATACTCTGTTGTGTATTTTTCAGGACCAGCAAGCAAAGTACCGGTTGTTTTACCAAATGTTTGCTGCATAGAAGAACGCTTTATTTCATTCCATAAATCCCCCTTAGTCTCAGCTACAACAGTGCCAGCTTCTATTCTTGGATTATCTACAATTTGAGAGTTATTTATATCCTTGAATTTCAACCATGATGATGAAAAATATATTTCTTGTTTTTCCTTAAATACGAGTACGGTTTTTTGAGGTTCCGAAGGTATAATTGGAACCATAACTTCTATTTCTCCATATTTGTTCTTCATACTCTCAATCCATACATCAAAATTTTCTTTTCTTTTTTGCTTCCAATTCGATACTGCACGAGTATTTTCTGCATGAAGTTGGGGTGACTGAGTTGAGTCCGTATTATTGGAGTTTATGATGCACACTAATGAAATCACAACAATAGCTGCAATGAGAAGGAACAGTAAAAATATTGCCATATACATTTTGGATTTTGTTATATATTCAGTTTCAATCTCAAAATGGCAACGGCATAAACGAAAAGCGTAGAGCCATCGCCTTTCGTCTCGTGGTTCACCACAAACCATACTCAGTAAGGCAAGCTCTACGCTATATGCAGAACCGCCTAACACTGAGTATTTAACCTTATTCTATTCCGAGGTGGTGATTTCGAGACGAATTAGGTCATAATATGTCGCTTATAAGCAAATATGCTGTACAAGTGTTGCAAAAATAAATATATTCAGCGATACAAACAAATAAAATATCTGTTAATCACTGTTTTTATTACTTATCGCAATTTTTCCAGAAACGGCTGGTGATATTCCTTAAAACATATCCGTCCACTTTATAAAGACGCTGATTGGTTTTAGGGGAGGTCAGACCACCCAATTTCTTTATGTATGGACCCAATTTTAGGTAATCGAAATTCTTGTATTCAGCAAAAATAGAAAACCACTCCTGACCACTGTACCAGCCGATTTTTAAATGAGGATAAGACTGCCGGATATACCCAGCAAGTCTATTAACTTCATCCGGCTCCATATCTCCACCCATAAAACATACACAAGTCACATCCTTAGATAAAGGCTTGACCAAATCATCCAATAAATCTTTAGTTAATGGTGTCCCTTCGTTTTTCCACAACATTTGCGCATGACATCCTTTACATCTTAATGGGCAGTTTGCAATATTAATTACAAGAGACACTTCATCAGGTATCTCCTGTAATCCAATTATTGTATTGTAATATTTAAGCATAAATTAATTGCACTTGGAATATCCACAAGAAGGGCAAGTCATACACCCTTCTACCATACTCAGCCCCTCTCCACATTTAGGGCATTTAGGATTTTCAACTTCAGTAGAAGAGTTATTGGTTTCTACCTTATCCACAGGCTTTTTGTTTAGCTCTTTTCGAATTTCATTGTACATATCCATTAAGGCAAAACCAATAGCAACAGGGCAAGACGAACCTTTCGAAGTATCTTTTTTAGTAGCTCTTCTAACAGCGTATGATGGGCAAGTACCGGAGCTCATCAATTGATCGACAATCTTTTCTATGGGAACATTTGCTCTTGCTGCCAAAGATACCATACGAGAAAGTCCTACCATAAACAAAGCGCATCCACCTTGTGATCCTTTGCTGAAATAGGTTTCGAGAAGCTGTCCTGTATATCTATCAAAAAATGCTGTTAGATGCAATGTCCCACAGCCTGTTAACAACGTTCGTTTGCGACCAATGCAATCATCTGAAGCCTTTTTTACCTGAGCAGGGATGAAAGTGAATCTGTCTTCCGGCTTACTTTCAACTTTTTTTTCTTTTTTCTTGTCTTTCTCTGTAGAAAGAATACCCTGTCGATTACATCCATCTCTCCAAATGGTAATGCCTTTCAGACCTTGCTTCCAAGCTTCCATATAAATGTCAGCAACCTCTTCAATAGTAGTACTATTTGGAAGATTGATTGTTGAACTTATTGAAGCATCAATATAACGTTGCAATACACTTTGCACTTTGATACGATCTTTATAATAAATATCTGGAGCTGATACGAAATAATCAGGCAATATATCTTTTCCTGTTATACGTTTATAAATCGAAATAATCTTTGCGTCAACATTATATGTCGTTTCCTCACTATTCAATGATACCGTTCTCCTCTTGTACGAGAAAGCGTAATTCGGCTCAACTCCAGTACTTACCTGAAGCATGGTGCCAATAGAGCCTGTAGGTGCGCATGTTAGCAATTGTGAGTTGTAAAGGCCATTACGCTGAATCTCATCAATAACCATCAATGGTAATTTAAGATTTTTTACGAAGTCTGATGTAATAATTGTTTGTTTTATTAATCTTGAACATTTAGGGAACGCTCCATGCTTTTTTGCGAGCTCTAATGATGCAAGTATCGAATTGGTGGCAATCTGTTTGTAAACTTCATCTATAACCTCCAAAGACTTTTGGGAGCCATACTTTAAACCAAGCATGATAAGCATATCACCTAATCCGAGAGTGCCAAGACCAATTTGTCGCCAGTTTTCAACCGATTCACGCTGTTCTTGAAGTGGATGCAAAGTCAAGCCTTCTGTCAAAACATCATTTAATGCGCATATAGCTGTTATAGTAGCTTTTTTCAATGATTCATAATCTATATTTGCTTCATCTGTAAATGGTGCAATAACAAACTCAGATAAATTGATGCTGCCAAGTAAACAGGAACCACCGGCAGGCAAAGGCTCCTCTGCGCACGGATTTACCCCAGCATACTTAAATCCACTGTTCTGGAGTAAATTATAGTTTGAAATTCTATCCCAATATAATATGCCCGGTTCTGCCATTTCCCAATTTTTCTTTGCAAGCAACAAGAATACTTCTCTTGCATTAACAATCTTCTTGATTTCACTTCCGTCTTCCATCATAAAATGAAGAGTAAAATCGGAATTTTCCTCTACAGCCTGCATAAAAGCATCCGTTACACGTACTGAAATATTAGCTTTTGTACAAACATCCAAATTGGACTTCAGATTGATAAATTCGATCAAATCTGGATGTTCGCATGATATACTAATCATGGTTGCTCCTCTGCGACCTTCTTGTCCGATAAGACCTGTAATATAGCTATAAAAATCCATAAAGCTGGTAGTACCAGTTGTGCTCTTAGCAGCATTATTGACAGGTGCTCCTTTAGGGCGCAACTTACTGACATCAATACCACATCCTCCACCGTAACTAAATGTCCTTGCGAGTTTAGAACCGGTTTCAAAGATGGATTCAAGATTGTCTTCTGGAGGTGTGATAACATAACAGTTACTATAAGTAAGGCTTCTTCCTTTTACACCTCTGTTAGATAAGATTCGCCCTCCAAAAATAAATTTTTTCTCTCTAATAAGCTCTTTTACATCTTCGTTTGAACCGGAAACACGGTCAAGCCATTGTTCAAATGTTTCATTGTTCTGCTGATACTTGTTTTTCCAGATTGTTATAGGAAGCTCCTCGTTATTCAGCCATTCATTTACAGTCATTTCTTTCTTACTCATTATATGTTAATTTCTTAATGTTAAGCCTGAAGATTCTCAGTTTGTACATATTAATAGTATCACAAAAGCCTGAAATAATGTTTCAGGGCACAGACGGTATCACTGATTTCTTGAAATGTGATATACTGCACTTCATACCCATTCATGTCGGGAACAGCTGGCTTATAGTCGGAGATAGAAAGATTACGGACTTCCGATTTAAATATGTCGTATTCCATTTCTGAAAGAGGATGCTCGTTGTTGCTGAGGCGTTCCAGTAGAACTCTTACCCATGCAGGAGCATAGAATTTGGAATCTTTACCTCTCTGTTCTATATCCAGTCTCTTTGCTTTCAATATATTCAATGCAAGTGGCAATATATTGCTCAGCTTCTGAAAGTCCCGTTGGGATTTGCCGGACTGGAAATCTTCAATTATGCTGATGGCTCCATTCAGTTGTTCGATGGTGATATCATTCTGCTTCATATTCCATGCCCTCCGTATTTTCTGTTTCTTCTATCTGGTACGGTATTACTGACTGAATGTATTCCAGCCCTCTGATTTGATGGATTAGGCTGTCTATGCAATTGCCCTGGATGAAATTAAGGATGATGCTGCATACAAGTAACAGAAATAATGCGAGGATACAGCCGTTGTTCGATTTTTCTTGTTTCATTATGTTTTAGATTTAATGAAACACTGCTTTAATCAATTTAGTATTAAAAATATATTGTCTTATTTATGGTTTCTTTTTATATCTGTAATTTTTTTACTTCTCGTCTAAGTAGTTTTGAATGCCTACTTATGCTGCAATTATACATGATTTAATGGATAAAAACCACTGTTTTGAATCAATTTGAGAGTATTTAATATACTCCCCCTTTACCCTTAGCAAGAAGAAAGGAGCCGCCTAAATATTAAAAATAAATATTATAGAATAACCTTTTTCTTGTAAGTTTCGTAAGATATTTCATTCTTACAGACTGCAAGTACCACTTCGCCCTCAACCTCGTTGCTTTTTTCTTCGGAATACCGCTTGCTATTGCCAGTTGTCAGGGGGGACGGACATTGCTGGACTTATTTGCAACGTGTACTTCAGTCGGAGCCATTTTATCTCAGGAGAACCTGTCTCCCTGGGTTGGCACGGATAGAACCCTATATTAATAAGCCGCTTTTTACAGAAACGTAAACCACTTATAGTGGCAGTGAAAACTGGCATAAGATACTTCTTGGTCGCCCATTCCTCATATCTCCAGTGTCGCTGTCGGAACCTCTTGCTCTTACCATAGCTCCCACTTTTATTAAACCTGCAATAGGATGCGGATCTTTTCTTTTTACCAAATGGCTGGCTAAGAATTAGTAAAAACCGATATAATGGAAATCTTGTAAAACAATAAATCCCCGTGTCAATGCTGATTGAGCTACGGGGATTTATAAAAAGAAAAAATCCACAAGCTAAAGTGACGGCGCTTGCGGATTTTCACTATATTTGTCGAAGCCTAACGGCTCTTGGCATAATATTCAGAATATGTATATCTGCTTTGTAGAGCCGTCACGTTCAACATTGCGATGCAAATATAAGTGTATATTTTAGACTGTGCAAATATTTTTGTGGTAAAAACATATACGGTTAAATATTTAACATTTCTAAACATGAATACTCCCTTCTTATATATTTATGTACGCACGTGAATACAATATTTGTTGACTTGTTTGGTGTACATGTTTATTTGTATGTATAATATTGAATACCAGTTGATTAATAAATATTTAATATACATGTAGAAAAATATTTTGAAAATATTTTGATTATCTAAAATCTTTTTCTCACCTTTGCCAATGAAATATTTGATGTGCAACATAAATCTATCGTAAAATGAAAACATGATTAGAGGAAAAGGAAAATTGATTAAGGTGGCGGGAAACACAGTGGCTGATGAATTTTATCGAGCGTGTGAAAAGCTGCCGGACAATGACAATTATTTGTTTGTTATTTGTGATGATACGAAAAATAGGAATTTACCTTATTTATCCTATTTTTTTTCCGTAGTATTAAAATACATTTCGGATTCTTTACCGGACCATCCGGGTACTACGGCTCTCTACAAATATTTTGAGGATATGTTTGCTCCGATACATACCGTCAAAATAAACAATAAGCAGTTTGAATATTGCGAATTAAAATCGGAGAAAGCAAGTGATGTCAACAACATTATAGAGAAGGTTGTTGAATATGCCCTAAAGGAATGGGGCATTGAGGTTCCCAGACAAGAGGACTTGAAAGACCCTGAAGTTAGGGAACTGCATAGCCAAGCCTACCTGAATCAGGAGGTAGAATGGAGCAATTTTATCTCTTCGCGCAAAAAAATATCTAAAGATGAGCGAAGAAACAAGAAAACTGAGCGCATTTGAAGCGTTCGCCCAAACCCAGCAAACGTATGCTGAAGCTGAAGAAAAAGCAAAACAAGAAGCCGGTTCCCCCAAAGTTGAGCGTTTTAGAATAGGAGAAGATGGCGAGTATTCAATCCGCATTTTGCCTTTGGCTCCTAATTTTGATGAAAATGGCAATATCTTGCCTATGGAGCGTAAGGGATATGAGTATGCGGTTCATCAATTCTTTTTAACTATTAAAGCACCTGCCAAAAAAGGCGGTAAGGCAAAGAAACTGAGCATTCCAGTTATTCGTACTACAGACAAAGAGGTAGGTTTTTCTGTTGACTTGATTGACACTTATCTCAAGATTGCCAAAGAAATGTATGCTGATGATGAAAAGTTGATCAAGTTCATATCAGACAACGCATACAGTGGCGGTCTCCGTTGGAATTACCAACACGCAATCATGGTTCTTGATGTTTCAAGTGATAAAGAACGTGCAAAAGGTCCGCAATTATGGCAATGTTCGCATAGCCAGTATAAGGATATTGATTCAGCAAAAATGCGTCTGTGGAAGGAATTGAGAGAAGATGGTGAACAAGAAACATGTCCGATTTCCAGCTTTACTGATGCCTATCCTGTTAAGGTTATTCGTAGTAATAATAATGGCAAGACTGAATATACTGTTGAAATTGGTCGTAAAACACTTAATATCAAAGAGGAGGAAGCTGAGAAATTGCTTGAACTTCCTCGTATTCCCGAACAATTGTATCGTTATACAAGATACCAGTTTGAAGCAACTTTGGTATTCTTGCAGCAATATGATGAAGAGCACGACATGGAAGTATGTAAGGAGCCAGACTTCATAGAGGCTGTAGAGAAACTGAAAGGTGAGCTTCCAGCAGATGATAATTCACACTTTGATTTAAGTGGTGCTGCTTCTAAGGATAGTAGTAAGGAAGAAACTACTATTGATTCTTTATGGGCCGAATATGATGTTATCGTTGACCAAGATTTGAATGAAAAATCTGATGAATATCAGGAACTTCGTGAAAAAATTCGTCAATTTATCGAAGATAATGGCATTGATGTTCGTATTTCTCGTTCAAAGAACAATCAGCAGTTGCTGGAAGAAATTGATGAAGCGTTAGATGAAAAGGCTAAGAATAAGCCAAAAGAAGAAAAGAAAGAAGAGACTGTTGCACAGCCATCTCGTCGTGCTCCGAAACCTAAAGTTGAAGAGCCGGAAGATAAACCAGAAAACGGTGATGAAAATGATGGTGATGTCAAAACGGAAGAAGAAAAAGTGGATGAAACACCTCGCCGTCGCCGTGCTCGGCCTGGTAGAGAAGAGAGTGAAGAAGCTCCAGCAGAAAAAACTGAAGATGAGACATCTGAATCTGCTACAGAAGAAGAGGCTCCACGTCGCAGACTTCATTCCCGTCGTTTAAGATAACTCAATCTTTAGATAATAATTGTGTGTTTCAGAGGGGGCATTTGGATATGTCCTATGCCCCCTTATTTTCTAATCTTAATCATAGACAGGTATAATGAAGGACGCTATAGCTTTATTAATCAATGACATCCATGTTAATAAAGACAATATTTCTGACTTTAATCAGAATTGGGATGAAATGCTTACAATATGTAAACGTGAAAATATCGCCGACATTGTGGTCGGTGGTGATATGTTTACTTCAAGGGCATCACAAACGCTTGCTACGCTACTTGCTGTCAAACATGCTTTAGATAAGGCTGTTGCTCAGGGCATATATGTAACTATTGCAGAGGGAAACCATGACCAAATAGATCAGGAATCATTTGAGGGCTATAATCATTTATGGGTAGGACAAAAAGGCATTGAAGTCATAGATGTATATAAGGTTTTGATGTGGGAGGATTGTGATTTTGTTCTGCTTGTGATGAGTTATTTTCCGGAGGACGGATCATTTTTGGAACGCATGTGGCATGCAGTCCAAGACACATTGCAACAGTATCCGAATATTTCTAAGAGTGATATTGTCCTATATATTCATCAGGGGGTTCATGGGGCATTAGGGGAGTTTGAAATTTCCAGTGAATTGCCACAAGAACCATTGCTTGGCTTTAAAGCAGTATTGTGTGGGCACTATCATAATCGCGTAAAAATCAAGAATACAAATATTGAATATATAGGTTCTTCACGCCAGGGGAATTTTGGTGAAGATGAAGAGAAAGGGTACACTATATTGTATTCCGATGGTTCTCATGAATTTGTGAAGAATGAGGTTAATACCCGTTATAAAACAATCGAATTAAATGCAGATAGGGCTGATAATTTCCAACTTGACAAGGATGAACGGTACAAGTATAAGGTCAAAGTAAAATGTAATGAAAAACAGGCTAAACTTTTTGACAAGCAGAAGCTATTGGACTTAGGCTTTCATAAAGTTGAAGTGGTTACTGAAAATATTGTGTCTAAAGAATCCGCAGCGTCTGGTATTCAAGAGAAGTATGACAAGCAAGGAATTAAAAAGGAATATCAGAATTATTGCAATGAAAATTCAATAGACAGCAGGCTGGGTATCAAATATTTGGAGGATTAAACTATGTGGAAATTATTAGAAATAAAAATCAACAATATTGTCTCTTTTCGTGAAGCGTCACTTTCCATAGAGCAAGGAGTTGCTACGCTTATATTTGGCAAGAATGAGGACAATTCCTCTCAGCCTTGTAATGGTTCTGGAAAATCATCATTGATAGAGGCTATCTCTTTTGCACTCACAGGTGAGCAGTTGCGTAAAGTAAAGAGCGTGGAGGAAATCATAAACGATCACGCTGATGATGCTTATGTGTATGTTAAGTTGGGAAATGATTACAATAACACCATATTCACAATAGAGCGTACCATTAGTCGTAACGCTCCGCAAAGTATTGAATGCCATAAGTATGATTCTTTTGGTGAAGAGATTGAGATAGACAAGACTGTTCAACCTACAGTCTTGGATTATAATAAGTTTATTCTCAGTGAGATTGGATTAACTAAGGATGATATTTATAATAATTTTATCCTTTGTGATAACAAATACGAGGGTTTCTTTGATTGCTCTGACAAAAACAAGAAAGAAATAATCAACCGATTCAGTAATGGCATTATCATTGATGATAGTATCGCTCGTGTACAAGCGGATATGCTTCCTGTGGAGTCTGAACTTACAGAAGCGAACAATAAAGTCATTAATGTAAAAGGTTCTATTTTCGCTATCGAAAATGAGCTGGAACATGTTGATGAGAAGAGAGCCAATGCCAGACAGGAACGTGAAACGCGTATTGAACGGTTGGATGGGCAGATACAAAAGTGTCGTGATGATATTGAGGCTGCTGAGGACAAACAGCGGAAAGCGGAAGCGAGACTGGAATTGTTGCATAAGCTTCAGGACGAGGTACTGGATCTGGAAGAATCCGATTTGTCGTTGTTGGAAGCATACGGTCGTGTAAAAACAATTTGCTTAGAAAATGAACTGGAAGCAGTCAGTGAGTTTGACGTTCTGTCTGAAAGATATAAGAACCAGTTAGTTGAACAGCAGAAAGATATAAGGGACATAAAAGCCAAGATTGATGATGCAGAAACTATATTTCTCAAGCGTAAGAATGAATACAAGAAATGTTCCGACCTATACCAGAACCATCGTGACGAGGAATCAAAGCTGAGTGCCGATGATGCAGCTCTGAAGGAGAAAATCAATGGAGAAATTGATAATATAGAGAAGAAGCTGGATAAAATCGAGGATGACATTAATTCCAACAAGAAGCGCCAGGCTGAATTGGAAACTATGATTGCCCGGAACTCCGCTTTGATGGACGGTGTAATTATTTGTCCTAAATGTCAACACAAATTCTTTGTTGACGGTGATACTTCTGTGGACGATGTAAGGAAAGCTTTGGTCAGCCTTCGTACTGAAATGGAAGAGAAGAAAACAGAAGCCAAGAAGTTGGTGGAAGAATTCGATATTATTGATGAGAAGTGCGAGGCTAAAAGTGAAGAAGTGAATGCTATTGTCAAAAAAGCCAAGAACCGTACCAATGCGCTTGAAGAAGAGTACCGTGCATTAAGAACATTGTCTTCCGAAGTTGACAATGCGGAAAGCAATGTGAATAACCTTCGTAAAAAACTGGTTGCTTCAGAGAATGAACTTGACCGTTTGAACGGAAAGATAGAGGTGATGCGTAACCGTCTTTTTGGAGAAATAACTAGCATATTGGAGGGCCGTATCATGAATGGAAAAAGCTATATAGAGCAACAGATTTCTTCCATTACGTTTGCCAAAGGGCAGATGTGTCAGTATCAGCAGTCAAAGAAAGAACTTGTTGAGACTCCTGAAACGGATTTTGCGACTTCATTGAAAGAATCATTGGAAAAATATCAGAATGATCTGCAAAAAGCAGAGGAAATTGCATCGGAGATACAGTCTGAGTACAATAAGCTGAAAGAGCAGGAACTTCACTTCACAATGTTCAAGTCGTACATAGCGAACAAGAAGATTGATGCCCTTTCTCTTATTGTGAATGATTTTTTAGAAAAGATCGGCTCTGATATCCGTTTAAAATTAGAGGGATTTACTGTTACAAAGACCGGCAAGTTCAGAGACAAGATTTCTGTCCAAGTAATGCGTGATGGTATTGATTGCGGTTCCTACCATAAGTTTTCCGGTGGTGAAAAGGCACGGTTGAATTTGGCGTGTATTTTGTCATTGCACACTCTTACAAATTCTAATTGTGAGGATGGTAAAGGCTTGGACTTCATTATTATAGATGAACTGCTCGATAAGTCTGATGAGGTTGGCATGGCGACTTACTGTGAAGCTTTAAATAAACTTGGCCAGACAGCTTTGCTTATTACTCAGGGTGGCATATCTGAAGGGTATCCGCATAAGCTATTAATAGTTAAGAAACAAGGTGTTTCAACAATCCTTAAATAATAGTATTATGCAGAAATTGACAGAAGAATATGTAAGCCAACTCAAAAGAGGCGATATTATGGCATTTGATGTAGCCACTCATTGTGGTTACTATACTCTTGGTGATTATGGAACCGCTCATTTCCCAAATACAGAAAAGGCCCCTAAAAAAATGGGGCTTGACTATGCGCAACATAAGGCTTTTAGAAAATGGCTTATAGATATTTTGACCTCTCATAATATCAAAGCTGTTGCGGCAGAAGATGTTGTGTTCGGTCATTTTGTGGACTTCAGAAAACTTTGTGAATTTAGGGGTATTTTGTTTGAAGTATGCGAAACTCTGGATATACCAATAGTGACTTTTAAGCCATCTGACATAAAGAAGCATGGTACTGGTAAGGGTAATGCGGATAAAAAGATGATGATGGAGTTTGCAGAAAAGCGTTATCACATTGAGGTAAATGGTGACGATAATCTTGCTGATGCGATTCATATCTACATGTATTTCATTCATCGGTATAAACTTTAATAAGTGGCAGTATGATTGGAATTTATTTAGAAAATCAAATCAATAAATGCAGTTTATGTCATCAAAAATGCCGTCAAAACCGGACAAATCAACTGCTAAATGTAAGCAGTTAAGTCCAAGTGAAAAAGAAATACTTTTCAACAAGTACATTGTTCCTAATTTCAGTAGCATAAAAAGTCTTACAAGGAGATATACTGACCATTATCAGGATGTTGATGAAAATTACAATTACTGTCTGGCCCAATTATTCAATTACATTGGATCATACAATCCAGAGCAGAAACTTGATACATGGATTCATATTTGCGTCAAACGAGCGTGTTTTCATCAAAATAAAAAACGTGCAGAAGATGCTTCACATTGGACCGATATAGAAATGTGTACCAATGAAGACATTTATCAAAATGGAACGAATATGATTGTTGATGCGGGATTCGGAACATTGATAGATAATATATCAGATCAAATGTATAACGCATTAATGCAAATACCTTCACAGAGATTATCTCCATTTATGATGTATGTACAAGGACATCGTATAAGGGAGATAACTGCTGCAGAATGGAGAATGGGGCATCTTGAAAAACGAAGTGAAGATGTTGTGAAAAGTCGGATATATTGGGCTAAAAGAGAATTGCAATACATACTCAGACAATATGGAATTACAAGAAAGAACCGTAAAGGTCCGGAAAATGATCGAGACCGTAGTGAAGAGGACGATTAATCCTAAATGGAGGTTTACTCAAAGTGGTATTGCTGCAATCTATCTACAAAATGGGTTGCAGCAACTACCCTCCTTGTTCGGGGTATCGGATATTGATGATGAGAGAATTGTAGATTATCTCATTTATCAGTTGTATCGAATGCGCTCATTTATTGCAGATGGCTCATGGCAGTATACTTGGCTGTTTTCTAATTCTGCTATGGACAAATTCAAAAAGCAATTTTTAAGTGCTGATGGAAAATCTGGAATGAATTATTATATCAATCAATGGTTGGATGAGGCAGAATTATCACGTAGTAAATTAACAGTGATGATAGCACAGCCAAAACCTAACCCATTAAGAAAAATGATTTATTTGGCTTCAGAAGAGCCGATAAAAAAGAGGTTCCTGAATACAGAAGATGGACTGGCGTTATGCCAGCGTTCGACTACAGGTTGGAGTCCGCTGTCTGAAACTTGTGGACAATGTGATTACTGGGCTGAGTGTGGAAAAATGACCGCTAAAAAGTACCCAGAACTTATGCGGTTCAGAAAAGAAGAATATGGCAGGAAAGAAAAATGATAATGTATTGACATCTGAGTTTTTGGCAGAATTGTATAATTGTGCCATAACGAACAATCAAATTTGTTCAGTAGTGTCAAGATACATGGAAGATTCGTTTCTTCCAGATCAACAATACCAGATGCTAAATTCTGCATTAAAGAGTTATTTTGCAGAGTATAAGACCGCACCGCAATATGGCATCATTACGCAGCGTTTATCCTCTTCAAGAGCAGTTTCAGAATTACTGGAAGAGATCCGTGAAGTGGCGACAAGCGTAGATATGGACGGTATCAGAGATCAGTTTGAAGAGTATTTGAAATTGGTTCAGTTCAAGAAGATTTTTAAGGAAGTTTCTAAAAAATATGAGGATGGTGAGCGTATCAATGCAATGATGTCCTTTACAAGAGAGGCCATGAAGTTGCAGCAATTTTCATTAAAACCGGAAGAATTTATTGATATTGCTCAAACTTATGAAGAACGATTGAGAGAAAATAAGGTTCGTAATGATAATCCTGTTTCTAAAATGGTCAATAGTTTTTATATTGATGGATTGGATGAATTGAACCAAGGTAGAAATTTGCGAACACAGCTGTCGTTATTCCTTGCTATGTCAGGTGTTGGTAAAAGTCATATAGCACGTTGGATAGGATACAATGCCGCATATATAAGTGGACTTGATGTATTACATATCCAATTGGAAGGTGCCGCATCAGAAACAACAGATGCTTATTCTGCAATGTTGAGTGGTACAACAACTTATGAATATGAGAGCGGAAAGGTCAATAATCATACATTAGAGCATTTAAAAAGTCTGCTTGATACTTATAAAGGGACATTGAAAGTAAAGGCTTACCCTAAATTTGGCAAAGAAGTATCGACTACAGATATTAGAACTGATTGTGATAAATATAGGGAAAAATTTGGGAAATACCCAGATGTTGTGATTGTCGATTCTCTTGACCTTTGTACTGATTCTTCAGGAAAAAACTGGGATGCGAAATCATTGCGACATAAACGTATCGCCACAGCACAAGACTTAAAAGACCTTGCTGGTGAAATAGATGGCTGGTTAGTTGTAACGTATCAGGCTACGATTGAAAATCCTGAATGGGTGAATGATGAGAAGAATGTGCTTACAGCATTTAATACATCTGAATGTAAGGGGTTACAGAGACCTTGTACACATCTTATATCGTTGAATCAAAGCAAGAAGGAATATCGCGAGGGAACTATGAGGCTTTATGCTGATAAGTTTAGATTTTGTAAAAAGGGAGAGCCTTTTAGGATTGCTTTAGACTATGAGCATGAAGTTTTCTATGATAGGGTGCGAACATTAAATTTACCGCAGGAATAAATGATTAAAGCAGTTAAATAAGCTGATTACACACAATGATTATCACACCAGAAATGCAGCGTTCCATTACAGAAGAACTGCTCTATGACTTTAGAGGCAAGATGGACGGGTCTCGCCGGAATATACTTATACAACATTGTCCTTTCTGTGGACATGACGGTTTTAAGTATGGTATTTATGTTGGAAACAATCTTGGAAAGAAGCGCTTTGGTATGTCTAATTGCTATCATTGTAACAGACGATATGGTTCATTGAAGGAAACTCTGAAAGCACTTGGAAGAGAGGATTTACTTCCAAAAGAAACAGCGCAACTTGATGACTCAGAAACAGATATTTCATCCATGTTTGACGATGAAATAGATGATGAATTGGTTGACGCAGTAATGCCGAATGGTTATAAACGCTGCTACAAAAATAGCTATTTGAAATCACGTGGTTGGGTTATGGATGATTATGAATATTTCCCGGTTGGTACTAATCGTGGTTTTGACAGAGAGTACAATGATTATATTATTTTAGAGGTTCGTGATGAGGGGCGATGCGTTGGATTTGTTGCACGTAGCATTCTTAGTAAAGATGAGATAGATTCATATAATTCCAGACATCATTTTAAGATACGTCGATATAAAAATTCAGATGAACGTATGGGTAATGGATTTTCTAAAATGTTATATAATTATGATGCTATTGAAACAATGACTACTCACTCTGTAATTCTGTGCGAAGGGCCATTCGATGTTGTTGGGCTTAATCGAAAATTAGAACTTTATGACAACAAACATATTGTTCCGGTAGCAACTTTCGGCAAAAAGATTAGTCAGGAGCAAATGTTTAAGTTGCAGAAAAAAGGTGTTGAACAAATTGTGATAGGTTATGACAATGACGCAAAAGAAACCACATCCAGAATTGCTATGGAATTGGAAAAATACTTTGACGTACTGATTGCTGACATACCTAATGGCGTTGGTAAAGACTGGGATGAAATGGATGTTGAGGATATCTATGATGTCTTTGCTTTTAATTTAAAAACTATTCGTGAATTTAATCTTGGATAAAATGAGTGAAGCAGTAACATTAAAAGAATGGCTTGACAATCATCATATAACTTATTCTCTAAGAAAAGATGTATTGGTTATTCCTGGATTTGGTAGATGTTTAATTCAGGAAAGTTACGACCATATTTTCAAACAGAATAAAGATGGGGAGACTGTTTTTAATTCTATTGAAAACATATCATATCTTTTGGCTGATGATATTACTTATATCGTTTTTCCATTTGGTTGCAGATGGTTTTATGTGGATATCCGTAATGACCCATTGGATTTACAATTTCAAATACTTAGATATGTTGGTGATTCTCCTGTATTTGAACATAAATGTGAATTTTATCCGCTTGGTATCCACTCTGGATATGAATTACTAAATGGAAGTGGTTTATTGAAAGATTGGTGCACAAAAACAAAATTTTTAGGATATAAAGGTTTATCTGTTGCGGATAGAAATACAATGGCAGCGTCTTTGGATTTACAGCAATCCGCAACAGAAAAAGGTATTAAATATTGCTTTGGCTATTCATTGACAGTAAATACTGGAAAAGATAAAGTTGGGGTTAAAATATATTCGGCTACGCAACAGGGGTTTAAAAATATGCTCCGTATTCAAAAGGCAATAGCTGTTGATAATATAGACACCAAAGAGATTAATCTGATTGATTTTTTGAATTTGGCAGATGGTAATACTTTGGTATTTGATAAATGGTCCGGACATTGGTTGACCGACAATAAGGGGATTCTTCAGGATTTTATTACAGCTTTTTCTGGGTGGGTGTTTTTTCAAGTTGATACAACTGAATATCGTGCAGACAGAATAGATTCAACTCTTCTTCAAAGTCAAAAGGCATATTTTGATAATTTTTATTTAGGAGATTTAGAGTATTATATGGATGTCCGTCCAGTTTTGATTCAAGATGTATATTATTTGGATAAAGAGGACTGGAAAACAAAAATCATTCTCAATAAAATTGATACTGGTGCGGCACATGAACAATCACATAATCAATATTTGAAAACTATAGACGAATTGTATAATGAATTTAGATCTCTATTCTCAGACCGATATGATGATGATGTGTTTTATGATATGTGTGAATCCACTGCCGACATTATTGAAAATGCCACAGCTGCTTATGATTTGAGTGATAACTATGCTCCCAAATATGATATGACTCCACAGGAGCAGGCTAAATATGGCAATACGCTTAATATGTTTCATCAATTAATAGAAGAGGGGTTTAAGAAGCTGGTTCCAGAGGGGGAGGAAGAGCGATATCGTAAACGTGTTGAATATGAAAAATATGTCATAGAGAGTACGGATAACGTAGATTATTTCTTGATTCAGAGAGATGAGTTGAATTGGGCGCAAGAAAATGGTATTTTGACTGGAATTGGTCGTGGATCTGCCGGAGGATGTTTATTGTTATATTTGATGGGCATTACATTTATTGACCCACTTAAATATGATTTGATTTTTGAGCGTTTCCTGTTACCTGAGAGAGCCGGTCTTGTGCTTGATAAAGTAACAATAGTGGCGGAAGAAATTCAGTCTTCGGATTATTTTGAATTGGCTTTTGAAAACGGGGAAAGACTCTTGCTTGATAAAGATGCAGAATTGGTTGTAAATCGCAATGGAGAGCAATTGATTGTGTATGCAGATGAACTGCAAGAAGGTGATGATATTCAGTTTGATAATTGTGATTTACTTCACACGTTGCCTAATATTTTGCAGTATGAAAATTCAATCCATAATCAGAAAAACTAACACAGTATTAGTGAATGACTGTTATGCCGGAGATGGGTATGTAAAGCGTAATCATGGCTCATTGCCAGATATTGACTCAGATTTTAATGCGGAACGTAGAGATGAAGTTAAGGCATATTTAGAGAGAAGATATAATAAAAATGGGTTGCAGAGAGTGTTTTCGGCCGGCACATTTACTACTGAAAAAATAAAATCAGTGATTAAAGATGTGGCCAGAACTTATAAAATTTCACAAGCCACTACTAATTATCTTACAGCTATTCTTGATGATAATATGACGTGGACGGATTTGATGAAAATGGCATCAACCGATAAGCGCATGAAGGATTTTATAATGAAATATCCTGATGTATTTGAAGAGATTTTACCAATTATGGGGCAAGCACGTTCTGCCGGTATTCATGCGTCCGCACTTATTATTACTCCAGAATTTGTTAAAGGTGAGCGTGTCGAGTGTTTTGATTTGTTGCCGATTAGAAAAATGGGCGATCTTCTTGTTTCTGAGATTTCTGGTAATGATATTGATGCAATCGGTATTCTTAAAAATGATGTTCTTGGTATTAGGGAACTTACAAGACTTTCTGATACATTGAATCTTGTAAGCAATGAGTATAATGTGCGTTATACTATATTGGAAATTGCATCTAAATATTTGAATGACCCGAAGGTTTTTAAAATCATTCGTGAAGGTAATACTCAGGGAATCTTTCAAATGAGTGGTGAAGGTATTACAAAATTCATAAAGCGTCTTGCTCCCGATAATGTCAATGACCTTATTGCATCAGTTGCTCTGTTTCGTCCTGGGCCGTTGGATTCTGGTGCTGCTGATAATTATGTGCGTGCTAAACGGGGTGAGTATGAGCCAACGTATTTATGGGGGACGTATGAAATCCTAAAAGATACATACGCCCAGATGGTTTATCAAGAGCAGATTTCCCGTGTTGCTCAAAAAGTAGGTGGTTTAAGTTTGGGTGACGGAGTGAATCTGGTCAAGGCTCTAAGTAAGAAAAAACTGGAAAAGGTTCGCAAATTCCAAGATAAGTTTTTCTCAGGTGCTAAACGAAACGGATGTCCGAAAGAAGCCGCAGATCAAATCTGGAGTAATGTTGAGGACGCAGCCAAATATTCATTCAACGCCTGCATAGGAGGACACGAATATCTGTGGGGGAAACATAAAGAGAAAGGGCGCGGAACGAGAATCAATATTGGTGATATGTGGCGCACAGTACATGATTATGAATGGGCTAAAACTAATGGTAGATTATCTCTTAGACGTAAATACATCAAGTATGGATATGGCACCTGTTGGTCGTTGAACGAAGAAGATAAGTTAGTTATAAATAGAATTATTGATATTCGCTATCAAGGTGTCCGTCCGGTATATCGGATAACGCTTGCAAATGGTGCTACTATTGATGTGACGGATAATCATAAGCATCCGACTCTTGATGATAAAAAACGTACTGACCAATTGGTTCCAGGAGAGGATTTTATGTTTATAAGAGTTGGGTGGATAAAAGAAGATACATCATATCGTTTTACGGATAGGGGGCAGCAAAATAATCCACGGTATCATTCAAATGATAATGTGGAATCATATATTGTCAATATCGAAGCAGGTCGGTGTGGTTTTGTTAAACGTGATACCAATTATACAAAATTGGAGTATTATGAAAAAAATTTCAAAAAAGATTATTGTGAAATATGTGGTTGCCGAAATAAACGTTTAGAAGTTCATCATATTAATGGAGACCATTCTGATGTGGGGGAAAACTATTCAAATGTACAAACGACCTGTGTTAGTTGTCACAAAAAAGCACATTATCAGATGGGGCGTACAAAAATGGGACGCAAAGGACTTGGAACAGCTGTTGCACAGGTTGTATCTGTTGAATATTTGTGCAATATGGATGTATATGATGTTGAGATGGCAAATCCATATCATACTTTTTTAACCGGGAAAGGTGTTGTTACCTGCAATTCTCATGCAACAGCTTATGGTTTGACTGCTTATGTCGGGGCATGGTTAAAAACATATTATCCTACAGCTTTTTATACTGTAGTTTTGCGAGACCAAGACGAAGATAAAATGGCGGTTTTGATGAATGAGATAAAAGTTGTTGGAGGAACTGAAATTGAACAGCCGGATATTAATATTTCAGATGAAAATTTTACGGCAGATTTTAAGCATAATAAGATTTACTGGTCTTTGACTCGTATAAAACAGTTAGGACCAAAAGCTGTGAAGTATATAGTCCAGGAGCGTAAGCTATATGGTGAGTTCTATAACTTGGATGATTTTATCAAACGTATATTTAAGAGTAAATTTAAGAGTTTTAATGATGAAGGTACGGAAGAAACCAGAGAACGATGTCCAGTTACGGCACGTAGTGTCAGGAACCTTATTTTTTCTGGTGCTTTTGATAAGTGTGAGCATGTTGGTTCTGTGCTTGAACGGTATGGATTGCTTGATAAAGCCGCCACTCTTTTAGGATTTAAGTTGAGTGAAAAAGAAGTTCCAGAGGATATGCGTGATAAGCATTATTTTTGGAGTAAACAGCAAATTACGATATCAGGTCATGGTTCCATTGATTATCGTAGGATTTATGATAATATGGAAAAGCCAAAGTCTTTACAATCTTATAAATACATTGAGTTCAAAGATTTGAATAATATGTTTTATGAACTTAGGAAAGGAGTTATTTGTGCGGCTATTTGTTCTGTTTCGGACAAGTCATATAAAGATAGGCGTACTGGTGAAACAAAACATTTTGGAAAAATAGAATTGCAACAAAATACGGAGACTAATATTCTGACAATTTGGGATGATTGGGACATACTGAAAAAGGAGTTTAAAAATGCTGTAGGACACATTATTGCTATTGTCGTGAATGTGAAATGGAGTGATTATGATGAAAAGAATACACTTCAGGTTGGCAAAAGTTCATTTTTTAAATTGATATAATATGTCATTTCTGATTGATATACGAGAAGAACTTGATGAGCAAGTTCAAGAGCAAATCCGGAAATTTAGAAGGGAGAGTGCCGCTACGGGATATAAGGGATGGTATAGAATACAATCGGCTATTGCAAAGGCTCGTGATTTGACGATATATCATGATAATATAAAGAATTATATCATGCCTAATCTTTTTGATGATAATGGTGATGCAATCACATGGTATCATTGGAGAGACCCACAGCAGGTACAAGTGAATATGATTAAACGAAATTTGAAAATAGCATCACATTATAGTCGAAAACGTGGAAAAGTGACCCCAACCAGACTTAAAGTGTTGATGAAAGAGATTTTACAGTTCAGAATTAATGAATATTTAAATCCAATAGAAAATATGGAGAAACTTAAAATCATGTGCATTATTGGTGGATCTGGTTGTGGAAAAACGCTTGCATCCCTGCATTTGAAGTATCATAAAGATGCGAATGTCATCTGTTCTTTCACCACCAGACCTCCAAGAGAAACGGAAGTTGAGGGTAGGGACCATCATTTTATTGATATAGTGCCAGACAGAACAGAGTTAATTGCCTATGCTCATTTTGGTGGTGCATATTATTATGCTACTAAATGGCAGGTGTTTGGACCATGTACGGTCTATGTGATAGATGAAAAAGGTTTGGCAAATCTACGTAAGGATTTTGGTGATGTATATGATATACATACGGTCTTGATTAAGAGAGATAAGTCATTACGCAGAAAGTCCGGTATTGATGAGACTCGCCTACGTCGTGATGAGCGTCGGGATTTAAAAGATGAGGATTATGATTATGTAATTGAGAATAATGGAAAGAAAGCTGATTTATTTTCAAGTATAGAAAGTATTTACGAAGAAATTAAAAATAAATGATATGGCAGCACCAGCAGAGAAAGTAAACATTGTCACAGCAATAGTATATGACTTTGAAACAGGAGGTACAGATTGTACAAGATGTGCGGCAACTCAAATTTCGCTTCATGCAGTTCGTCTTGACACATTTGAGGTAATGGAAAAATACTCATCCTACATTTATCCATACAATAAAAAAGCTGATATCGGAAAGCCGAAACGAAAGGTATTGAAAAACAAGTATGATAATGACGATTCGGAATTGATGGATTATGAAGATGTTGCATTGAAATATTCACATATAACAATGGATATCCTATACAGTATGGGGAAACCATTGGAAAATGTTTGTCAAGAGATTTGTGATTTTATAAAACGGAATACATTTTCTGTGGCGGCAAGTAATAAACCAATTATGGTAGGGCAAAATCCATTATTCGATAAAAAGTTCATGCAGCAGATTATGCTGTATTCCGGGCTTTGGAATGATTTCTGTAAATTGGTTCGGGGAGAAAAGGATTTTTGGGGAAATTTCCAGCCGGCACAACTTGATACTATCATTTTATCGCAGCTAACTTTTGATAATGACAAAAGCATTACAACATGGAGGCTGGAGTCAATGGCAGAACGATTTGGTATTGATTTGGAAGATGCACATGACGCTGATGCCGATGTAACAGCGACAAGGGAGATTTTGAGGATTGTTACATCCCGGATGCGTGAACAAAGTACTGGAGGTAATGCTATTGGTAGTTTGGCTACTGAAAAGCAAGAAAAATTGAGAGACCATTTTAAAATTTAAAACTATTGTAATATGAAGCATAAATTTCAATTTGACAAAAAAACTGGAACTATGGTTCCAATGACAAGTACAGCTGTTGAAGAGATTAAGGTAAACGAACAAGATAGTGTGCAACAGTTCCAATCTGACATGCAGACTAAAAAGCCAATGTTTGCAGAGGGCAAAAGTATTGCAGTGAAGACTGGTGTTATTAATACTCAACAAAATCAGATTGTAAAAATGCAACGGGTTGACGCTCCAACACCGATTCAATTGATAAATGAAAATGGAATCCCTGAAGCCTATCTTGATTCAGTAACTACAGGAGTGATGATGTTTCGTGAGCTTCAGGATTATGATATTTGTCAGATTACAGATGAAAAAACTGGTAAGGTACTTGCGTATATTGGCGGCTATGCGCTTCAAATAAATTTTAATATGGCAGAATTGAATACTATAGAGCGAATAGACCAGTGTTTACAAGGAATGGTGAAGCTGTTCAGACATAAAATAATGAATCAAGCCGTTAATAATAAGTCTTCTGGTGATTGATTTTTGGACTTTGTTTGTGAGTATTCTATTATCTATAAAAGATATATTCTTGTTAAAATTATATTGGAAATGAAAGATAATAAACTCACGGACTTGGAAGAAAAGTTCTGTTTAGTATTTTCCTGTGGGCCATCGCCATATAACGGAAATGCTAATAAAACGTATGACTTGGTTTTCAATGGTTCTACTGGTATGCTTAAAGACCCATTGAAGGACAGTTCAAAAAGGGATGTGGAAATAGCTCTTGCTGCAAGAAAATTGATGTTGCGTGATGATATAAGAGACCGCATTGACCAGATTCAAAGTGAAAGTGTGGTCAATGCGGCTACTCTTAGACCACGATTGACCGAAACATTATTGAAAATAGCCGATGAATGCTCTACTTTGATGTGTGCGGATAAGTTTGGAACCCCATTATCACCCGCCGCTTTGCGCTCTGTAGCTGTCAATGCTATCAGTAAATTAACTGATATGTATGGAATCAAGGAGGATATTGCACACAAGGTGATGCTTGAGGGCACTAATGGTGATGGCATTGTGTTTAATTTGGTCATGCCAGAATCAAACAAGGGGAATGAACTTGGTGAAGTAATTGAATAACAATAGTAATTATATAAGATTTTTTAATTATGAACTCATTAATGGTTGGTGATAAAATTACTATTCGATATTCAAAACAGCTTGATAAAAGTGGCAATAATATCTTGACTAATAAAACTGGCATTATTACAAAACTGATGAAAATTGGTAAAAACATAGTTGGCGTATACGCTGATGTGAAGGTTATGCGCCGCATGAGGAATTATTACGTGCCAGTCTGCTCTATTGAAGGTCCTGATGAAATTGATAAGACGAGAACATTAAGCATTTTAAAATCAACAATATTGTAAGATAAAATGGAAGTAGATTTAGCAAATGTAATAAGCGCATGCGGTACAGTGGTTGCTGCTTATTTAGCTTACAATCAGTACACAAAGAATAAAATTACAGACTTGAAGGTGGAGTATTTCAAAAAAGAGGAAGAACGTAAGTCATATAAAAGAAGTGAGAATACAGCGAAGGTGTTTGGTGAATTATGGAGAATTTTATATGAATTAAAAGCTGACCGTGTATATATTGTGCAACCACATCCCCTTGGACATGTGGCATTTCTTTCAATTCAGTTTGAAGTGAAACGAAAAGGGGTGTCAGGTATGCTGGACTCTATACAAACCCTTCCAATGAGTGAAGTAGCAAATTTTTCCAAAGTATTGGCTGAAAATTTATTTTTGTTTTATACAGATATAGACAATGAAGTAAAAGATAAAGTAGCAAAATCACTACTATCTGTTAATGGATGTAAGGCTGTGGCCATTAAACGATTAAACAGTTCTTCTGATTGGGTAGGAAACATTTTTTGTGAATTTACTGATGGTCAATATCCAGATAAAGAAACTATTCATCGTGCACTTCATGAAGCAGCTATTAATATACAGTACATTCTTCCTGAAGTAAGAGAACGCAAGATCTAATCAGTATAAATGAACATGTTAATTTAAAAACGAATTATATTATGAACACATTGAAAAAAGGTAGTCGTGGAAATGATGTCAAAACACTGCAAAAAGCATTGAATTTGATTGTTGATGGCATTTTTGGTAATTTGACTGACGAGGCTGTTAGAGAGTTTCAAAAATTTAATGGTCTGAAAGTTGATGGAATTGTCGGTAATAACACTTGGGCAAAACTTGGCATCAAAGATAATGCGGAAATAAAAAAGAGTATTCGTAATATTAAAGAAATAATCATACATTGCTCTGATACCCCAGAAGGTAAGGATTTCACTGTTGATGATATCCGTAAGTGGCATTTAGCTCGAAATTTTAGTGATATAGGTTATCATTATGTAATTTATAGGGATGGCTCTGTTCATGAAGGGAGAGATGTCAATATCTCAGGTGCCCATTGCACGAATCATAATTCTATTAGTATTGGCGTTTGTTATATTGGTGGTCGTGCTGCGGTAGGAACCACACCGAAGGATACCCGTACTGAAGCACAGAAGAAATCGCTTATTGATTTGCTGAAGAAATTGAAAAAACTCTACCCTAATGCCACAATTCATGGTCATTGTGAATTTGCTGTAAAAGCTTGTCCGAGTTTTGATGCTAAACGAGAATATGCTAATATTTAAAAGGTAATTATGTTGAAGATATTGCTTAAAAAGTTTTGGCCATATATCGTTATTGGTATATTGAGTATGGCACTGTGGGGGAGTCTGCAAAGGTCTGTTACATGGCACAAACAGGCAGATATGCTTGAAACTACTATCAGTAATTTGAATCAGCAAATCAAGTTTACTGAAATACGATTGAATGATTCGATAAAGGTATATCAAGCGGAAGTAAAAAGTCTGAATGTCACACAAGATAATTTGAAGGCAAAATATGACAAATTACTTAATGCCTCGAAGTTAAAACCTAAAGATGTCAGTAAAGTTACTGAAGTTGAATCAATAATACATGATATTGATACAGTGCCGGCTGTTGTGGATTCATTTGGAGGTATCAATGCGAAACTTGAAGATAGGTTTGTGAAGATAGATGTTGAAGTATTGCCGAACAAAAACACTATTATAGATTATGAAATACGTGATAGCCTGACAATAGTTAATGTGCAGAAGAGGCGATCTATACTTTGGGGGCTGATCAAGTGGAAGAGGCCAAAGGGTATTCGTGTGATTAATCATAATCCCAAAGCCACAATCGTTAGTTTACAAACAATAGATGTTATCGAATAATGGGAAAGAAATTCATAAAGCCAATAACACCTGAAAAGCTAAAACAGTTTGGTAAAGGTTCTACGGATAACTTGAAAAAGGTAAAAGGATTGTAGGAAAACTTTTTGTTCATAATCGTAAAGATGTTGAAATGATGCCGTTCTGCTGTGAAGTAGGGCGGCATTTTTGTTTTTTAATACGGATTAGTTTCTCTTTTGGAGATTTGTATTATTTAACAATGTCGTTTTTTTCTTCTGTAAATCAAATAATTGACTAATAATGTATTCCATAAATCAACAGGAGGATATGCTGGAGGGCAAATGTTTTTATCAGTAAGAACTATTACTATAAGAGACCTAATTGATGAGAAGCAGTGTTGTATAAATTAATAATATATGGCACGATTAGAAAAGCCAAGAGGGTTGAATATTACCTTTAAACCTTCTGAAAGACAGTATGAATTATGGAATGCGTTACAACCTAACCATTGCGACAAATGCGGTGGTAAACTCATTATGAAGCCTAATGGCTTTGATAAGAACGGACATCAGATTTACCAAGCTACTTGTGAAAAATGCGGCAATACCGATATTCCGGAACAAGTTTTGGGTGGTGGTTCCGCCGGTGGTGGAAAGATGGGACTTCTTGATTCAAATGTATGTACACCGTTCGGATTCAGAAAGTTACAAGAATTAAAAGTCGGTTCTATAATCACAAATCCAAAAACGGGGGGTATGCAGAAGGTTATAGCATTACATCCAATTGAAACACACCCTTTTTATCGTATTCATTTTGTTGATAGAACATATTTTGATTGTTCCGAAGGACATTTATGGGTATGTCATGAAAGTAGAAAAAAACTGAAACGTGCCAAATACAATGATATATCTACTGACAAAGTATGGCAAACTAAAGATATGTTTGAATGGTATCGTCGAAAAAAAGAAGGAATGTATAAGGGAATGAATTTGATAATACCATTAACGGACCCTGTAAGATTCACAACAGGCTGTCATAAGCCAGAAATAGATCCATATGTATTGGGTGCTTTAATTGGAGATGGGTGTATTACTAATTCTGTTTTGGAGAATGGATATGTAGAGTTTATAAATGAAGATGATGAAATAGCAGACAGATTCAAAAAGGCTGGTTATAATATGGATAATTACGGTCATAAGTCAAAAGATTCAAATGTCAAATATTACTATATCCACAATGATAAATTGATTGCAAGTTTAAAAAAACTTGGCATAGCAGGAAATAACTCATTAAATCATTTTATTCCCAAATATTATCAAATGGCATCTATTGAAGATAGGATAAATTTGATGCAGGGACTTATAGATACAGATGGATATGTGGATGATAGAGGGCACATTATTTACACAACCATCAGTCAACAGTTAGCTGAAGATGTTGCTTTTATTGTAAGATCATTAGGTGGCGTAGCTACAATTACAAAGGGGGAAGCTGGATATAGACATCCGAAATCAGGTGAATATATTAGATGCAATGATGCTTACAGTATTCAGATTCGCACAAAGATGAATCCTGATTTGTGCGGAATAAGAAGAAAAAAAGATCGTGCAAAATACGAATTTAATGGCGGAGCAAGCGAGCTTGGCAAGCGTATTTTAGATATTGAGTATATCGGCAAAAAGGAAGGGCGTTGCATAACTGTAGATGACCCATCTGGATTGTATGTAGTTGACAATTTTACGGTTACTCACAACTCATACATCGGTTGCTGTTGGCTTACTCTCAGTTGTATGCAATTTGAAGGAATCCGTATGGTTGTTGCCCGTAAGGTTCGTAAAACGCTTTTGGAAACAACTTGGAACACTTTAAAGGATGTGTTGAGAGCTTGGGGGTTAAAGCAAGACATACATTATCATATCAATAACTTGGTATATTCCATTACATTTTGGAATGGGTCTGAGATTATCGCAATGGATTTGACGCCCAGTCCTGGCGACCCGGATTTCAACTCCCTTGGTTCTTTAGAGATTACAGGTGGATTTATTGATGAGGTATCGGAAGTTTCAGAAAAAGCGGTTGAGGTATTAGCTTCACGTATTCGTTATAAAATAGCAGAGACATTTGTGGTTGGCAAACTATTCATGTCAACGAATCCATGTCTAACTTGGGTCCGGTCAACTTTCGTTATGAATGACGACGGGGAGCCAGTAGAGTTGCCTAAAGGTTATCGTTATATCCCTTTCAGTTTGTTCGATAATCCCAATGAACAATTCCGAGCAATCTACTACAACAAATTGAGCAAACTCCGTAACAAGGCAGACCGTGACCGTCTGTTGTATGGGAACTGGTTATTTACTACCAGCAACAAGATGGCTGCTTACTGGAACTTTGATGGAGACAAGCATCTTGTGCATAATCTAAAAGAGCAAGTGTATGACCCGATGAGGCCGCTTATTCTCAGCTTTGACTTCAACGTAAATCCATACATGAGCTGTTTGCCTATACAGATAGATTTTGATAATAAGGTAGTTAACATTTTCCCAGAATATGTAGGCTATCCAAAAGACAAGAGGAACAATACTCCGGCATTCACTAAGTATATCTCATCACAATTAGTAGCTGAAGGGCATGTAGGCGGTGTACTGCTTACCGGGGATCCAGCTGGATTAGCTCGTTCTACCCAGACTGAAGAGGGAGTAAACAATTTCACAATAGCCAACAAGAACCTGACGAATACGGTATTGAAGCCAAAGGTACAGTTATTGAGCAAACAGCCGGCAATGATTACCAGACTGGAATTTGCCAATGAAATGTTCGCAGGGTATAATGGGTGGAAAATTAGGATAGATGCCCGTTGTCATAGATTGATAGAGGATTTCGTGTACCAAAAGAAAAACCCAGACGGAACCAAGGAGAAGAAGAAAGTATTGAATGATAGCGGAGACCGTGTAGAGCGATATGGGCACTTCTCAGACTGTTTTGACTATGCTTTGATATATTACTTGTCCAAAGAGTATTCAAGCTATCGCACAGCCACTGTAGATATTGTGACTACTATTGATATGGGGGAAACTGTTTATGGTGACTTTGACTATTAATAATAAACTAAGAATACAATGGCATATTTACGCTTTCTTACAGATAAGGATTATTGCTCTATCGCGACAGAAGAGCATATGAAGCAAATTATTAGGGATGTTCCTGAACGAATACCACAAGCCGAACAAAGAGCTGAGATGCAACTACTGGAATATCTTGACCAGTATTATGAAATAGAAAAAGTTTTGGCGGTAGGTAAAAATATCCGTGAATATAACGTTTTTGTGTCTTATCCGGGACAGGTATGGATTAAGAAAGACGGTGAGATATTTAAGACATTGACTTGTATCAATGGCTTGAAACGTCCAACGAAAATAGAATATTGGAAACAAATCATTGATTTTATCGACCCATTACTTATCGACAAAGCAAAGAAATATTCCCAGTTGAGAATGTATTCTAAAGGAGAGGTTGTTCGCTTTGGTACCGAGTATTGGCAGTGTGTGACGCCTCATGGATATGAAGCAGGGGAGATCCACATGCCTGGCGCAAGTGTATGGAAAGAGGTTGAGACAATGGTTTGGGAACCTAATCTTGATTGGGAAAAGGATATGGTTTGTTCTTTCAATGAACGATTCTATCAGTATTTGGGAGAATCAAAAACAGATGATAGTGATTTGGAGAGAGGTCCTGATGATGTTTCAGACTCGGAATTTATATTGACACCGGAAGAGGATAATAAGTGGGGGTTAATTGGAGATTACTCTGAAGAATTAGAATATGCGTATGCTGAAGGTGTACATGATTATGTGGTAGCAGAGGGAACAGTTTTTTATCCGGTGATGAATCCAAATCCTGATGAATTGGTGGAAGGCAAGAATATAACAAGGGATGATCCGAGAAACATCAACATAGTGGCTCACATGAGCCGGATAGCACTGTATCATCTGCATTCAATAATATCACCGACTAATATTTCAGAAACTCGTAGATGGGCATATGAAGATTCGATAGCATGGTTATACAATGCTTCCAAGTTTAAGATTAATCCGCAGCTTCCAAGAAAGCGAGAGAAAGATTCTTGCTTACCTAAAGTTGATTGGGCCTGTGAGACATTTCATAGGGATTTTGACCCATACGAAAATGCTTGGTTGATATAAATCAGATATTTTTCTTTCTTGTCTGTTAAAAATGGGGCGACATTAAATCAGAAATGATGATGTTGCCTCTATTTTTATGTTGATTTAATGGAATGATAGGTTTAAAATGTAAATTTGATATAGATAATCGTGCTTAAAATTCAAATTTTATATGTATATTTGCAAGTGAAAATGCGATGTTTTATTGCAAATTGTGCATAAAATGTGACATGAGCCTAAATATAAGATGAAATAACTTGCTGATTTTCAGTCGTAAACATAAGCGGAGGAAGAAATTCCCTGTCTCTCCGCTGGAAAGAATTGCAAAACAAAGAAAATCCCTGTAAATTAATACTTTACGGGGATTTTTTGTTTTTGGTGCATAGCAAAAATAAGCATATCAAAGCATTCTTTCGGTGTACTATTCGGTGTACCTGTTTGCCTTCAATGTCAGGTACACCTATTAAGTAAATAATTCATTGTATAAACCGCAAAACGAAATGAGATGATATTTCAAATCATTTTGCGGTAGGATTACATTTATTAGCACAAATCGAAATGCGATAATTACTCTATTTCTTGTGATTTTTAAATTGTATC